CCTTGGAGGCACCGTTACCTGAAGTAGCCCGTTAGTGAACTGTGCGCTAATGTTGGTTAAGTCCAAATTGGCGTCATGGTTCACATACGTCTTTTCAAAGGATCGCCGTGCAATGCGTCGAGAAGGCTGGTTGCCCTCCTCTTCACTATCGCCGTCACCGGTGGTTGCGCGAACAGTGATGCTGTTCTTGTCGGGCTGGACTTCGATAGAAATTTCTTCCTTCGAAAATCCTGCAAGCGCAAACTCCATTTGAGTGTTGCCTTGTCCGTCTGTGAAAATATCCGCAACCGGATAGCCCTGAATTGTTCTTCGATGAAGAGTGGGAACGTCCCAATCTCCAAAGAAGTCATTAAACAGTGATTGCCCAAGCAAGTTGGGTAGTGCAACTCGACGGTTGCCTCTTACTAGATCATTCATTTTATCATTCTCCTTTAGCAATGTTATTTGAATGCATGTCCCTTATTGGCGACATGATGAACATAATGTTCATACCCACTAATATAACCGCTTTTGCGGTTGTTGTCAAGGGTTTTTTTGACTTTTTATTCTTTTTCTTCTCGCACAACGCAAACCACTTCTGATTCGGTTTCAATCCAAACACGCGCTCCGCACGAAAGGGGCTTGTCTGGAGAATACACAACTTTGCACGGACCATCAATGATCGCCTCATGGCAATAGTCGTTGGACTTATATGTCTTTACTGTGATTACTGGCTCACGGTTGCCTGTTTTATTGTTGGATCGAATCTTATGCTGATTGACGTGGATTTTCCGCTTCATCGGAAAACTCCTTTACTGCATCTGCAACATCGGCAAGCGTGACTGCTCTTGTGCGTCGGTTCTGCTCTCGCATCAACCGGTTGTACCGCTTGCGCTCATACTTGACCATATAAAGATCTTCGATACCAAGTGCTTGAAGGCGACGAAGAGAGTTCTTTGTAACCTTCTCCGAGTCTGCCTTAGTAAGAATCTTCTCATCTGCAACGAGATAATCCTCACCTTTCGCACGATTACCATACCGCAAGTTAATCTTGCTAACGTAATACTTCATTTACTATTCCTGTTCCTTCTTGTTTGACAACTTTTCTAACAATGAGCCATCTACCCATTCTTTCACTGGGTGATGATACCCCTCTGGAGCCGACCAAAGAATGAAAAATTTTTTCGAACGAAAATCTCCATTCTCTTGCGCCGCGAGGACCACGCCGGGTCCGTGCTCGCTGTCGGAGTATAAATAGGGTACGGTTACCAAATCACCCACTTTAATCACTTGATTGCCGCTTTTTTTCTATATAAGCAAGGCGACCATAATATTCTACAAAAACACCGGTGATGACTCCAAGCACATACGCCGGCAACATAATCGCAATCACATAACTCACTGGGTCACCAACTTGACGTGGTGCAGCCATGAAGTATGCTTTTCACCGTTCGCCCACAAGTCAGCAACTTGACGTGGCTGTTTTGGAAGGTGCGCCGGAGTACCCGGTGTAATTACATCCAGAGCAGCCACATCGGCTGGGTTGTCATGACAGCCCAAATAAATACCAACCAAAGTCTCATTGCCATAGCCGGTAGGGAAGCGAACTAAGTCACCTACCTCTACGCCATGTTTCATAACTTTCATCGTTCCTCCCAGAGTCGCCACCCTCCCTGAGACAGACCACCATTAGCAAGCACACGCTGCTTCTTGTGAGAGGCGAAAACCTCGGTACCGTTTGGAAGCCGAAGCAGATACTGAGAGCCACGGATGTGCTCTACAACCAGCGCACCCTCAAACCCTTCTTGGGTGATGAGTTTGCCGACAAGAGCCTGTCGCTCGCGAGCGAACTGGGCTCTCTGTTCTGCGGTGAGGCGCTGCCGCCCACCAGTCCTACGTCGTCGTCTTTCCATGTATTCCTCCTTCGGAATCTATCTCTCTGTCCACTCGGTACATTAGTAATGTAACATAGCCGGCTTTCATTGTCAAGCAGTTTTTTGAAATTATTTGCCCTTGCTGACTAAAATTATATTTCTTCGCAGAATGTTTCCAACCTTCCCGTCGGGATGCAGCACTTTCGCACAACTATAATATTCACCTTCCTCTTCACCATCTACGATGTGCCACTTAATAAATACCGAGGGTGGCTGCTGTGGCTCCATAGTATTTATATCATACTCCTCTTCGTCGTAATAGTCGTAGCGTTCGTAATATGGAAAAGAAGGCAAGGAATACAACCCTGAGTCTCTAACCAAGTCACCACTTTTCATTTTGAATCAACCTCGCAAGTGATCTGAGCATGCTCCATGCTCTTGTCTTTAACTACATAAATCTTTTTGCCGACGGCGATCTCACATGGAATCGCAGAGTTTTGTATTACTGCCATCGCTGGACCGCCGTTGACTGCTGGATTAAGATTAAACTCAACTGTCGAAAGAACATCATCATGAGAAATAATGACCCCAATCAATACAAACGTCTCAAGAGCCACTGATGACCTCCATTAAGGACTCGGCAATATCATACATCCTGCCCACTTTGGGGTAGTAAACCGTTATGCAGGGATGACTTGGGTTGCCTGCCATTTGCTTTGACAAGATGATGCCATGCCCAAGTTCTCTGCGCTGTCTCAGCGCAGGGGCAAGTCGGGCTGATCCTCGCTCGGGGATCTTTCTTATGACCAGATTACCGACCTGCACTAACCAACTCCAATAGGTTTTCTTGAATCGAACTTATTCTACCGTCAGCCCATCTGACTATAGGAAACGTCAAAGGATTAGTATCCTTATCGAAAGTATGCCATCTTAAAAAGATGCCAATCTCTCCACTCTCTGAGTTTTTATTTCTTACCAAATCACCCGGCTTCATGCTGCATACCCAACCAGTTCAATGCTGCTCCACAGCACCCACTCTTTGGTACCGGGTCCAAACAAGGACTCGCCTTGCGTTGTCCACAAGACATGATACTGTGGCTGGGCAAGTCCGATCTCTGCGACTTCAATTATAATTCCCAACTGCTCTGTCAAGAAGTGTTGGACCAAATCACCGACTTGCACTTACAACCCCCACAAGATGTGACTCAATCCAAGTTGTATGTCCGTCGGACCACAACACAACTGGATGGTTCGTTCCTTGATTGTTGTTAGGCCACTTGTTATCTGTCCAATCGACAATTAGACCAAGCAGACCCCGTTTAGACTTAAGGTTTTTTACAACATCACCGACTTTCATTGACCAACTCCAGTGCCTCTGTTCGGACCCATTGTTTTGTATTGTTGTGGCTAAACAACACCTCAACCCAATCTAAGGATGCTTCCCAGTCCAACATGAGAACTGGGATGTGTTCGCCACTTCGCGACTCGTACATTGCCAAGGATCCCTTTCTCCAACGAGAGTGAAGGGGGCATTTAATAAGTGGTGTCGTGGTGTATTTCATGCAGCCGCCAAGAGTTGTTGTTGCGCCTCTTGAGGGATCAGCCACATGTGAGCCTCCTCGTCATCATCGCGAACAAACTTAAGACCAGCGCTGTGTCCTTGTGCCTGCCATTCTCGCAACCAGCGAAACGCATCATCATTGCTTCGGGTCATCTCCCAAAACACACCATTAATGAACAATAAATAAGTCACTTCTTTCCCTCACATATATAATATAGCACGTTATGCGCCCATATGCAAGAAAAAGCCGGACAAAATATGTCCGATCATGAAAATAATTTACTCCTCGATCTCCCACCACCGCTCGGGATCGAGACGGCGAAGCAACTCATGAATAGCATCGGTAGCAAGACCATTGCGAATATCGTTGAACTGCATTTCTGCCAATGCTTCTTCCAGAGATTCGACCAGAGCGGGAACCTCTTGTTCGGTAATAGTGACAAGGTGTTTAAGATGGTTCATGTTTACCTCGCAAACATTGCAGTGTTAATGTGAATGATGGGAACCATCGTGACAAGAATGATAATTGCAATACCCATTAGTTCCCCCTCAATACATATATAATATAGCATAGAGGTTCTAATCACACAAGGTCAATAAGTGTCCGCTTTATAAATCACTGCTCCTCTTCAACTTCAATCCGAATAACATTGCCGTCACGCAGCGTGTGAATGAGCCTTGCCATCACCACTTCGACCTGATTGATGCGCTGCTCGATCTCTGTGAACTTCTCAAGCAACCGCTCCTCAAGCATGGAAGGGCGAAACTCCTCGCCGTTTACATACACCACGTTGTCGCCAGTGCTCGTTGTCATATCGTTACTACTCATTTTAGTACTCCTCTTCTTTTGGTTTTGGTGGCGTGCCACCTTCTTCTAAATTAATAATTTCCCATTGCGGGTTCGCGTTCTCTAATACTTCCAGAACTCTCTTGCGAGTGTAGCCTTGCGCTTCGATTAGCCGCGTCTTGACCTCGCCCATTTCGCGGAAGGTGACTGTCCAGTACATTATCGAATCCTCTCCCAAACCCACACGCCAGCACACCAAAGCAGCACGCCGGGTGTGCCAAGCCAATTGTTCATAATCAGCAAACCCGCAAATGCCAATGACGCATCTTTAATTACTTTTGCTCTTTCCCATGAATACATTGTGCCCTCCCTTTTGATATTAAATCCACCTTGTCCCAGCGACCATGCGTGTCCAAAGTTATATTTTTTATTCTACCATCCATCAACCTTACTTTTAAAACAGTGGCGAAATCATATGAATCTGTGAGTATGTCAATGATGATACCTATGGGATGATAATCATACACACCAAAGGCTCCATCCCCATCACCAAACACATCGGACCCCATAGAGACACGAACCAAGTCGCCACGCTCAAAAACAACCACAGTTGCCGCCCGTGAGAGCGTGGACACCCCCAGCCCAGAACTGCCAAGTCAACGTCCAGTACATCATAAATGCAGCGTAAGCCCCAACCTGTGCGATTGGCATGTATCTATATTTCCATAGAATATAAGTGCCGCCGGCGACCAGCGCCGTCTTTGTCATCACAAATGGGATCACGCCCCATCGAAGGGCAGTGTCCATGAGAAGATTAACCTCCTCAATGCCGCCAAAAGAAATCAAGGCAACAGAAGCACAGGCATCCACCACGTTGAATATCAACGTGAACCAAAGCAGAAGTTTAATAAACTTCTCGCTCACTCTTCCCCCGGCTCTTCTTCATCGCCCTCTTGTTCAGCCATCTGACCTAAAATATCAGCGTAACTTTCCATAGCCTGTACGCTAACCTCCAAAGCATCTGCAAGAATACCCATCATCTTGTTGACGTTTGCATCGCTTGGCAACGTGACCTTGTAGGCATTTAGCAGTTTTTCAAATGCTTCATTCTGTGCTGCCTGCTCTTGAACACGACGGTTGTGAAGTTCACGATCATGCTCTTCTTGTTTAGCCTCAACCTTACGTCGATACTCTTCCAGTTCATCTAATCGCTTTTTCATACTCTCAAAGTCGATTACGTTGTCATCGTTCATGTGTCCTCTCCTGTGGTACAATTGTTAATTTTAGACTGGCTGACTGGGGAAATGCACCTCATGGTTGCCTTTGACCAACACCACGATCTGCAATGCTTCGGGTTGGATAATCTCTTCAACCTTTTCCTGCATCGCAAGCCCACCATGTGGTCCCATCATCGTGCGTCTTTCCATATCACCCTGCTGGTTTTGCAGAATTGCGGTCCACATCATTGTCATTTTCTTGTTCCTTCTTTAGTAAAGAATAAAGTTCTAAATCTTTGGCGTAATAATCAAGCACAACCCTTAGCGAGTCTTTGGTCAACTCATTGTGATAGTCTGCAATGCTTGAGGTGCCGACATTTTCACGACCAATCTGCAAACCCGGCAAGAACTCAGTGATCTCTTCAGCCTTTTCAATTCGGAACAGGGCATCCACTGCCAGTTCGCCACTCTCATCCGTAATCCATGAAACCTGCGGCTCCAACAGATGGTACGGACAATCAGAGTGCTCGCACCCAGTCTGACCATGTACCGTCGCTTCGTTAATCCAGTCATGAAAGTTTAAACTTAAAAACTTGTCAACCTCTTCAGGGGTCGTCCAGTGGTAACAATTATCGCGTTTTTGAGGTTCTATACGCTCCTCGGCGGTGCCGAGTTGCGCGGAAGCACAAGCCTTCCCATACTTCGCTAGTGACTGATTAAACTGCTCCGTTGTCACAGCCGCCGCAGCACTCCCAAGCGGATCCCAACAATATCTGCCCTTTTCTGGGTGGACGCCATCGAACCAACCGGGCATCTCAGTGATAGCCTTCATCGTTTTTTGACGATACTTCAACCACGACACTGCTCGATAAATAGGATTTCGCATAACACTAAATTTAATTAAACTATTGGTCTGCTCCTCACCGAACCTCTGTGTATACCAGTTGTTGATCTCGGTAACGCTTTCATGCTTGCGCCACGTTCTAACCTCTCCGTCATAACCCTCGCCGTCTTGTTGTTCAACCACATACTCTTCCAAAGCGTTGGTCAAACTCGTCCCGCCGCACTTTGGAATATGCACAAATGCAATTTTATCTAAATATACTGGCACTATTTGCCTCCTTTTTTCTGCTGTTCCTGACTGAAATTGCGACGATTACTATTCCCAGCGCCGTCCCGGCACCCCACGTTGTAAGCAACTCAGCCCTTGTTTTTAGTTTCTTCATGAATCCACCCATGCAAGTCTTCATCATACGCTCCTGTGAGTGGTTGTGTCATTAGATCGAGTTCGAACGGGTCCACGCTTTGGACTTCGCTTCGGGCAGTCTCAGTCTTTGCATCAAAAAACGGACTGCCATAGGCAGCATAGCCGCTGCCAACGCCGGGATGTGTGTCCCGCACTGGTGTTCTCTTTGGTGTCGCAAATCCTGTTGCATCGGTCTTAATCTTGATAGCCTCTTGAAGTTGATCCAGCGAATATTGCTCTGCAAGCGTCTCTGCAATATCGAGTTGTGTCTTTTTATTCATTATACCCTCTCTCTCCTTTTGTGTTAATACTTTTTTACTTATGTGATGCAGTACGCCGGGTGACAGATCGCATCGATCATATATTTTTATCTCTCGCCAGTGGAACACACCGGCAATTCTAAATGCATAAGCAATCCACTCACTGCAATACCATTTTTCACGTCGCTTTATCGAAAACGGCAAAAACTGTGATGCGATCATCCCAACCCAATCATAGCCGCAGCCTTTTGTGTCATCAAAGAAGTTAAGTATAACCCGCAATTGCGAATTTGTTATGGTAAATTCAAGAAAATCCCACTTTTCTGGATCGTAACTTGTTTTTTCTCTTGCCGCGACTCGCGAAGATAACATGGGGCTAATACTCACCCATGTCTTATCGTCTGGCAGCACTAACTCCGCATGCGAGTACTCGCTCTTTGTCCACCACCTAATTGTTTTATTTCGCCAGTCGCCCTGCCCTTTGTAAAAGGCAATTTTAACTTTCGCCTCCTGCTGCACCTTCATCTTCTTTGTCCCTGCACACTCCTGCTTCAATTAATCGCATGGCTGTTCGACCGAACCAACCCTGCAACTGCCACGCCAGCCCAGTATCAATTAACTGCTGCCACGCTTCAGTAACCTGCTCTTCGCTTTCTGCTTCAATAAATCCTTCTGCAATGCCTATTGCCTGATGATTTGTCACAATTACACCTCCACCAAAACGGCGCAAATATTATTAGAAAGCAGCCGCTTCAATTCTGCAACAGCATCAGCACGCCGTTGAAATTTAAAAGTTGTCCAAGCGCTTTCGTATTGAGCGCGGACTTCATATTGGTGGTGTTTGGACTTCTCGTCATAACCCCACTTATCCATATGGCTTTTACAATACTGCCGCCACTCCTCAAGATGGTAATCATTCTTCTCGTCCCACGATCCGAACAGTGCATCCATTTTAACGGCGTTCTTCCACAAACCCTGCTCTGCCTCGACAGAGTAGCAGTCTGCTAGTTTATTCTTGTCATACTTATATGTGTGCATCAATCACCTTATACTCCTACCCAATATAACAGGTTAAGAGTAAATTGTCAAGCGTTAATTTAAAAAAGTTTTAGGCTTCATACGAAGCAGAAGGAAGCGTTGCTTCCAATGCCTGCTCCATAATAGCAATAGTCTGATGCTCATAACTACTGGAAGCCGTGAGGCGCATCTGCTCAAGTTCGTCCATGCCCTCGGCATATGCCAACGCGGACACAAGGCTGTGCCCAAACTGCGCTGCCTGCACGCATGCATGCTCAAGCGGGGTCAAATCCTTAAGTACTTCTTCTTGTTTGCTCATCACCACATCATCTCCTGTTTGTAACTAGGGAACAATTATTTCTTTACCAATAATATAACTGCATTTAGCGATGGTGTCAAGCAATTTTTTTATTTTTTATTCGACGGGGCGAATATAAACCGGGCGCATCAGAGTTGGTCCGTCGTCCGAATCAATCTCAAAATAATACTCACCAGTAATATACGCGGGAGTTGCCGGCGCTTCTTGGGACTGTTGCGTCCAATAACTTCCATCAATCATGACAAACGGCACACGCGCTGTCAACTCTGGATTAACCGCTGCTTGAGCGGTGGTGGCTTCGCGGCTAGCCATGTGTGCTGGAGCGCACGAACTCAGCATCAACGATACCACGACTGCAAATACTTTCAACATATCCAATTCCCTCCTTTGGGTACGACTATAAATAGCAACTGGCGCACAAAACGCCAGTTTTATCTATTCATAACAGTCCAGTAATCATAACTCCAAATATTATACCAATGCTGCTCATCCGTGTTCATCTCATCGCTCTCTTCCAACTCCGTAGACCACTGAATTCGCAGTTGTTTTAGCGCAGGAGCATCACCACGATTTAAAACTGGGTCCACTCTAGTTTCCAACACAAGTCCATAGTATTTCTTTCTTGCTCCCGGTCTTGAATACTCCACAAGGTCACCGGCTCGGATTGTGTTTAGAAAGTGTTTCTGTAGTTCGCGCTGTTTGACATACCACTCTATTTCCTCGGGTGAGGACGCCTTGAGGCGCGATGGTATTCGCCCATATGGTCCGAACTTGTCATGTGCCATTTTTGACCTCGCTGACTAGAACCAATTCGGTGCTGAACATCCACACCGGTCTGTTCGATTCAGTCGATGGATCTCCGCTCTGCCATAACACCAAATAGATTGGCTTGTAAAGCAAATATTCAGGAATCTCTTCTATATCCCACAGATCATGATTAGGTGTGAACTCATATGGGACATTTGTTTGCCGCTCATGAAACAAATCAACAACATCACCGTTGTTAGATCTTGTCTCGACAATGAGCCCAACACCTACATCCAATTCAATATCATCTTTTAACCGGACAAGATCCCCAACATTAATTTTTATCTTTTGATCTGTCACGGCGCACCCCCACAAACTATGCCTCACCTACATCATCTGTAATAATTATAGATGCCAGCAGTTCTTCTTCAGTTGGCTGCAAGACTTCCGCTAAGTTTTTTAAAAATTGTCCAGTCTGACTCTCTGCTTGTTGTAGATCATCAAGCAATGAAAACGCCATCGCGGCTTCATCGGCAACTCGATCATTCTCTTTAATGAGGTCGGCATTCGCGGCTTTTAATTCTTCGACCTGCACCTTCAACTGAGCGATCATGTCGTCCTTTCGAAAGAACTCTTTCTTCGCCCTCATCAATCCTTTGGTATAGGTCACCTTCAGAACAGACATACCTTTTAATAACTTCTGCACTGTCTCCGAGTTGAGATATTTCATAATTCCACTCCCATGTCACCGCCCGCTCTGTCTTGCCGCTTCCAATCGGAAACCGGCTGGTGATGACAAACAACGCGCCATGATAAAACTCTGATCTGATCAGTGACCCGACTTGATACTTTGGTTTGCTTAACTTCACTACTTCTCCCGTGTCTAGTAGTCTTGGATTGAATCATTTTCTTTGTCATAATAGGCAAATGGAATATCTGGATACTTATCCTTCATCCACTTAATCTCAAAACGTGGGGGTTGCTTAAGGTAAACAACCTTTTGAACGTGCTTGAAGGGAATAGTGGTGCCCAAAGCATCCACTTGAGGATCGATGCCACTTCCAGAGCCAGCAGCAGAGTCTCGCATGGTCACCCGAATCTCCGCTTCATTTGGCGCTGTTGGGTGCTGGACCGACCTAAACTCATAATTGCCGTCAGCAGCCAAGCCCGGTCCTTCAAGGACCAGCACCAGATTTCCAAAGTTGCCACCTTTGACAACATCAAAATCTGTGGTAAGGGAGACGCCTTCTTGACCACCGCCGTGGCGGCTCTCTGCCTTATCGGTGATACCGCCTTCGTGTATCGAAGTAAATCTTGTAGGCTGGGTCGCGTGATAAAGTTCACCGGGAATCTCTGATGGCTGGAGCAGCCCAGCATCAGGGTCTTCCTCCATTGTAGATTCCGTTAAGAACTTACGCCAGTTTTCAATTATAAGTTTCATTGCCCGTTCCTTCTATACATTGTATGTTTTTTGCTTGCCGCCCTTGGAGGCAAAATTGTCTGTCTTAAAATCATCCTTACGCATAACTGTAATAATCTTCATGCTGTCTGGACCTTTTACCATGTTCAGTACAGCAATGACATTCAGCGCTGGCACGTTGCCAGACTTACCCTTCATGCGAATATGAAATGGCTCTTCGTTTGCCAACTCGCCGTTAGCATAGTCGTTCATAATCAAGCCCATTGCGCGATCTACTGCCTGAACAATAGAGTCTTTGGAAATCTTGCTGCCCTTGCCACCCTGCTTGTGACGGAAGCGCCGCTCCTCGCCATGCTTAGTGGGCTCCAAGTCTAAATCTTCAATGTCGATACGAACATTGCCAACCTTGATCATCTGACTTTGACCACCGAGATTCTTGTAGGACTCTTCCCCAAGATAACTCCTCCAGTTTTCCATAAGATTCTTCATTCTACCAATCCTTGCAAGACCAGTAGCCTGCTGACAACTTGTCTTTCTTTTCATCGCAGTTGTGGCGGCTCCTAAAATTCTTCTTGCTGTCCTTGTCGTCGCTCTTGTTTTCCATCTTGGCATCACCAAAGCGGATGATCTTTTCCTTGTCACCATCGCAAGCCTTAACAACCTTCTGCTTCTTTCCGTAACCGGGTTCGCCTTCTTTGATATACCGAGGCGAGTTGCACTTCATGCGGTCCTTGTCTGTCTCTTCAAAGATGGTGTTCGTAAAGAGTGTGTTAATTTCTTCTTTCTGAAGCATCTTCTTCATGCCCCTCTTACGGCTGGCTTCGTTTTCTTTCTCTACCTCATCGTCATACTTGTCCAAGACTTTGGCTTCGTCCTGCTGCGGTACACAATTTGGAACTTTGCCGCCGTCCTTGCCGGGTTTCATGCCAATCTGCTCATAGCCATCCTGACACGGATCATCTTCCCGCTTGTACTTCGCCTCATCCACGTCCAAAGTTTCTGGATAGTCGTCGTCACCGGGCTTTGCTTTCTTTTCTCCCGATCCCGCTTTCATTCTTTTCTTCTTCGCGTGGATGTTTGCCCACAGCCCCTTGTTCTTGCCTTCATCAACCTCGGGCTTGTCGTGCCCCCAGCCCTTCTTGTCAAGTTCGACATGCTGCTCATAGGTTTCGGCTTTCTTGCCTTCGCCCGTCTCAGGATCATACATCATGTGAGGCTCAAACTCCTCTTCTTCCTTAGACTTTTCCTTTTCTTCATTGACGAATCGTCGCCAATTCTCCATCAAATGCTTCATAGGTATCTTCTCCACGCCCAAAAGGGTCTTTGTTCTAAATAGTTTTCATTATACTGACAAGTATATGCTTCTTTTTCAAAAGGGTTTTCAAAGTAAGCAATCGCCCCATTTCTAGTCTTTGCATATCCAATCAGCCAAAATAATCCATACATCAGCCACTGCCCGACAAATCCCATTTCTACTTGCTGCTTGTAGTGAATAGTTTCATGCCGCTTAAGACGGTCGTCCATCTCGCCTCTCGACCAAACCCAGATGCCAAAACTGATCGCACCAATTTCAATTGGGGAGATTTTTGAAAGCCAAACAGGGACTTTGCTGTTTTCTATAAAGATAGGTAAGTTCATGCTTTCTCCTTTGATTGACTGATGATCTGAGTATAAAGTTTTTTCCAAAACTTCTGCATCTCTTCTGGCTTGTCTCCGAGCGCCTGCTCGTAGTCGCCAACAACGCCACCAAGTTTAGAATCCTTTCTCTTAATTAGTTCTAAAGCCTGTTCCGGCGTGTACTTATCTAATAATTCTTCTGCTGCCTCATGGGCGAATGCGTCCACCTCGTTGTGACGACTAAGATACCCAGCCCTTGTTCCGGTCTTATCGATCTGCTTTGGATCTTCGATCATTTGTTCGAAAGCCTCTTCCTCTGGGATTCCCTTGCTAGCAGCCTGCTTCTTCAACTGGTTGTAATGAACCAATTCGTGGTTAAGCGTTGTTGAAATCTTCTTTACCAGTTCACTTGGATCAAGGTCGTTCATATCAAACTCTTCTGAGATGGGGCGTAACTCAATCCACACATCGTGTAGTCCGTTTTTTGGTCCACGATACTGCCCTTGCATCATCCAGTTGTTCGGGTATCCTCCGAACTGATCATCGGGTGCAAGTTCGTAGCCGGCTTCAGTGGTTACCGTAATAATAAAGTTTAAATCTGTGTTGAGTTCTTCAGCCTTTGCATTGAGCGCAGACATGAGGGCTTCACTGGCAGGCGATCCCATGTTGGCAGTGCCGCCGACTTCATCCACATCGTCTTCTGTGTGTGGCTGGGTCCAGAAGTTGGAGTCAATCATTGCCTGACGAAATCCTTTCTTCTGTTCTGGTGGAACATCCGTCGCCTCTACGAGAAAGCGCCTCCAATTTTCCATCAACTGCTTCATCCTCCTTTCTCCCACGGACCTTCGTGTCCCGACTTCATACAATTAATCATAGATTCTTCAGCGTTATACTCTGCATGTATCTCTGGCTGGTAAAGTTCATAGTATGCGTCCTTTGGAATCCCGTCTGGCTTGGTGAACTTTGTCTGATCATCAAAGACCAAATCTCCCATCTCAACCCAAGCGTGATTATAACTCTCTCCACTAAATTTGTCTGTGACTTTACCGTGAACAACTTTGAATTTATCTTTATCGTCAATATCTGGGTGTACCTTCCCATCGTCACCGATGTGATCATTTGACCACTTGGTTGCCATTCTGTTCGCAAACGGATAGCACTGACCGACTGCAATTGTACCGCCCTCTGTCAAATACTTTCGCCACTGTTCCATAATAAGTTTCATGATACACCCTTCCCTACCTTTAGTTTGCCCATGCCGAGCAACTTTTCCATTGTTGGGTTGCCCTTCGCTCTAAAAATTCTTGAAGTGGGCGCGTCATACCACTCACCTTTGTTGTAATCTGTCCACACAATAGAAGTGTGTTGACCACAGTCGTCGCTTGGGTCATCTGGGGTTAGTTGCTTCAACATTCTGTGTTGTACAATATCTAACTGTGCGCTTTCAATATCGGATCGGTTCTCGTCATAATATTTCCACACTGCATGGGCATCCTTGGAAACTGAGCCCCTGTCTGCCATCAGCCCGCCACCTTTGTGTGTTGCCCATTCCATAGCAAGATCATAAAGCATCGGACCCCAGCCACTCGCAGCGTCAGCAGCCTTTACATAATACCCGTCAAGACAGTCGCCGTAATTCATATCTTTGGCTTTCACAACCGCAACATATCCTGATGGTCCTCCGCTGTCTGCCGAGCCGCCCCATTGTTTACCGCCATCTTTAGTATAAATAAAATAGAATACGCCCCCCTGCTCCTTGCTCACCTCGATACCATAACCTTCCGGTATTTCATCAGGAGTTTTCATTCCTTCGGATAGGAAGTTGCGCCATGTCTCCATCAATAGTCTCATACCACAATCAATCTCCCGGCTGCTTTGAGCGCCTGCATAACTTCTGGGTTAGGTTTGTAATACATCTTGGACACTGGCAAGGCTGCCCACTCCTCTCCAGCAGCAGCGACCGCCTTACCCTGATCGCAATCATCTTCCGGCTTGTCTGGTGTCAACTGAGGGAATTGCTTCTGTTTCTCTCTCGTTCCAGACAAGCCGTGGTCAATGTCCATCTGCTTCGCTTCCACGTCTCCGCGCTTCTCGTACTTTGCCCACACTGCCATCGCCTTGTCGGACACAATTCCACGGTCAGCGGTCAAGCCACCGCCCTTCTGTGATGCCCACTCAAGCGCGACCTCGTACAGCAGTGGACCCCAGCCCTGCTCGGCTCCGGTGGCTAAAATAATATACCCATCGTAACACTCACCATCCGCTGTTGGCTCCGACTTGTAAATCTCGACCTGACCATACAATTCATACTTCTCTCGGTTTTCATAGAAATCATCCTCAAAGTATTCCTCTGCTTGCCCCGGTTGGAGGTCGCCGGGAAATGCCATGTCGTGGAATTGTGGAGGGTCTGCCTCGGGGTCTGTGATTAGAACGTACTTGAATGCTTTGCCGAAGCCATCGCTTGTAATCGCTACACCGATATTCTCATACGCAATCAAATTATCTAATTGCTTTTGGATACGCGGATCGATTCCCTCGTTCAAGAACCTACGCCAATTTTCAAATAAGAGTTTCATCTTGGCCATCCCTCTGGATCTCTTTCCACAATCACATGTGGAATAAACATGTCGTCTTCTGGATCTGCAAGGTATTCCCACACCACAAAATCCATTTCCTGCTCTACCCTGCTCTGTCCTTCTGAAGATTTAATAATCTCTACCAACTCGGGCATCAGCAACTTTACAACATCGCGCTTTGCTTGCTCTATTTCAGGCTTAAGGTCTTGAATTGCCGCGAGCCACATTTCCATGACCCGTGGAATTAATTCTTTTTCTAATCGCCCTGCGCTTGCTTGTGTAAGTAAATACTTCTGAATAATATCTTTTGGTTGTTTGCCGGTGGCTTCAGCCCGCGCCAGAATTCCCGAGGCAAAAGCCTCAACTTCAACATTGGTGCCGTAGTATTCGATCTCTTCTGGATCAGGAGTAACAATCCCCATCTCTTCCTGCCCCAGATGTGTAACTTCGTGCTGAATGATCTCGATCAACTCCTCTTCAATCTCTGATAAAAAAGTTTGAAGGTCTTGCGTCGGATCTATTTCAATAAAAAACTTAATCTCTGGAATCGCATCATCTCGCAATCCGGCTTCGCCACGGATATTCCAATGTACACCAGAACCCTCTTCCGCTTCCATCAACGGAGGTGCTGCACCGGGTGGTGCGCTCTTGGATCGCGCCTTTGGCGGGTTGCGGTCATAAGGACCACCGCCCTTTTTCTTCTTACCCTTAGTAGATAGTCGCTTCGAAGCGTGACCTTTCTTCATCTTGTTTTGGAATTCATTGTCGCCTTTGTCTGAAGTGTCAACCCAAGACTTACGTCCGTGTCGAGTCTCTTCAGCCACAAATCGCCGCCAATTTTCCATGATCACCTTCATTAACTTTCTGCTCCAACATCAAACGGGGCTTCCAGAAAATGGTTTGTTAAAATAATCTCTTTGTTAGTACGATCATAATACATCATCACCATATCCTTTCCAGTTACTCCATCCATTTCCGCTTCGGAAATCTTAATCTCACCGCCTTCACGCTTGACTAATGCCGTCATCATTGTGAACAGCATTTGTTCGTTGCTTAGTGCGCCTCGTTCATCGTTCTCGCTCATCGATCCTCACTAGTCCTATAGATAGGCACGCTGCTGAAACAGCAGCAAGTAAAACAATATCTCCATCACCGTGGACAATACCGAAACAAGCCATTGCAATGTTGAGTGCAAGTGCCCCCATCATCACACGCTTGTCCATTAAAAACTCTTTAAACCTGCTCATGTCGGTTCTCCTACAAAGCCGTTTTCAATATCTTTTATTACACTCTGTAGTAAAGCGATCAATTCAGGATTCTGGATACCGTTATCATACAAGTCATTAAGGATCTCTTCAATCTTTTGTTGAGCCGGCTCGATGATGAGGTGTTCGTTCCCGGTGTACTCTTCCGACAACTCCTTTTCAAACTTGTCGTTAATATCCTCTTCGATCTCTTCTTCAATCGCAGCAGTGGATTGAGGATGCAGTGCCGATAGTGCCCCTTGGACAGCGGTCGAGCGCTTCTGTTGTGCTCGCGCCCACTCACGATCAACGCGGTTCGGAAACTCGCGACGACCTTTTCTCGCCCGCATTGCAGCACGCTTCTTCCAGTAAGAAGACAACCTAACTTCTTGCAACATGTCTGGACCGACCCCAAGGATCTCTCCGGCAATTGAAAGTGCCTGATCTGCAATCTGCCAACGCTCTTCTTCTGTTGGAGGTGGAACCATACCATCCATCACTGCGTGAATCTCGTTTTCAATGGCTGCGCCGTCGGGACTTCCGACTGCCTCGGCTGCGTCCTGAGCAAGCATCTGAGCCAGTTCGCCACTCGCGTGCGCCTGTTCAAGCCGACCCGAACCGCGTGATCTATTGGATGGTCGCTCTGGACTCTCATTGAGTGCCGCCGATTCGCGCCAAGCATCCCAGTTCTTGTTTATTTTTTTAAATTCCTTAAGTTTCATCTGATTCTCCTCCGAATGTTTCTTGTTCCCCATCTTGATAAGTGATTATTGTCTTGTTTACTGGGTGTGGGTGGATATGAACCCTGATAAAATCAGACATAGAGTCAAAAATAGCGATGCCGCCGCGTGGTGGCGGGTAGAGCCAGTGTACAATACACTGCCCAGTCGCGAGGACGGCACCTTCAATAACCACACCAGTGCCGGAGACACCGGTTTCGTCCATTCGCCTTGCAACGGTAAATACCCGGATACCCTCCGGTGCTAAACGAGCCGGGGCTTTTGGAATAAGCGACTCCGGCGCAAACTCTTCCGACCCAGATTGCTCTGCGCTACCATCTACATCATCAGTCATTGGTGCTTCCTTCCTTTAATGAATATAGGCTTTCAAGTTGTTGGCGTGTTCTCGCTGCCCGCGCAACTAGTTTTTTTTTATTTTCGCGCTGATCGGCAATTCTATTCATCTTCTTTCGCACACCTTCAATACTCATACTCTCTGGGGTGGGCAACAAGCCTGCCGTTAATCCATGAATAAGCAACAGCACACCAGATGATACCATAAAGGTTCCCAACTTAAAAGTAAACCAAAAATGTTCCATCACTGTTTCATCCACCTCTTGGGTGTGTCTGGTGTAGACTCTAAACATCGCATACTGTCATCCATTTAAATAATATTTGCGAGGCGCATCAAGCGGTGGCGTAGTGCCTCCTGCTGTGCTGCGGCTTCTTCCTCGCCGCCGGCATCTTCAGCAGCGGCTTCGGCTTCAGCGGCTTTCGCCTCTTCCTCGGCGGCTTTCTCTTCTTCTTCTGCCTTCTTCTCTTCTTCTTCTGCCTTTGCCTTTTCCTCTTCTTCCTTCGCCCGCTCTTCGTCTTCCTTCTGACGCTCGGCTTCTTCGGCTTCTGCTTCGGCTTCCTCCGCTGCTTCTTCCTCTTCCTCGGCTGCGGCTTCTTCTTCTGCTGCCGCCTCCTCTTCGTCTGCCGCCGTTTCAGCCTCATCAGCCTCATCTTCAAGCGCACCAGACAACTCACTGTTCGCCTTTTCGAACTCGGCTTCTAACTTCGATGCTTCATCTGCTGCTTTCTGGGCGTCTTTGAGAGCGTCCTGCTTCGACTTCATGGCTGCTGCAAGATCTTTATCGAGTTGCATCGCATCCTTCGCAAGTTCGGCTTCAGTTGCCGCCAATTCTTGAGCAGCCTCGACAGCCTTAGTTTGAAGTTTGGCGGCTTCTTGAGCAGCCTTTACTGCCTCTTCCTTTTCATCGTTAGCATCAGCGGCGAGGTCTGCTGCGCTCTCTTTGTCCTTTCCCACCTTTTCAACTTCCTTGTGGTACTTCTCTCTTTCCTTTGCAACGTCCTCTTCTTCTTTCGCTGCTGCTGATAAATCTTGAATTGCTTTCGATTTAGTCTTCGCGGCATCCGCTGCTTGAGAGTGGAGATCCGCTAAAGCCTGCTGCTCTTCTGGACCCTCGCCAAGCACACGCTTGATGTGGTCAATAGTTGTTCTGATAATACGCTCTTCAAGCGACTCTTTGTTCAATATGTGTGCGTACTTAGCCTCATCGTCCGAGTCCTGCTCACCGCGTTGCCAGCCACGCATGTAGTGCTCATCCTCTGGCATTCTAGGTTCAGCAAATTTTGGATCTTCTCTTCTCTTCATAAACCATTGACCAGACTTTGCATAACGATCCTGCCAGCCCAGAACCTCAACATCATTCTGTGCCCACTTCAAATCCTTACATGCTTTGCACTCTGTGCCGTCTGGGTTCATCTTTTTCTTACCAAAGCCAAACAACTCGTTCATAGAGGGATTCCGTGCCACCGTCAACACCCGTGGATCGTGGCGTGCTTGACCTCCACTGTCCCACATAACAAGAACAACCCCGGCAGCGTGATCGTGAGCCACAACCCTGCCTTGACCACGCTCAGGTTCTTGGTCGTGTGTCACCCTGTCGCCAGTTCGTGGCAAGCCTGCACCCCCTTCGTGAATCTTGTTTCTTTTACGGCTCTCGCTGTACGTTGACTCAAAATCAAATTCGCCATCGTCTTCATATTCTTCTTCAGCATCAGGATCGGCAACTTGCTCGACCTCCAATCCATTCATCTTAGCCCACATCGCAATAATTTTTTCAGTGTCTGCATCATAATAGTCCTCAAACACATTGCTGTCCCATCTTTGCATCCCACCTTGGTTTTTGCGCGGGTCTGCATTCACAGCCATCATTCTATCAATCTGCTCTTCAGGAGCCCAGCCTCCGACGCCAGCGTCCACCAAGTCAAGCACCATCATGCCAAGGCTTTGATCTGCCTGTTCGCCTGATTCGTCAAAGAATTGATACTGGTTGCCATAGCCGGTGTTGGACACCGAATACTTCATCTTGCCTTCTGTTAGATACTTTCTCCAATTCTCAAATAATAACTTCATTTCTTTGATTCTCCAATTCCTAAAAATGCTTCAAAGCGAGAGGTCGCCTTGTTAATAACTTGCCTGCGGACACGCTCAACATCTTGTGGGTCGCCGGGGTTAACCTGCATTTTCATCATATATTGATCGATGTATTCATCGAGCGCTCGATTGAGGGCGTTCTCTGTGTCGGGATTGGCAAACTCATCGAGGGCTCTCGCTGTCTCCTCTTTGACAATCTCAATTAATTCTTTTCTACTGATTTTCATTGTCCGACTTCTCCTCTTTTTCGGCGTCTAATGTCTTCTTGCTTTTCTTGCTATCGGGCAGGTGCTTCTCGATTCTAAACTTTAAAAGAGGCTTGCCGTTGATTGTCGGCTGACCGATTTCATCAGTACCAATCTCTTTCACCTCGATTCTTTTATTTTTATATTTGCCGCCGAGCACAATATCGCCAACTTCAATGTCGAGGGTGATTGCCTCTTGCAAAAACCTTCGCCAGTTTTCCATTATCAACTTCATAAAACGCTCGCTCCCAATAAATAGAATTGCACGTTATAATTAGTGCCTTAAACGTGAAAAGGGGCTATAAGTAGCCCCCCGCCCAATCAACTTTTTGAGCGTTTACTAAGCATTCTAGAATCGATAGCGCGTTCGACTTCTTCTGTGGGAAGATCGTATGCATCTTTCAACTCTAAAAGTGATTTAGCAATTTCATCAGTAACATCCGCATCCTCTGGAATGTCGTCAGCGCGAACCGCAACGGGCTCGCGTGGAATGTATTTTATTCGCTTAATCATCCTCTTCTCTCCTTCCATAATCATCTTCAAGGCGCACCACGTCATCAATTTGCGGCGTAGATACCTCGACAAGTGTGCAGCCATCAGACGGCGCTGCAAACCGGTGTACAACATGCGGCTGGATTCTCCATGTCCCACCCGCCTTCAAAATAACCTTTTCAATCTCGTCGCCCATCCCCAATTCCAAAACCAATGTGCCGTCGAGCACATAAATGCTTTCGTCTTTAACTTGGTGATACTGTCTAGACAATCGGTGTCCCGGCTCGATTCGAAGAATCTTTCCCAAATAACTGTCAGTGATCGCCCACCGAATTTCATGACCCCAAGGCTTTTCTACTTTCATTTTATCTCCAAAAAAATTGAATTGCCATGATTACCATAGCCAACCCAGTACACATCATTGTCTTCCAAGTGAACATACTTTCATGTGCCAACCACCATGTAAGCAGCGGGAACACCAAATAAGAAGACGCAAACCCAATAAATCGTGCCGACCAAAGAGACTCTGTTTCGCCCACGATCAGTTTCGTGCCATACCACCAGCAGATTCCTGCTGGGATTGCGTAAAGGCAAACTGCTGCAAGAGGCTTGTCCTTCCACCAATCCCACACAAACTGCGAATTGATCTGGAACCATATCAGACCCTGCCCAAGTGCAAAGAGTCCCAAGCCGGCTAACATGTTAAAATTCATTTTGCTATAATTAAAACCTCTTTTGAGTCTTTATCCTGTGACATTCCATAACTCCAATCAGGATAGTAAATTTCATAATCTTTGTACAGTTCTAAGATCTCTGGACAGTTGTTATACGACAGCATCCAATTTCCTCGACTACTCAAAAGACTGTGAAGAGCCAGATGATCAAACCCTCGATGAGCACTGCCCTTGTCTCCATATAAATTATTGCGCTCCTTCTTAAGCATGTATGGTGGATCACAATATAAAAACACATCTCTGTGGCATGGAATTGAATCTTTAAAATCTGCTTTTTGGACCGCGAAATTTTTTAAAGGAAAGTCCCTAACGCGATCAATTGAACTGATAGTAAACCGCTTGGCTGCTGCCTCTTCAGACATTCCTCCCGAAAGGGTCGTACCAGAAAAACTGCACCGGTTTAGAATAAAAAAGATTGCTGCGAGCCTAAAACTAAATTCTTCTTCGGTGTCACATGCCTCCGACAGTACCGTCTGGAAGTGCTTAAACTTTTCCTTACCGGACAAAGGGTGGTGGACCTCAATCATTTGTGACAGCATCTTTGGATCTCGCAATACCGCCTGCCAGAAATATACCACCGGCGTGAACACGTCATACCCGTGGACTCTTATTCCGCGCTCGACACATGCCAACTCCAAGGCACCGCCACCAAAGAATGGAGCACACATTTCAGTTGTATCACCGGGAACAAAGGGCAGCAAGTGCTTTACTGCTCTGGATTTACCGCCGGGATAACGCAAAAGCGTCCTAGCCATCAATGCACCTCAAATAGTATCTTGTATTTTTCTTTCAAATCATAACGATATTGTTCAAGTGCGACTACCGTAGTGTTTATCAATGTCAACTCCATTTCTGAAAAAGGCACACAGCCGGGTTTTGCGTTCTGGACCTCTTCGGTTGTGGGCTTCAAGATCTTCTGAACAAGAAGTTCTTTTAACTGGCGGGCACAACTATACAAATCAATCAACAGTGCCACCGGGCTGTCGTCCCATTCGCTTGGCTCAAATTTTGTAATGTAATGAGCCAAGTTTCCCGCTGCATGCAGCAGCATTGTGTCTGCATGATCTAAGAACTTTTCAAGGCTCTCGACTTTAACCTGTTGATATTTACTACCCGCTGATGACATAGTAACTGTAAATAGTTGTAGTCATCTATACTCTCACCCCTTCTCCCCAAAAGTGGCGATTTTTCTTTCGGTCAGTTACTATCATCGCCTGAATGTAGGTTCTCTCCTCTTCACCGGGGAAAGTTTTTTTCATCAAGCGCCACTGCACGGGCATCGCATCAAGATTTCCATACAACGGGCGAGGTGTCCGTCGAGCATACTTCTTCCGGCGGGGAGGCTTGTTCAAAAACTCTATACAGCCGGCAACAATTTGCTCTTCAGTATAGCCCTCTGATAAGTACTTATCCAAGTCGGTTTCGATGTAAACACCAACAACCCACTTGGTTTTGCCCATACCCTCGACATTCCACATGCTGCCGTGATAGCGACCAGACTTCTTTTTATCTGGATTCCAATTTGGCAACAACTCACCCCACTCTCGGGTTGGATGCAGTTGGCAAGTAATATCGCTACGCTCATCCATCGGCTTCGCCTCTCAAATACTCAACCAAGTCAGTAAACCCGCCGACAAATCTTTCATGGATATAGCCGGCTTCATCGACCTGCACATGATTGATAATCGGAACAGTCTTCCAATTGTAATTCTTCTTTGCTTCGTTCAACTGCTGTGAGTTTCTATCAAAGGTTTCGGATTCAATATCTCGACCTCGCTCCTTCAGCAGTCTCACAGCGTTATCACAATACGGGCAGTTAGGTCGCCCAATGACATGAAAATATTCCCGCTTCATCTTATCCCCTCAATAAAGTTTTAGCACTACGCTCTGTCGCCTCAAATAGTTTTTGTTCAATGAGCGATGTGTTTCCAACAACAACCAAGTCAATGCCTGCCTGACCTCGGTTCATATGCACTCGCGTAAACTGCTGGCGCTTGTCTAGATCACTCGGAAGATAGCCTTCAGTCAACATTCGATCCATTCTAGGCTCGGCTCGCAAGCAAACAACGTGATCCGGGTTAACCAAGATCTCTCTCAAAGTGTATTTCTTTTCGCGTACTGATGTTCCAACGCGGGCGGTTGAATCCTCTACCACCTCAGTAAGTCTGACTAACATTATCACCTCCTGTATGATAAACTCCTGTGCTTTTGACATGCCAGTGTTGCCCAGCATGTAGCACTTTATAATAACCATCTGTCGAATCAAGGACAAGTAGATTCTTTGGCTTTTTTAAATCAACAAATTTAACCGGCGTCCCTTGTTCATCCAGTTTATACAATCGCGACTGGCTGGGTACATAAACCATGTCGCCTTTTTTAAAGATTTTCATCTGGAGCCTCTTCGGTGCCAGCAGCCAATTGTTGCTGAAGCGCGTCCAGTTTGCTAACAGTTTCATTTAGCGCGTCATAGTTTGGCTGTGCATAGGCTTGCGGCTGTGGTGCCGCCTCGGCTTGCAGCAATTGCACATAACCCTCCAGAATACCATGTGCATCCGCAAGCGTCTCGTCTGCTGCTTTAAGTTTTTGGCGCACACTATCAATCTGGACGAGCGTTACCTGCTCCTCATTTCGACCTACACATCTTGCCTCTGCAAGAGTGTCTAGGGCGTCTTGCAAAACATCTTCTGCCGCGCTGATAACCTCGGAAACTTTCTCCGGTACGTCTTTTATATCAATTGTATAACTTACTTTTACTCTCATTGTCCCATCCTAGATGTGCAGATGCGGGTACACACCCCAGCGGGTGCATACCTCATGATTAATTAATTTCCCTACTTAGCCTTTGGAGCCCTCTTTAGGTGCCTTTCTTCAACCGTAATTGGGACCGGGCTTCCGACGGGCAAGATCAAATACTTCTTGCCGCCACGGGCAGCGGAAGTAACTGGCTCATGACCAACCTTCATAACGAAACCTCGCACGTTACGCAGTGCGTAAGGAGCAGATGCCCGACCCATGACTTGCTGCCCAGTGGCGAACTTTGGATCAGACTTTGTTTCTGCCAACACCTTGAGCGCATACTTGTTAGTAGTCATCGAGCGATACTGCTTTTCAGTTGGAACAAAGGCAGGGTCGTTGATGACACGCTCGGCAAGGTCACGGTAGTATGGAGGGTTAGCCAGATAGTACGCGGCAATAATCCGCATATCTTCACGCTCCGCATCACCGTATGTAGACTCAAAAGCCTCACGACGAGCGATAGCAACGTCAGAAGTGCGCTCTTCAATCTTACCAAGAATCTCCATCTGACGAGGAGACAGAGCCCCCTGCTGCTGGTTACGCACCTGCACGGACTCAAGAAACCCGTGATCCCAAGTATTGGGCTGAACCCGATCAAGGCAGACCGCAATGCGAGTAGCCAACGCAGTGTCGGTGTTATCCGGCGCGTCAGCAGCATAGCGAACTTCAAGTTTGAGCAACCAGTTTTTACGACCGGCAGTCAGGCGACCAGTCCGATCATAATAGGCTTTCAGGGACTCAGCAAAATTCTTATCAGTAGAACGCTGCAAGCGTTCATTGGAAACAAGAGCCTCAAGTCGTTGACGAAGATTCATGATAGGAAACCTCTCTCCTTACAATAATAATATAGCACTCTAGGCACTATCTGTCAAGCATTATTTTAAACTTTTTTGAAAAAAAAGGGAGAGATAAGAGTCCGTTGACGAGATGCGAAACATAAGGTTGGTGCATATGCCTCTCAGGACTGAAGACGTTTTGCGTCCACCAATTCGACGCTCACTCCAGTATCTTTGTCACTGCCGCTGCCGACCCCTATCGACTCCATAGCCGCTAAACTATGGCTCCCTGTTAAAAGGTGTATTGAGGGTTCCCATCTTCCCTCAACTGACTGTAGCCTGCCCTGAGTATCACACTCACGCTTACGCAACCACGGAATGGCTTACTGCTCGTAAGACTTACCCACCATTCACTCTGGTCTACAGCCCCCACGGGCTTTTCAAAGAACAAGGTGATGGGTGTCACTGGGACCACACGCGAATGAAGCCGACACCGACTGTCACCGCCCCCATCACTCTTATAATATATCAGACGGCTATGACAATTGCAAGTACTTTCTTGTCAAGAAAATGTCAAGAAGCCACGGTCATCATTTCGAACATTGCTTTGACTATCATCGCCGTCAAGCCAGATCCAAAAAGCCACATAATTTTATTTAATATTGCCACACGCTCTTTGAGAAGAGTTATTTCTTTCTTTTGTTGTTCATCGCTTTGTAGCAACTCCTTCATTGCTTCCATGCGAAACAGCATTTGCTGGTGTTCTTTGAATGCAGGCTCAACAACATCCTGAAGATAACGATTGCGCTCGGCGTTTGCCGCTTCCAATTGCATTACACGGTGTGCAACACCCAGCCGCTCGCCGTCACCAAGGACAATCTTTTTAATGTCGGACACGTCACCGTGCATGGCTTCAACCGTTGTGACCAACCTATCAAAGCCCCCATTAAGAGACGGCGCGTGCTCTATCCTGCGAAAAAGCCGATCCAACTGAGAACTTAAATTCTCTAAATCCTTTCTAATATCATCCTGCGACATAACAAAACCACCCCCGTGCTGTGTTTTTAATTAGTTCGGGGGTGGTGTTATGGCAAAACTACCCAATTTCTACAATAGCGTGCCCACTGGTCATAAGCGTTGCGGCAGCAGATGCAGCATTTTGTAATGCTGTTCGCGTTACCTTCGCTGGATCGATAATACCCTCGGAGTACATGTCAACCAAAGTATCGTTTGTAAAGTCATAACCCACGGATCCATCTGCCGACTGCACTTGATTCACCACCAAATCTGCGGATCGGTCTGCGTTTCTTGCCATCTGACGAACCGGCTCACTTGCTGCTGCTAAGATAATTTCAACACCAAGCCGCTGGTCTGCGTTCTCGACTTCAACCTCCAGACCTTCTGATGCTCGGATGAGTGCCACGCCACCACCGGGCACCACCCCTTCAGTCTGCGCTGATTTGACAGCCTCCAAGGCATCTTCAATGCGGTGCTTTCTTTCATTCATGTCAATTGCAGTAGTCCCACCCACGCGAATAATTGCCACGCCAGATGCCAACTTTGTGATGCGCTCTTGCAGTCGCTCACACTCCATCAAATCATCTGTTTGCTGCAATTGTGTCTTAAGGGTGTCGATGCGCTTATCAACCTCTTCAAAGTCTCCCTTGCCTCCAACAATCGTTGTCCAGTTTCGCAAGGAATCAATTTTCTTTGCTTCGCCAAGATGGCTCAACTTAACATCTCGGAGGCGCAAGCCTGTACCTCGGGTAATAAAGGTGGCACCCGTCGAAAGACTAAGATCATCAAGAATATTCTTTCTCTCCTCGCCGTAGCGCGGTGCCTTGATCGCAGCCACGCGCATACTACCTCGCATGGTGTTCATGATCAACGCTGCGAGCGCTTGATTCTTAACCTCTTCTGCAACAATTACCAGTGGTCGGTTTTCGCGTGCAACCTGCTCCAAGATCGGAAGCAGATCATCCAAGTTGTCAATCGCATAGTCTGTAATCAAAAACAGAGCATCATTGTATACAAGTGCGCCTCGCCGTTCATCAGTAATAAACTCAGTAGAGATATACCCTGAATCAAACTGAAACCCCTCAACGACCTCAAGTGTTGTGTCGATGGAGCGCCCTTCTTCAATAGAAATCGCACCGTCCTTTCCAACTGAGTCAATAGCCTTTGCGATAATCTTTCCGATCATCGAGTCGCCATTAGCAGAAATTGTGGCAATATTGGCAATCTCTTCAAAACTAGAGATAGGCGTTGCCATGTCAGTGATCTTTTTGGAAAGTTCTGTGACTGCCTTGTAAATGCCTCGGCGCATTTCAATTGGCGATGCACCAGCGGCAAGATGCCGTTGGGCGTGGGTCAAGATAGCCCGCGCCAACACTGTCGATGTGGTTGTACCATCACCGGCATTTGAGTTTGTAACTTGCGCCGCCTGCTTGATCACTTGAGCACCCACGTTTTCAAAGGGATCCTCAAGTTCAACAAAGGTGGCAACAGTTACTCCGTCTTTAGTGATCAGGGGGCGTTTCTCTTTCTGAGAAAGAATAACATTTCTTCCTCGCGGTCCATACGTCGCTGCCACATAATCAGCGAGTGTATTTACGCCCTGCAAAATCTTTTCGTTAAGTTCGTTTCCGTGTTTATAGACAGTCTTCACTGTTCCTCCAATATTTATTCGTCGTCTTCATCGACTGCTTCCGCAGCCTTAAACAGCAAGCCCGAGACAGCCTCTCTAGCCTTGCCAACCAAACCAAGCATATGCTCGGCTACCATGCCGCCCGCAACTGCGACGGCAATATAAACTACATGCATTAAAACATCCATTTTACTCTTCTCCTACTCTTTTGGCTTGATTGAAAGTAACTCAACCAAGTAATCCATTTTCTCAACATAATGTCGAATTGGTCCAAGACCCTCTTTTTCAACCTTTGGTCGAATCTGAATTAGGGCATTGTCTTTACTTGGGCTAGCGCCCTTGTTCCCATCAAAAATATACAAATAAGGAGTTCCACCTGAGTTGACCAGCAACTTTGCAGCAAAGTTAACCTTGTTTGCGATTACATCATCCAGTGTATCATAAAAGTCCAAAACTTTAAAGGTTTTATGAGAAAGATGAACCAATTCGACGCCGCCTTCTTCCAAAACTGCTTGGTATCGAATACCTGCTGCGAACCTTTCCAAGAACTCCTTTTCAGCCTCGGCATCATCCCCGCTTAACTGGGCTTGAATAAGGCTTTCGGCTTCAGCATAAATTTCTTGTGCCGCCATACGAACGGAGGCGCTGCCCTTATTCTTCTGCCCAAGATCCGCGTTGGTGTCCTTTGAGGTTTTCTGTTCCCAGTTTTGTTTCTGCCTATCAGAGAGTTGAACACCAAATAAAGTGTTAAACATGCCACTTAGACTTTCAAATGTCTTACCGATCTGACCCAACTGCTTGGTAGCGCCCGCTTTCAGAGAAATCTTACCAATGCTAATTTCAGCGCCATTGTCTAAAATTCTTACGTCAACCTTTGTACCCTTCTGATCCGATGTTCCATCTGCAATGACCTGAATCTTATTCTCAACATTGTTGACAAACCATTCAATTGTCTGATCCAGTACTCTGCCTGAATTGGCATATTCAACTGAAGATGCAAATAGATCGCTAACGCTTCCACGTTTCTCAGCGCTCATAAGATCTGTAAAGTTATTCTTTGACAAGCCAATTACAAGTGTTACTTGATCTGTCACGGAGCCATCTGCATTCTTCGATGGACTCATAACAAGTGTTTTTTTAATCGTATTTGCACTAGAACTCTCGTTGTCTTTTGCATTAAGTTGATCCAAAAGTGTAACCACTTCTTGCTGAGTCACAGGAGAACCATCCTCGGGCTTTGCAAAGCGTGCTGCCAGTGCTGCTGAAAGAATGCCCTCTGCTACATCTCCTCGATTAGCAACAGACGCGCCGGATGCTGATCCTTGGGCTAGCAATATGATAACTTCTGTATCACCAGAACCCACCTTAACTCCAAGCACCATGCCTTCTTCTTCTCGGGCTGATTCGAACGATAGTTTGCCTTTAAATCGAGCAATGACTTGTTGCCATGCTTCGTCTCTTTGGGCACGGTTTCCAGTGTTGGTTAGGATAGCCTGTTGTTTTTTAGGCATCCACTTTTTAACTTCGATACCGGGAAAGATTTCTTTAAGGGCGGTCATCACGACTTGAACTAACTGCTGTGGATCGCCGGCTGCATCAGAGCCCGCGTCCTGTTGTGGCTCTGGTTGTTCCTGCTCACCATCCATCGCTGTTTCGACCTCTTCCAACAGAGATACACGCGGGTTGCGCTTGCGACGGTAGTAATCTTCAATGAAAGAATTTAAATCTGACATGTGAATAATTAGTCCTTCAGCGAGTCTTTGACTTCTTTTAATATGCCTTCCAAGTCCAGCCCAGCACAGTCAATTTTATTTTTAGTATAGTGGTAGTGACACACAAAGCCAGAAAAGGTTCCAGCAACCGCCGCCTTTAGTACCGTGTCATGCTGCGGTGTTTGCAAGGGAACGCCGACGCCCTGATGAAGCGCTTTCCACAATGCCTTAAGGGCATTGATTTGAGCGGGATAAAACCCAAGATGAGGAGCCAACGTCTTGCCATGAACTTTGGAATTCGATAGAACTGGGCGTTCACCGAAATCGTTTTTTACATACCAGTTTTGATATTTGGGATAATAAGCATTAGAAATTTCAACACCAATGGAATTATGATTCGCCTTGCGCTGACCAGCGTGCCATGCACCATGCTGGGTGTCGAGCGTTTGGTATATTGTCCCATCGTTGTCTATTAGAAAATGAACTGAGATTCCGCGCTTATTTAAAACATTGGCACAATCCTCTGATGACAGGCAAACATCCCAATGGTTCACAAAAACTTGTGGCTGGCGGTCTGGCTTGCCAGAATAATCATAATAATTTCCCTTCTTTGCTTTAAAGCCCCCGCGCTCGTCCCAGAGGACAACTCGACCCCAATCGATAGGAATAAATTTTCCATTATGAACGATATGCTTTTGAGAATCACAAGAGGGCGCTTTGCGCCAAAGGTTTTTCCATGTCGGCTGCTGCTCAAACGGCGCAACTGAAGGTTTATAATCAGAAATATTTGCCTGACGATCTGTCCACAAGCGTCGATAAGTCATCGGTCCCACCAACCCATCGACGGGCACTCCATGCTCCTCTTGCCACTCCTTAACAATGGCAACAAGTTCTGCACCATGCTCCGAGCAACCAAACCAACTCGGCTCCCAGCCGTACTTTTTGGCGCTTTCAACATTATAACTAATAATCTCTTGCACGACAAGTTCTCCTTTAAAATACTTCGTCTGCTATTCCGTATTCCACGGCTTGTTCTGCTGAAATGTAAACGTCCTCTTTTCTGTTAAAAAGTTTTTTAATGTGGCGCTTCGTCATATCTGTTTCCGCAGCAAGACAAGTGATGTACACTTCTTGAAGATTTTTAATTTCAGCAACTTCGTTCTCCATAGAAGACACTGTGCCGGCATGACCAGAAGACACTTGGTGGATCATCACCCGCGTGTGCTTTCCGATGCGGCGGTTGCCTTTGGTGCCGGCTGCTAACAGCAGGACTCCTGCCGACATGACCTTTCCGATGCCAACCGTGTTGATCTCAAAATCTTCAGACTGCAAAAACCTCATCATGTCGTAAATGCCAAACATCTCTGAAGCGGAACCACCGTGGGTAGATACCACAAATTCCATTGGCTGCTTGACCTCATCGAACCCAGCGTCCAGATCATCAAGATCCTTTGGAACCTTTTTGATGCCAGTGTGTCGCATCATCAACATCCCACTAAGGATTTCTCCTGACTTTTCTTCGTTTAGATCGCCAATCAGCCCAACTGTTCGCATCGAGGGCGGCTCATCCTCGGATGAACCTCTTCCACCGAGAACAATAATTGGCTGGGTGAGTTGTTCGACCTCTTCTTCTAAATTTTCTTCTGCGGTGTCGGCTACTTCTTCTTCGCCAACAGATTCATCTTCACTTTTCTTTGTTAATCTCATGCATCACCCAACTGTTTCTTTGATTGCAGTTCTAACAATATCAAACAACTGCTCTCTTGTTAAGACAGATTCTGTCATGCGCCCGCTTTCCTCGCCAGAGGCTAGCCCGCGTAGAGTGCGCCCCTTGTCCTTTCCACCGCCACGAATCGCCGGTGAAATAGCCTGCTGATCTGCGGATCCACCCTTTGCGCGGCGGGGCTTGCCGTCCTTACCCGGCTCTAGGGTGACACCACCAAGTTCTTCAATCATCTTAACGCCCTTTTGGATAACCTCATCGTCTGCGTATTCGGGAAGGACGCCGGCAACACCAAGGTCAAGCATGTTTTGTCCAAGACTACCACCCGACGCTTGAACCAACTTCTTCATCGCTGCGAGCATCGCCTTGCCACGGGGATTGTTTGGCTCAGAGTTTAACCACTTATCGGTCTTTGCCTTTGCCTGATCCAAGATCGCCTTCTGCTGCTTAAAAGCAGCCGGGTTCTTCTCGGGATTAAGTTCATCGGGCAACATATCAGGCGTGATCGCAGTAGGAACTTGAAGCAATTCTCCAGAGCGCAAATCAAAAATATTATTGTACGGCTCGTCTGTCATAAAGGTGACGCCATCAATGCCATCGAGTTGTTTCTGATAGCCCTTCATCTTTACCACTTCCTGTTGATAGTTCTGAGAAATATCAGTTGTGATTTCATCTCCAACAGTTCGTTTTCTCTGTGCATCTCGCTCGACGGATGCTTGAGTTGGCACGTTGTTCATAAACACAGCCACGTCATACCCCAACTTGACCAACTGCTTCATTCGTTGAGCCATTTTACCAACATCTTCACCGGTGGTGTCAAAAATTAGCGGGTTTGCAATACCAATTAGGTTTGCTGTGTGACCTCGGGATGCCATCTGGACGACCTTGCGTGCCATCTGTTCCTGATACTTCTTCTCTTCTAACTCTGGATCGCCAGCAGTCTTGTTGACAAACTTCATTGAGATACCGAATCTCGGAAACTGCTCTTCAATTTGCTCATCGGGATTGCGAGTTTTAAAATCTTTCGGAAGTTTCAACATGTTCTTAAGCAGAAACCCCTTTCCAGAACCAGCGGGTCCGAACATAAAGAACGCCTTAAATGGGTACTTGTTCTTAAGAATCGATGCTTCTTCAATAACCTCTGGTGATTCAAGTAGGGGGTAGTAATCCTTCAGAGTGTCGGCAACCAGTGCCCGAATCTCGTCCAGTGAGATTTTATTCTTTTCATTTGCCATCTGCTTTTCTCCTGTTTTGATGCTTTCTTCTTAGAACTTCATTTTGAAAATAATTCATTGCGGTTTTCCAGTTGTACCAATGTGCTAACTGCGAAAATGGACCATATGATTCAAGCAATGACTTTGCGGTTTCCTTTTGCCACTCCTTGTGATTAAACTCAATTTCATTGCGAACGATTTTAATCCTCTGAGTGTCACCAGTTGCTTCTGCTGCCATATCTAACATTGTTCTTGCTTGCCAAATATGCTCTTCTGCTCTGGATAAGATTTTCAGTGCTTGAAACTCTGCTGTGTAAAATATTAAAGCGATCCTCCCAGCCATAAATAGTGCTTGCAAGCCTCTAGTGACAATTACGCCCAAGAAAAAATATAAAAGGTTTTCGACCACTATCACCTCCCATAAATAAAAAAGCACAGAGGTGAAATATACCTCACCCCTGTGCTAGTGATATAGGATTTATTTACTTACGCCGGCGAGATTCACGGACCAAACGTGCAGCCACACGGCGAGCGACTTCTGCAACCAATTCATCTTCTGTTAGTTCTAAATTGACATTGGCAGCAGCAAGAGCCTTTTCGACCTCCTCAAGCGGAGCCTCATCATCCATTGGCTCCTCGGCGGCGGCATCAACCGGGGCGGCGTCATCGACAGGCATTTCATCATCAACAGGGGCAGCGTCAGCATCTTCGCCACCCTCAACGGGGGTACCTGTCACATCGGAAACAGCACCAGCAATTGCATCTACAATCGCAGCGACGGCTTCAGGTGGAACCTCTTTAGCAGCGGCTTCACCGTCTCCAGCAGGTGCGGCTTCGGCGGCGGGGTCTTCAGCAGCCATTGGATCTTCCGCAGCAGCGGGGTCTTCCATAGCAGCAGGATCCTCGACGGGAGCCTCCTCTTCCTCTTCTTCGAACATAGCCTGATTGCTATCGAAGTAGTTTTCAGTCAGGGCTCCGATGTTCGCCAACTTCATGAATCGACGGATGGTGCCTTCGTTTAGTGTTTTCTTAGCCATTTTGTAATTTCTCCTACATCACAAGTGTTTTGCCATAAGCGGCATTTTACGATATTAAATAGTTCCGTTATTTGGAAAAGAAACAAAGAATCGACAACTTTTACTCATAATCAACCAGTCGCTTTCTCAGTTTATCCTTTGCGGCGTCCTCGATTTGCTTAATTCTTACAAAACTGACGCCCTCGCGTTTTGCAATTTCTCTCAACGTCATCTCGCCATGCTTCTCTACTGCAATGTTTGTGCAGTTCAAATCTTCTTCATAATCAATCCACATGCGGCAAGTTTTATTGGGGCATGACACCTCATACCCCTTGCAGGCGGCAACGCAACTCTTGTACTTCTCTTCTGTTTTGCTCATAGGTCTGGATGTTCCTTTTCTAAAATATCAAAAATATCTTCTATCTCTTGTTCGTTTAGCGCGAACTGACTTTTTGTAGATTCTGCGCCTTCTGTCTCTTCGCGCCAAATCTTTCTTTGACGATTGCTTCCAGAATTGGACTCTTCACGGGTCGAGTGAATAAACTCCATAATCAGCGGATTGTCAGACAAATACCCGCCGACAATAGTTCTAAAGAAATCGCTTTGTGTCATTCCATCGTATTGCAATTTCACACGAAGATCCGCATGCCGCTTCGTTGAGTCGTAAAATACAACTTTCTTTTTACTTTCTTGCGTCACCCTTTGTCTCCCAAGATATGTGGGCGACTCTCCGTAACACTTGCTGGGGATTGTCTTACAAATCTTGCTTTCGCCTGAAGTTCAGCAATGCTCCTCGCGCCGGAATACGAAAGACCCGACCGGACGCCTCGACTCAGCCGATCAACAACACCCCTAACCGGACCCTTGAAGTCAACTGTTGTCGTCACACCCTCAAGCGATGAGGCATGACCTCGCCAGTCATTCTGAGCGTCCTCTGAAGCCATACCACGATACACCTTTTTACGAACCGTGTTGTTGTAAGAGTGCAATAGGTCGCCGGGTGTTTCGACGGTGCCAGCCAAAAGAGATCCAACCATCACCACATCAGCGCCGGCTGCGAGCGCTTTGACAATATCTCCAGATGATCGAATACCCCCATCTGCAATGATGGGCACATCGCGATCTGTCTTTGCACATTCAAAAATTGTGTGCAGTCCCGGCAAACCGTGACCAGTTTGCACACGGGTAGAGCAAATGGAGCCACCGCCAATGTTGCAACGAACAGAGTCTGCCCCCCAATCAGCAAGAGCATTGAACCCTTCCAGTGTAGCCACGTTTCCAGCCATGATATGAACATGCTCCCCAAATGAACCTCGCAAGACCTGCAAAGCCTTTCGGACATTTTCATGATGACCATGAGCCACGTCAACACACAGCACGCGACAGCCCGCGTCAAGCAGGGCAGTTGCACGCTCAAGATAGTCGCCGGTGACACCGACCGCAGCACCAACTACCGCGAGGGTTCCATTTTTACGCTTAACCTCTTTGACCATTTCAGCCTGTCTTTCAATTGAATTATACCGATGCAAAATTCCAAGACCGCCCAACTTATTCATCTCCATTGCCATCGAGCCTTCCGTAACTGTGTCCATCGGGCTTGAAATAATTGGAATCTCCAATTTGAGATGAGCGCCCATATCTACAGAAATATCAATTTCTGAACGGCTGGAAATATCACTGTACTGTGGCTCAAGCAGTACATCATCGTAACTCAGTGTTTCTTTCATTCTATCCCTCTTCTTTCTTCTTTGCAGTGCGACGGGTACGACGCTTTGGTTCTGGCTCGGGTTCTGGCTCGGGTTCTGGCTCGGGTTCTGGTACCGGCTCAGGGGCGGGCTGCGGTTCTTGTGGTTGTTGGTTGGACTTCTGAAGGTTCATCAACATCCCTTCAGTCTCCTGCGCCCGTAGTAGTTCAGCAACCAAATCATAAATTCTTTCTTGCTGTTCGGGAGAGCCATCCACTGGTTCCTCCAGTAAACTTACAAGGGCTGAAAGAGCCGTTGTTCCCCGATGGGTTGTATATTTTCTCATAACGTCAAGTAAATTAGCATTCATTTTGTTTTCCTCATTTTTGCATAGTGCCAAACACCTGTGGCTTGGCTCGATCATATTTAGTTTTGTCTCCGTCAAATACCACTACTGCTGAAGGGAAAGGAGCAGAATTCTTGCCCTCACCAAACTTAAGCCTGCCTTTGATAAAGTACACCTCGCTCGCCTTCATGACATATTGGTGCCAGTACTTTGTATCTGTCCTTGCAGGAATCAACATGACAACTCTTGTGTCTGCATACTTGCCAGATTCATACGCTTTTTTAATCCACTTATCAATTCCACGACCATACGGAGGATTAACAAAGACAACATTGCCGAGCCAGTCTTGATCCAGCCCATTGTCTTTCACAGTGTAAAACCTTGCACACTTGGCGTTGTCTGCGTTTGCACATGGGTCGAGAGTAAACGGTCCAAACCTCCAGTTGAGTTTGTCAAAAAAATCTTGTGGGGTTGCCCACTCACCAGTAGCACTGGAAAACATAATCTTTTGTGTTGCTGTGTTCACTTGTCTGTACTCCCCAGAGCGCCGTGTCCTCGGTCGCTAATTGTGATTGAACTCCAGCCATAAAGGTTGTCCGTTGGTGTCTCCATCGCCCGAAAATGCACAACGGGAATCATTACCAACTGTGCAATTTTCGTGCCAACTTCAACAACTTGCGTTACTTGACCGACATTGTGCAAATTAATAAAAACCTCGCCGTTGTAGCCTGAATCAATTACATGCGCCCCAACGATAAGGCTTCGCTTTGCAGCAACGCTTGACCGGTTCTTGACCTCCAACATGTAGCCGTGCGGAACACCGAATTTCAAGCCAGTGGGTAGCACCACGCTGTCACCCGGCAAGATGCGAATTGCATCGCTGTCATCAGGACAGAAGTATACATCCAGCCCCGCATCGCTTGGATTTGCTCGCGACGGGGGGATAGCCTGTGGTCGAACTCTAAAGTACTCTAGCATCATTTTTTTTAATCTCCTCTGTGATATATTCTACAACTTCTTGGAAGCCATCGAAAGAAAAAGTATTCCTTCCAAAGTTAGCGATTCGGCAGCAAATCACAATATTGTCTTTAGAGTAATCGCCGTCGTCATCAATCCGGTCAACACTCAAAGCCAGTGGGTGCCGCTTTTCATAAATCCAATCAGGGTCGAGTGGAATGCCAAACCAATAGCATCTCTCCTGCTGCCGGTTATACCAAATGTCCTTTAGATCTTCTTTTGAGATATAAATTTTGGCTGGTTCCCAGTTGCCCGACCATGCTCCATTGCCCTTCCACCGGTCCATATTTGTTTTTGAAGAAATCTTCCACTCGCCATCCTTAAGAAAAGCGCCACACTGTTTGACATTGCCAAAAAGTTTATTAAATGGATCCCTTTGTCGTCCCATTTCTCACCCTAATAGTTTAAAGTTATACCTGATGGAGCGTGTGCTAAAGCCCCACTTCGGATCATAGTCAAGTTTCGCCATGTATGGTTTATTAATATGAACCAAGTCAACACCGGGCTTGACCCCCCAGCATTTAATAGAAGTCATTGTGCTTGTTGAATCTGTTACCCGAACAATCCAATACGCTTTACCATTCTTTGTCTTCTTTGGTATAACCTCGCGAGGAACAAACCACGCGACCAACAAGTCTGGATCATAGTTGCCCAACGGTGGGACGGCATGTCCCTCAAGTTTATCTTGAATGCTGCTGTTTAGCACTAAGTGCATAGGAAACACCCCTGTCAAACTGACAAGATATTCAATCTTTTCCTCAACAGAGAAGTCTCCTTCAGGCTTGTAGAGGTCAATATTCTCAGCGAACTTTTTCTTGTTCTTTGGTCTGTCAACCGCCACCGCAGACCAAAAGTGCTTGAGTCCGGTGAACCTGTCATCCATCAAACAATTCAGCGCCTGCGAACGAGTAAGCACGTCGATAACTCTTTTGTTTAGTTTACTATAAGACACGTCCTCATTAAAGAGAAAATCTTCAATATTTTGAAATGGACGATTCGCAATAATCTGTTGAATCGCGGCATCGCCAACCCCCTTGACAGAGGTGAATGGCTGGATAAGTGTTTTATCGTTTGGTCCAATCTCCCACTCAACACCTGAAGTATTAATGTCTAGCGGCTGAATTCTAAAGCCCATCTTCTTAGCGATATTAATTGCCTTCTCCTTGCGGGACTCGGGCTCCTTGTCAAGAAAGGAAGCCATCCACTCAACCGGATAGTAGTTAAACAACCAAGCGCACTGATATGAAAGCATGCTGTACGAAACGGCGTGGGACTTATTGAAACCATATCCTGAGAAGTATTCAAACTTGTCCCACATGCTATCGGCGTCCGACTTTGAGATACCCTTGTCTTCGCAGCCGGAGACAAACTTATCATAGATCTTCTTCTTCTCAGAGGCACCTTTGCCAGTGCCCTTCTTTGTGAGAAGTTTACGCAAGAGATTACCCTCGTCCAGACTCAAATCGTCTCCCAGCAAATGAGCAAGAAGCGCGATCTGCTCTTGGAAAATCAGGAACCCGTGAGTCTCTTCAGTGACGCTCCGCACAGTATCATTAAGATACTTAACCATAGTGTGATTGACCTTGGCATTAACATAGTGCTTGTCAACACCCGCCGACAAAGGACCGGGACGGAAGATTGACGTAATAGCAGCAATGTCAATAATGCTTTCTGGCTTCGCGCTTACGCAGAACTTTTGTGCGCCGGGTTCAGTGAACTGGAAAATGCCAGCCCACCGACCTTTGTGAAAAACATTCTTAAATACATTCTGGTCATTAAAGTCAATGGTGTCTGGATGGAGCCTTTCGTTGTAGAACTTTCGCACCTGCTCAAATGTCGGCTCTTCAATATTGTGATGCCGCTTGAGGATATGACGAATAGCAGTTTCAATCATACGCAGCGTACCAAGCCCAAGAATATCAAACTTAATAAACCCCATTGGCTCCAAGTGGCGAACATTCTGCCCCTCTGACCAAGGCGTCTGGCGCACACCACCAGAATTAATCAGCGGCATACGAGTATCAAGATCCTCGCCAACAACAATGCCGCCGGCATGTCGGGAGCAACTGCGTACTTGTCCGTACAGGGCGTTAATATGCTCTTTAATATGCGGATACTTCTTCAAGAACGCGCCGAGTGATTCGCTAAACTCCATAACCTCTTCAAAGGTGGGGTTATAGACACCAGCAGTAATGCCATGCTTCTTCTTCGCCTTGGGCGTTGCCTCATGCAACATGCGCGAAGTTACTTGATTGACCTCAGTAAAAGGAATTCGATAGAACTTTGAAATATCTTTAATCAACGACCGCAACTGGAGAGTGTTCCAGTTAGAGATCGGCACCACGCGGCTTTCGCCCCACTCCTGTGAAAGAATCTCTTTGAGCACCATCGGATCAGACACATCGTAATCAATGTCTGGGTAATCCTTTGCATCAGCCCGCAAGAACCGACTAAACAGCAGTCCATATTTAATCGGATCGACCTGCGTGATGCCCAACACATAAGCAACCAGTGAGCCAGCGGCAGATCCGCGACCGGGACCAGCGAGTTGAATTTCTGTTGCCTTGTCGGCAATCGCCTTCATAGTCAAGAAATACTTGCTGAACCCTCGATCATCAATAACCTGCAACTCACTGCGAAGCCTCTGGATGTATTCGTCGTCCTCCATCTTTGTCGGGAGTTTTTCACGCATGCCATCCAGACACATCGCTGTCAGTGCCTGTGTCGCGGTCTTGCCCGGTGGCACAACAAAATCAGGAAGGCGAACTTCATTGTCAGGAAGGAACGAATCGATACGCTCATGAGCAATCGTGTGAGTTTCAACCAATGACTGACGAATCAGATCATCGTCATATTCAACGCCCGCTCCTTCCGAATAGTGCTTATATGCTTTCCACATTTCTTCACCATTCTTCGGGTACAACTCATAACCAACCTCATCCACATCAACGGGCAAGTCTGTTGCCATTTCAAGGTTTTTGCCAAGCCAACCCAACTTCTTGTACAGCAACCTATCCTTCCAAGCGGTCTGGCTCGGATAATGACTGTCGGCAGTAGAAACAAGCGGGATGCCAAACTCTTGGTGCATCTGGATCACATATTTATTTAATTCATGCTGCTCCGGCACTGCGTTCCACTGGAGTTCCCCATACCAGCGGTCACCAAACACTTCAATCATCTGCCGGGTGGTTTCGCGCATCGCCTCTAGAATCGCTTCTGAGCCGTCCTCGCGGTTGTCCCACATGTTACCAGCATAAACACCGCCGAGGCAGGCTGACATGGCAATGATGCCCTCGCTGTGCTCCTTCAGCATCGCATAGTCCATGCGTGGGAACCGATAGAAGTTATCGCCCTCATAGGACTCGGAAATCAATTTAAAAATGTTCTCAAGCCCAGTCTGGTTCTGCGCCAAAAGAATAAGGTGGCTACGCTTCTTAATCTTATCCTTGGCAGAGCGATCTTCGTCTTCGACCACCGTACCAGCAGAGCCTTGCTTTTTAATTTTTTGCGCTTGCTTCTTGTTCTCTTGTGCCTCTTCGTAGTCCCGTGACCACTGCTCAAGGTTTGGATGAAAATACGCCTCGACGCCGAAGATAGGTTTGAAGTCTTTGCCTTCCGCTTTCATCTTCTTTGCGTGCAAGACCTGATAAGCCAAGCCGTTACAGTTGCCGTGATCAGTCAGCGCCAGCGCATCCATACCGTTTTCATATGCAAAGTCCATATGCTCGCCGGGATAGCCAAGACCATCGAACGGAGAGCCCGCAACGCTATGGGCGTGGAGCCCAACAAAAGGAATCTTCATAGTGCAATCTCTCCCTTCTCAAACATGTCCATGAGTTCTGATAATGTTAATTTAACACCTTTTACCAAAATATGCAAGTCCAAATCGTGAGAAACTTCAAAAATTTCTTTAAGAGAGATGGAAATCGAATCGCGTGGAATACGACGACCGATAGTCTCATACATTTCAAAGACTACCATAGCCTCTTCCTGCTTTTTAGCAATCAGGTTTTTCTTAATACTTTCGACCGACCTCGGAGCATCCACATACACAAGCAGTACTGGTTCTGGATCCAAATACCGATGAATGTGAAATCCAAAAGCATCATATTTCATCACAGCCTCGCGTCGAACTGGATCATTCTGCTTGTCAAACTGAAAGTTCACGCAATCCTTAAGGCGCAGGTGGTGGATAGTCTTCTTGGGAGTCACCTTGCAAGACTTAAACTCAATCTGCTGAAACTGTTTGGATGTGGCATCGGCACCGTGACGACCAGTGAGGCGCTCAATCGAGGGATTAAAATTCTTTTTTACTTGTGCAATTGCACCAATCTCACGAAAAGAATAATTATCTATAGGGTTCTCGCCAGTCTGTTCATGATATTGCCGCAAGCACTCAAACGCCTTTGATAGCAGTTGATCAGAGTTTTGCATTCGTCACTTCCTTTACCGTCTCTTTCATTTCGGATACAAGGTCTGACATTTCTTCCGTCAACCTCGCAACTTCTTCAACACTCTCATCATAGCGTATTTCAAGCAGCGCGTCAACAAAAATCTTCTGATCAACTGTTAATTGATAATAGTGCAGGGGAAAGCCGGCGAAATCTTTAATGTGCAAAGGTAGTTTTTCATAATAATCAATCGTCTTCATCATCCTGCCCTATTGGGTTCCATTCGTGATACTCCAACCAATCTGGACGAGTCATTTCGTTCACATCGTTGGAGCCTATATATGTTTTATATCCTTGCCAGTCATCAATTTGGTGATACCAATCGACTTGGGCAGAATTTGCAGTAGTGAGATCAAGCCCCTCAAACACCACGTCAAGCGGGAAGAAACGGGCTGAGTAGCGTTCATGCAGTGGAAGCCTCTTGCCGTCGTCGCCAAGGAGCACACTTCCTTTCTCCCTTACGATCTGACGGCATCGCTTAAAATCCTCTCCATCAAACGTGAATCCCAAATACTTACCTAACTTAACCGACTCACCGGCGTGTGTCAAGTAAAATTTTTCTTTACTAGAAATTTTTGTGCGATGCTCTCGCACCGACTCTATCGGGTACACTCCATAGGGAAACGCCGTATAATACTTGTCGGGAATAACCCACTTGCTCATCTTTCGACTAATGTGATATGCCGACAGTGCGCCATACAACACGCTCCAGCCCAAGCAATCTCGCTTGTATCGATCTTTAGGATGTATGGGAACATAAAAAATAGGGACTCGGCGCTTTCGTTCAGCCGGGTATGGTCCCTGTCCCAATGAAGCGGGATCGTACACCCACTCTCCAAGCCGGTGACGAATCAGCGGTTGCATATCCTTGTGGCAGACAATCCATATTGTCTCGCATCCTGCGGCAGCGCACTCACAAACGGCTCGCTCGACAGCCAAGTAATCAACTGACAAAGGCATCAGCGAATCATGCCACGGAAACTTGAACTCCAACTCCTGACCGGCAACAGGAACAATGCCAGCCAAATGAAATGCGTTAGTGTTTTGTGCGCCAGTTTCAATCATAAGAATTTAATTCGCTCTGTGTCTTCGTATAAGTTCTTACCCAGCCATCGTGTCTCTCGACCTGTGGGTTCGATTTTAATAGAGTAGTGTTTGCCCTTTCCCGCTGACTGTCCTTTGATACCCGCCTCTCTCATCATGTATAAAACTTTAAACTTCGCGTAAACTTCTGAGTACTTTGGATCTGCAAGTTGCGCTTCAGGCATATAAGAAACCGCCACCAAATCCTTTTTATTGTGATTGCCATCAATCCGTTCTGATGGGTAAAAGTCAATCCACTTAACAAAGTCTGATGTTGACTCCAACCTGTCATGCTCATGCGTTGTCCCGCTACGAACATTCATCCAGTCAAACACTTCGTATAAATCTGAAGTCTTACCAATGGGTTCCGGCAAGCCGACAATATTTTTGTCATCGAACACATAAAGCACCTGACAAGAAACATCATATGCTTTCATGCCAGCGATGACCGCTGCTCCCTCTTCCGTAAGTCGGATGGATGAAACCTTGTCAGCAAACGGCAACAGCCCTGCCAAACTTAGATTAAAGCAGAGCCATTCCCATCTTTTTATTTCCTGTTCTGTGCTACCACCATAGCCGATGGGGCGCTTGGGCTCACAGTATACTGCTGGTATTTCATTGTCCCATGCATACTGAAGAGCCGCAAGCGAACCACCTATGACCACCTCTTGGTGGCGCACTAAGCCCCCGGTGCAACGACGCCCATAACAACATTCTCAGGGACGAGAAAGTACTTCGTGTCGCCAACCGGCACCTCATGAATCATATGCGATGCAACCACCAGCGTATGACCCACTTCGCCATTAAATTTTTCTGAATCGGGTGCTACTGCCAAAAGCGTAACCAACTCAAACTCATCACGCGATGAACTCTTGTAACCGTCGGGCAGAATCACTCCACCCGATTCATTATTTTCACTTGCCACCGGCTGAACGAGTAGGTGGCGATTGTATGGAATCAACAATTTTACCTCCGACCCGTGTAGCGATAATGCCCCGGCACCCAACGGCGATGAGGACCGTAGCCCACATAGCGTCCCGGCACCCAAACCCGAACAGGCTGACGATACGGGCGGGCGTGCTGACGCACATATCCGTACTGCGGGTGTGACCAGTAGCCGGGTTGGTATCGAACTCCAACCCAAACACCGGGCACCCAAACCCAACCCACGGCTACAGCCGGAACAGGCTTCCGATGGTGATGGTGCTTATGGGAACGGTGAGCCTCGGCAGGACCGGAGGCGACAAGCCCTGCTCCAATTAGCAAGGCAAACAGTGTCTTCTTCATTTTACACTCTCCTTCGCGTATCAACGCTTGAATGTATCTTGAACCTTCTCATAAAAGTCAAGAAGTTGGTCAATGTCTACGTCACCACGAAGAAGACGATAGGCGCGTACTGCTACTCGCTGATCTTCCTTTGTAAGCCATCCGTTAGTCGCATAGTTTTCACGAAGAGCACGCTTCTGCTCCTTGAACGGCTCCATGCTTTCTTCAATCGCTGCAAGCGACTTAATATAGTTTTCAATATAACCTTCCTTCTGGATGGTTTCTTCGTCTGTATCAATAGTGTCTGTGTTGTTGCGTACTCGCATTTTCTCTCCTTTGGTTGAGTGTCTATACTATAGACTATTTTTATCTTGTTGTCAAGCGATTTCTAGAAATATTTAAAGATTTTTCAATCAATGACTTTTGTGTCTCATGTTCAGACTTTGACAAAAAAATATAATGGGACTCGCCGCACCGTTCGCAGCGCATTTGCACTCCAAAGTTGCCGCCCAATTTTGCTTCGGGCTCCATCGCCGGCACCCAATAGTGCTGCTTATTTGTGCCGCGACACAACTGACTTTGTAGCGGCTTGGGGAGCAAGTGGTTGAGTTTAATGTTCATTGTTGCCTCAATATAACATAAATAGAACCAGTTGGCAAGTTTTTATTTTATTTATCCGCAGGCTGCATATCCGCATGTGGTGCATGTCTTGCAACCCTCGCGGTAAACCAAGGTTTCTGCACCACAACTTGAGCACATTTTATCACTGGGAATCTCGCCATCGCCAATGTAGTTCTTGAGGATCCTCGCGATGCATCTTGCAAAACTAAACATATCACTATCCTTATCCTTTTGCAGTTGCTCCACCATAAACCGTGGTTTCGCGCCGTGGCGAAGCCCCAAAGAAATCATGCGAGTAAACCCTGCATTGTTCGGATTGTCAAACACCTTTACAACATCATTAATTGTAATGGTGTCGCCATTATACCCAAACGACAAGTCGTAACGATTGTTCTTTGTCTTGAAGTTTCGCTTCGTCAGGCGACCTGTATCATATTTTTTCGGAATCTCAATCAAACTAGCCTCGCCGCCAAGAACCTCGTATGGTCTGCCATCGAGAAGCCCAATAAGTACAACCCACTTTTCGCCTTTTATAGTTGTGTGGTGAATGTCACAATCCAAAACTTCTGGTCGAGAAGGCGCTGCTCGCTGTGGGAACACTTCTTCAGATTGCTCAGTGTTGGTAACCAAAACCCCTGTACGACTGCCGTCCACATAGACGGTCACACCCTTAAGCCCGCGTTTCCACCCTTGGCGATAAATCTGTGCAACGACCTCTGGATCAGTGCCGGCTGGCAAGTTGATTGTTGAACTAATCGCATGATCAATAGAACGCTGAATCATCGACTGGACCTCTACGCGCTTGATCCAATCAATGCTATCGCTCTCAACAAAAAAGTCAGGAAGTTCTGTGTCTTCTCCAAACATCTCTCGCCACTCTTGTGCATTGTGGTGAAATACCGTAAACTCTTTCCAGCGGTCACCGAGGGCATCTACAAAATCAGCCTCCCCCTCTGTAGTGTCCAACTTGCGACGGCGAATGTACTTGTTTCGGAAAACAGGCTCAATGCCAGAACTAGTCTGCGACATGATTGATACCGACCCAGTAGGAGCGTTCGTAAGAATAGAAATGTTCCTTCTTCCGTACTCTGCAATCAACTGAGTAATATCGGTAGGGAGGTTTTTAATAAACTCACTGTTCTGGTCCTTGTTCCAATCAAAAATTGGAAACGCTCCGCGCTCCCGAGCGAGGATAACACTCTCCCTATACGCTTCATTACGAAGCGTCTCGTAAATGGTCCCAACAACCTTTAGCGCATCGTCTGAATCGTATGATAAGTTCATGCAAGCAAGAGCATCAGCCAACCCATGCGTGCCCAGTCCGGTCCTTCGTCCCTGATGGCAGGCATTCAAAAGTTTGTTCCACATGACCTTTTCGTCGTCGGTGTCCGCGCTCTCGATGATGGTCGTCAACTTCTCTGTCTCTAGTTCGACCAAATCATCGGACAGTCGCATCGCAATCGACACTGTGCTGGCGAAGCCTTCATAATCGAACTCTGCATCTGGAGTGAATCTATTGTTCACAAAGTTTTTCAAATTAATGGAAATAAGCCGACAACTATCATATGCAGAAAGAGGGATCTCTCCACACGGATTGGTAGAGATTGTCTTAAACCCGTCACTGGCATATGCATCTGCGGGCAGGAACCTTTCCACGTTCCCCCACATAAGAAGTCCCGGCTCCGCTGTCGTTGTCGCAGACTCTACAATTGTTTGCCACAAAGAGGATGCCTCGATCTCCCTTGTCACTGTTGGGGTGTCAGAATTAACCGGGTATTGCAGTGTAAACGATTCATTGTTCTCCACAGCAAGCATAAACTCGTCGCTTATCTTGATTGATACGTTAGCGCCCGTGACCTTAGTCAAGTCGTGCTTCATCGTAACAAACTTTTCAATGTCAGGATGCTTAATGTCCATAGTGATCATAAGAGCACCACGCCGTCCGTTCTGACCAATCATCCGGCAAATATAAGAATATAAATCTGCAAACGACCAAGCGCCCGTTGTAGTTCCAGCGGAGTTGTTTACTGGTGTCCCGTCTGGTCGAAGCCCAGATATGTCAAGACCAACACCGCAGCGGCGCTTAAATAAATTTGCAAGATCTCTTCCGGTGTTAACGATGGAAGAGATGTTGTCGGAAGGTGATTCAACCACCACGCAGTTTGATAGCGATACATTGACGTAATCATTCCCAATACCCATCATGGGCGAGCCTTGGGGTACAATTTTATTAAAACCCTTTAGATGCTCGTAGATCTGCTCTTCAGTAAGAGCACGCGACCCTCCAAATTTCTCCTCCATGCGAGCGAACTCACTCGCCATGCGGCGGTGCATATCATCGGGCGTTTGTTCAACAAAATTACCCAACTTATCCTTGAGAGCATACTTTGTCATGAAGACATTTGCTGCTAACTCATCGCCACCAAAATATTCTAGAGTGGCTTTCTTGACCTCATCATTATTATACATTTTCCCCTCGGCTTTTTCTAAATTTCTTATATTTCTCTTTTAATGTCTCGGCTTGATCTTTCGCAGTTGTCGCAAAGACAGAAGTTATATCTGTAGTGTTTTGTGGAAGAACATTGATTTTAACAATGCTTGTGTCCATTTCAATTGGGAAGATCAAGCCGTCCGGTCCATTTCTGTTTTTCGCGATGAAGGCACGTCCAGTGTTGTTGTTCTTATCAATCACTGTTCGTGAAACAGTAAAAATAAAATCAGAAACAAAGCACTTATTAAATGCTTCCGAGATTGCTTCCATCGTAATCACTTCTGCGTTCAGCCCAGAGCGATTCGTTTGGCTAGCAGTCCAGACCGGACATTCATGGATTTGTGCCAACCCCCTTAACTCTTCGTAAATAGATTCCAGTTCGGTTCTTTTCTCTTTTCTTGCCTTAATAGGTCGCAATAGATCACCATAATCAACAATGACCATATCGACCTTAATATCTTGCGCCTTCAGTTTGTCGAGATGCACCTTGATGGTCTGAGTGGAGGCTGTTTTCGTTGGGTACTCTTTAACGATCAGCCGACCGGGAATCTTCTTGACCATCTCATATACATCATCTTTGCGAGTCAGTACTTGTCCAAGAGGAATGCTGGTAAGCCGGCTATCATAGCGAGTTGCAACAACAGTATCTGCCAACTCCAGTGTATAGTGAACAACTGTCTTGCCGCGAGCAACTGCCTCCGCTCCAAGATGAACAAGAACCATTGATTTGCCGGCTCCCGTGGGGGCAATAACACAACCCAGTTCGCCACTGCCGAGCCCGCCGCCGGAAAGTTTATCAAACTCAGCCCAGCCTGTGCTAATCGGATTTCTTGCCTTGATTTCGAATCGGCGCTCAAAATCTTTCAAGTAATCATAGCCAAAATTATTATTTTGCCCCAACTTGAGGGCATCATTGATAATTGTGGAAATTTCTTCATAAGAAGATTTCTGGATCAGCGGCACAGTCTTGAGCATAGCCTCCTTCAACTTCTGCTTCTTACAAAAATCCAATGCTGTTGATTTAATATAATCAGAGTCGCCAACTCCATCTGTGGTGGACAAGATGCGAGCAAAGTATTCTCGGACTTGCTTCCTGCTCATTGGCGACTCGTCATCCAAGTCGGTTCGCAGTATAGTTGTCAGCGTGTCTCTTGATGGGTGTGAGCCATACTTCTCACGATAATCTAAAAGTTTAGTTACGAAGATTCGGAGATACTTCAACTCCAAAAACTCTATATCCAAAACCTCAGAAATCTGATCAGTAAAAGCCCGGTCATCAAGGATCACTTGACAAAGATTTTCTTGAAATCTTGTCCCATACTTGGAAAAAGAAATACTCTCTTCTGGTGTTGTCATGTTGCCCCTAATTGTCAAATGCGATTTTATTTAAATGCTGAAAGAGATCACTCCAGTTCCACTCTCCGAAGCCGTCTTCGATCATCATGGCACGGACGCCGGTCTTATTGAAAGACCACTCGATGTTGTCCAGCGCAAATTGAAGTTTGCGACGACCCTGCACAGAAATGCTTGGAGAATACAACTGCATCATCTTGTAGTTTAACTCAATTGTGTCTCGACTTTCAATGATATTTGTAAATACTTTTAATTTAGACTCTGCAAGGATCTCTGAGTGGCAATGATCCATCAGAGCGTCAATTGTGCAAACCTCTTCGGTCTTCATAAACGGAAACCTTTTAGCCACTGTCGCCAAGCCTACACCGGGCACACCCGGCAGGTTGTCAGACTTATCACCAGCCACGGCGCGTGCTAATGCAAAGTTGCCGGGATGGATATTGAACTTTTCAATAATAGAGTTCTTGTTCAAGACCTCTTTCTGAATAGGTCGAAACACCACAGTCTCATCGTCACACAACTGGAAAAAATCTTTATCACTGGATACAATTACTTTTTGCCAGCCAGAGTATTTCTCAGAGCCGACGACATAGGAAATTATATCATCTGCCTCGACGCTCTCCAGCATCAGTTGCATAATCGGCATTTCGTTCAGCAACTCAACGAGCCTTGTCTGTTGCCAGATTTTATTTTCGACCTCTTCATTTTCCGTCATGTTGCGGATTTCACGATTCAGGCGAATCGGCTTGCGACCTTCTTTATAGCCCTTTGCAAGAGTCTTTCGCTTTTGTGAACCTCCGGCTCCATCCCAGCAAATAACAATCTGATCGGGCTTTGTTTCACGCACCAACTTCTGAAGGATCTTTAAGAAGCCCTTGACCCCGCCGATTGGCTGACCGTTTGTTGAAAGGCTGGGGTCTACGATATAGGCGCGGAAATACATGTTCAGCGCATCAATAACTAACAATCGTTTCATGCTGCCATCCTCTTGCGGTACTCCAGCAGTGCAATTTCTTTGTGTTTGGCTTCGATCATAACGTCAAGATCGTGACCGTAGTCATCGAACGGATGAATAATACGGTCAGAGTGTGCTTGCGGCTTGATCTTAGGGTTGTTGTGCTCCACTGACCGTGACTCTGCATAGTGTACGACTGGCTTGATATTACCCCACGTCGATAGGGCGAGTTCAAGTGCCTCTTGCTCTGTTTGACCACCGGGGTGGAGCATGTGGTGGTGGTAGTCAAATACGATAGGAATACCAATGCGCTTGTATACGCCCTCATACAACTCTAGGGTTGAATACAGTGATTCCTTGTCGTCGTTCTCGACAGTTAGACGAGAGCGAACGGACTCTGGTAGGCGCTCAAAGTTGCGACAGAAGTTGTCAAGCGCAAACGGCTTGTCACCGTAGGCTGCGCCGACATGAATATTTAGTTTTGCGTATGGTGTGCGTGGCAATCCGATCATGTCGAACAAGTCAGCATGGACCTTGAGATCTGATAGCGTGAGTTGAAAGACGCGCTCTTTGGGAGATGCAAGTTTGTTGAATGGACCCGGATGGGATGTTAGGCGCATATTGTGTTCGCGGGCAAAGTTGCCTGCCTTCTTACACGCTGCAAGAATCAAATCGTAATCTGGCAAGTCTTGCATATCATACTCGCTCGCCCACGGGATAATGTCTGACGACAAGCGATAGAAATAAATGTCATTGGCAAGATTCCACTCTAGAATCTTGTACAAATCACGCACATTCTGCAACGCAAGTTGTGACGCATATGAAATGCCGCGCTCCTGAAATGTGCGCTTGATCATGGTGCGGTTTGTTGTGATCCGCTGCGACTTGGGTCTGGTTGAAAAACCCATGTTGATGCAAGCGTAGCCGTAATTTTTCATAGTTTTAATGCTCCTGCGGTTTGTTCGTCTATAGAATATATAACACGTTTGACGCCAACATGCAATAGTGCTTGGTAGCACATTTTACAAGGTTTTGACATTCGGAACTCGCCCCCCTTGCCAATTCTAACAACATATACAGTTGAACCCGTGGTCACGCTGCGGTCCATGCCAAGGATACAACCCAGTTCTGCATGATGCGTGGCGTGACCGCAGTTGCGCTGCCGGAAACGATTTCCAAAAGAAACTTGCCGATTTTTGTTAGCGGCTACACTGCGAATCTTATTACCCTTCACTAACACCGCGCCGTGTCGGTAATCTGGTGAGCACGATGATTCTGCCACTTTGCGGGCAACCTCAAAATGACGTTTTATCTTACCAGAAATCTTCATAAGGAAGCCCCTATTGCGTTATATTATAATATATCACAATAGGGGCAGGCTGTCAAGGTGCGAATGCCAAAAAGATCACTCACCTCCTTCTTCGGCAGTGTCGTCTACATCATAAAAATCAGCAGCATTACCTTCCCTCTTCTCAAAGCGAAGAATAACCTCTTCATCCATGATCTCAAGCACTCTGGCTTTAAATGATTCATCTTGTAGTTTATCGAGCCATTGCTTGGTTTGGAACTTATCGGTCTTTCCATCTGCGTGATGCAGGGTAAACCACGCCCCACTGTTTGTCAGAGATTCTGACCCCTTGATAGCCTCAAGCCAACTCTCTTCATCTTTGATTCCGACTTCGCCGCCCCAAAGAATCTTAAAAGCACACTGACGCCCCTGTGTCCCGAAACGGGACTTTTCTAATTTAACTTTTACCTCAGAGCCGATTCGGAAACCACGGTCATCCATGATAAATGACGCCTTTGCCTTGCGACCAGTAAGCCAAACGCGAAGACTATAAGTATAGTGCATCGCTTTGCCACCCGGTGTAAAGTAAGGGGTGGTCATAGCCTCGGCTACATTACTGGTAATGTTTGTCTTCAACTGATTCAGAACAACCAGCGTGGCTTCGGCGTTTGCAATTGGCTGGACCAACTTTGCCATGCCTTTTGACAAGATACGCGGCTTGACAGCCATCGAACTTAGAGGATTGAAATCACCCTCAATATCCGTGGTGCTCGGTGTTAGCGCAAGACTATCCCATACAAACAAAAGTCGATTCTCCGAACTTTCTAGAAGTTCCTCAATCGTCTCCAAGACAAATTCAACTGACTCTGCCTGAACGTACAAAATGCGCTCAAGGTCACACCCAGCGGCTTCTAAGAACGCAGGATCGATTGCAGACTCCGCGTCAAAATAAACAACATCAATGCCCATCTTTTGGGCGTTTGCAGCGATTTGTGCTGCCATATAACTTTTACCGGTAGACTCAAGACCCGCGATCTCGGTCACCTTCCCAACTGGGACGCCTGCCAAACGACCTCGGCAGATAATACTGTCGAGCCAGCGACTTCCAGTGGGAATAAATTCTTTTACCTCGGTAGGATTATCATCGGTTAGGTCATATGCAACAGCAACCCCAGCCTTCTTGTTAATAATCTTCCGCATATCCGCAATGCTAAGTTTTCCAGCCTTTGCGGTTCGTTTTCGTGCCATCATGTTAACCCCGTTATAAAAAATAAAAATGTGGCAGACTATTCACAACCCGGTCTGCCATCGGTTTCCTTTCAAGGGGTTTCAACTACCGCAGAAGGTCGTTAAAAGCCTGCTCAACGGACGTTGCGTTGTTGCCAGCGCTGTTGTTGTAGCGCGTGGTTTCGCTGGACTGCTCTTCAGCAGATGAGTCATCCGAAAGATACTCATCGAGCAAAGTCTGAACATCAGCCGCAGTCTTGCGCTCAAAGAGATTGTCGGTATCTGGAATAGTCTCCAGAAGTTCCGCGCACTCTTCAGGCGTAATGTCAGGACAAATCGCTGAAGTGCGACGATGTGGCGTCAGCCGAGTCACTGGAAACGACGCACCAGCAGGCTTGCCATACTGAAGAGTCAGGTCAGTGCCGGACTCGGCATCAGTAATATCGCCGTACTCTGGGTTGAGCACAAGATTAAGCAACTGCTCGTACACAGTCTTTCCATAGCCCCAGATGCGGATGCCCTTGTCCTCTTCACCGCGCACGATAACGGGTGAGAAGAATCGCTGACGTGCCATAAGGTTCTTTGCCAACTTGGTACTCTCCTCAGTTCCCTCGTTGAAGAGTTGCCGCACAAAAGAGTCGAGCGGATCATCTTCGCCAAAGTTCTTCTTGGGACTCAGGAAGCCGGCGTTCTTGCCAAGGTTGTAGTGAAACCAAAACTCCTTAAAGGGATCGCCGTCGGCGGTCGGAACAATCCGAATCACCTGTTCGCCATCCGTTGGACGCCAAAATTGAGAACGGTTACCGCCGCCTCCTCGGTTTTGCAATGCGTTCAACTTGTTACGCATCTTCTTTAGATCAATTGCCATGATTCATTCTCCTTGTTAAAGTCAACTTAGCGAATCTTCCAAGTTGCTATGTTGTTTAGTTAATATAACACACCCGCTAAGGAGTGTCAAGCACTTTTTCATAGTTTTTTTGAACTATTTTACTGTGTGCCAAGCAGTAAACGTAATTTTCTTCATAAGATGTAGAGTGGACCATATAAGAAACAGCGCAGTCTTCGCTTCGTCTGTCTTTAATCTGGCTGCGAATATCTCTAAACAGACTGCCATCCTTTTCTATGGAATCTTTATTGATAGCATAATAATAACACTTGTCTGCGATTGTGTCAAGAGGAAAAAATAACTTTTCTTCATTTTTTTCAAAATCGACCACGCCGAGCGTTGATATGCGTGCTGGATTACTCGGCTGTGCGGAAAAATCAATCTCCGGCTTTGTCTTGTTAAAGACGTTGATCATATGAAAAGTCGAGACGACCGTCTGATTGATAGCCTCATAATAAGAAGACAACGGCACCTCCCCGATAACGTCCTCGACCACCAAATTAGATACCATATACATTCTTTCAAAAACACCAGAACGGGCATACTGCTGTAAAACACCCGATACCACACGCTCTCTTAGCACGGCTCGCTCGTTCAGCAAATCAACGTCAGGCTGAATGTACAGAATGCTGATATTGTGATCTTTTATATTTTTTAGAATTTGCAGTGTTGCACCGGATACTTTGCCGGAACCAGCGAGCACAAATAGTACCTGCCCGCTGGCTTGCTTTAAAAACTTGCCGAGCCCACGGAAATTGCCTCTGTCGTATGACTCATGATCTGACCGCTTCGGAAGAGAATAGCAGTTTTCGCCTTTTAACCCTGCGTCAAGTTTTAAAATCTTGTATTGTGGGTATGCTGCAAAGCGATCTGCAATAGCACACCCAGCAGAGCCGAGTCCAATTATCGTGTCCACTCTAACTCCTTCATTTGACCATAATTAGTTCCAACAGCGAGATTGACCCTCATTTGACCCAGCGATGTGGCAGAAAAAGTGTTCAACAATTCCCCCAACATCAAGCGATCATCTTGGTGCAAATCAATCACAACACTGTCATGAAGACAGAAACTAATAAATGACTTCTTGCCCTCCAGCAGCCAATTAAGTGCAATCATTTGCCTCAACACCATGTCAGCAGTTGTGCTCTGGATCAAATAATTCAAAGCATGATGGGCATCTGAACTAATAGATCGATCCCAAATGGTCGTCACTTGGCTTCCATTGAAGTACTTCTGTACCACCTTGTCTCGCTCGTACAGCCGACCCGAAAGATGATCATTTGAGTCGGGATTGTATAGCCAAGCAAAAATTCTTTCTTTGGCTTTCTCTCTTGTTCCTGCACCTCGATAAACATTCTTCAAATTCCAATCGTGTATGTCTTCTGCCGGCTGGTCCTTTCCAGACAAAGCCAGAAGCACTCGCAACTCTGCTGCGTTATAATCCAACTCCACAAAATAGTCATTGGTTGGCTTAATAATTTTGCGATTGCGCTTGTCAAGATTGAGTATGGGAAAACTATTTTGCTCCAAACCTAAGCGACCTGTCTTTGTACCAAAGATATTATATTTTATGTGCTGTGTCGGCTGGGCTGTCATTCGCTGCCACAATCTCCGTGACCGGGGGGAGGCGCGATCAATTAAACTTGGGTCAATCTTTAACGGGCGGCTGGCAATCTCTGTGGTCAACTCCTGAAGATCTGCCAAAAATCTATAATTTGCTGGCTCATCGTGGGTATCGAAAACATGTTTCGAAATCTGGCTCTTAATATCGCAATACTCCATCAGAAACCTATGCGGCACCAAGTCAAAGAAGCAATTTTCGTCCAGCGACACCTTGGCGTTGATAAACGACCGCAAATACGCCTTCAGGCGGTTAGAAATATAATCCCACTCTCCAGTCAAATCAGAAGGACATGCATCCTGCAAAGAAGCCCCGCCGCAGTACAGCCGAGCATATTTCACGTCAAGCCCCTTAAGGTAAGGTGCATATGACCATGTTTTTGTAAGACCGTCGGGCAGCGAACCCATCGTCAGTTCACCATCGGCGTATACACCAACGCACTCACCCTTGTCATCAAGAGTTTGAAAAATCATCGACCCCTCTTAGAAGTAAAAAGTACCCGGCTCGTTGCTAAAAGCCATTTCCTCTAATATACACGCAATTTCTGCATCTGTCAAGTTTTTTTGATCAAATACTGGAACAGTATAATCGTTTTTGAACTGATTGTTAATATATTTCATTGCAGTCTTCTTGTCAACATGTCTATTGAAATTTTGTGCTCTTTTCACAATTCTGTCAAACTGCATCTGATCCCAGTTTTTGTTCATTTCATGAGCACGAATAAAAACCAACATCCGAATCCAATAATCATCAGCATATCTTTCATCCAACTCAGCGCGTGTAATCTTTTTTCTCTCTGATAACACTGTGGTTGTGATCAGGCGACCCTTGTGCCGGCGAGTGACCAGTTCTTGTACCATTGGAGTCATAGTAACATACGAATTATAAAAGTCAAGCACATATGTTTTTAAAGTGTCCATGTCCGTCAAATGAGACTTGTAAAAACCACGCTGGAACGCCTGAGCCGCATTATCGATATTGTACTCTTCCATATATCGCTGCATTGCGGGCGAGTCGAGGTCAGCATATAGTCTCCAAGGGGCGTTCTTGTCAACATAAAACCCAAACTGCATGGCGGCTTGCCGGAAGAAACTAAAGTTGGCATTTTTAATAAACCCTCTGTATTTCAGATCATCATTATCGTGAGGCGCATCTTTTTCTATGTCGATAGCCAGTCCGCTAATCATTGGGTCGCAATACTTCGACATTAACCAATGACTTCTTGTGACTGGGAAACCCCTGCCGATAAAGGCAGGGACATATTCATTTACAAAGAGTTGCACAAAAGACTTCCAGTCCACAAGGCGCTGTGCCTTAAGGCTGTTCTGAAGGAACTTGTCAGTAAACCCGGTGAAAATAAAACTAGCCCATTGATGATATGCCGAATGGGGCGACTGCCAGCCTCTTTTTGGCGCTAACGTCAAATACGGACCATCTTCCTTACTAATCTTGTTGCCATATGCCGCTTCCTTAAAATACTCTCGCAAGCCTTCGAACGCTTCAGCGACGTAATTCATCACCATATATGTTTTACCGTCTATGGTTCGTAACTGCTTTAACGGTGCTTCCGATGCAAAAACTGTGTCGCCCTCGGTGTCAATTCTGCCATAAAACGGCTTGTCATACCAAACATCAATAGGCTTGGCTCCAATTTCAGGATAAGAATATTTTTTATATTTATCTCTCTGGTGGAACAGTGGATATGTCTTGAGTTTATTCTCTCCCTTGGGATTTGTAATAACTCTAGCGTTCGGTGTTGGCGGCAATTTTTTATATTTAGACATTATGGCATCTCCATGTCAGCCGGAGCAGTTGGCATGCCATCAGTATCTCCGTCGTCACCACAGGATTCCTCTGGGGTGTTTGGATCAGGCTGACCGTCGCCAAAGGCTGTAAATATGCACTCTACATCTGTGCTAAACTTGCCACGCTCAATTGCACCCTTAGCCTTGAGGACAGTATAATATCCTCCGAGCCCCATGCCTTTGATTGCGTCAAACGTAGCACCCGGCGCGGAAGAAACGACCATCGCCGGATCAACATACAACATCATTCCCGGTTTAAAAATGGAATTTCCGAACATTTCAACATCAACATTATAAGGCATCGGGCGATAATTGGGTGTATCTCCACCATCGGTGGGGTTTGTCATGTGACTCTCTCTCATGCCGGGTATTTCCATTTTTTTAAATTTCACCTTTTTGGTCAAACCACGATCACAACCCATCTTAATCCAAGGAATTCCCTCTTCGGCATCGCGTGCCTCTGCCTCTGCGTGACTAGGCTCCCAAGCGTTCAATGACCGTGCGCCTTGAGAGTTTGCATAAACAATAAAGTAATCTCCAGACATTAATCCCATCCTGTTTTCTCCAGTTGGAAAAGGCTGGATTTCAGTCACCAGAATATTACCAAACGGCTCTTCAGATGGTTGATTGGACATTCTGTCTTTCGGACCATCAGCAAACGGCGCATTGACAGTGGTCATGGAAACCCGTGTTCTGGTGCCTCGCATTTCATTGCCAAAGCATCGCGGAGATAACGCTGGACCGATAAGTGTTGTAATCGTATCTTTAATAAAATCTTTAAGAGCATACTTTTCGCGCTCTGGCTTAACCACCTTATCCAAAAACCAGACATTGAACAACTCCAAAGAAATGGGAATGTCTGCGAGGCAGTAGTTTTTGACCTCTTGAGTAAAAGGATCCGATATGCGTATCGGTCCAACTACTGGTCGTAACTCTTTCAAACTTCTTGGAGCCTCGTCCCGACGCAGAACAGACAGCGCAACATCCAGCAAGTCACCGTAATAAAAGTAAAACATTTTTTCTTTGGTTGAGGCGGTATCATCAGGGGTCTGCCGATCTCGCAAACGATCTACGTCCTCTGTTCGATGTTCTGCTGTTCTCTCGGCACCTTGGATGCCAAGCGAGCCACGATCTGCAATATCTGTGCCGATGCCATCCAATTGGCGATTTAAATTTTGTCTACCGCCGGTGGATGCAAAATCCGATTGTGCAGCAGCAACGGCTGCTTGGTCGTTTCGATCCACAACTTGATTTGCCCATGATGGATTGGGATCACGCCCTCGCTCGGCGCGGCGTTCTGCTGCTGCCCTGTCAGTCAACTGCCCGCCTCTTATATTAAAATCCGGTCCTACAAGCATGTCTACTTCTGCAAGGACAGCGCCCATCTCTTCGATCTGCTCGTTCTCAAGAGTAATACTAAAAATACCATTTCGATTGTACAACTGCTCCATCATATTACCATAAATAATATTCCTGTTATACATGTTTCGAATTGCAATGTTTTCACGCTCTCTTTCTTGATCTTCTGTGACCTCTTCCTCATTGTGATTTTCGTCATTATAAGAGCCAAGCCATCCCTGTCGTTGCGTGCCACCGGTGCAGGCGTCTTGCTCTTTTGCATCAGCCAGTTCATCATCCATTTCTTCTAGTCGCGCAGCATCTGCTGCCATTTGTTCCTGAACGCTTAGATTGGGGTCATTGCCTAATTGCTCTTGTGGAGATTGACGGTGCATGCTCAATGAGAACAAACCGGGCTCTTGAGTGAAGCCCCTGTCGGTATTTCCAGAGCCCTCCAGTCCTGCCAAAAGTGCATCTGCTTCTGGAACGTCTAAACTCCCTTCGGCAGCGGCAATATAGTCAATCGTTACTTCGCATGAACCGTCATTTTTAAAATCAATTTCATGACCCGTGTAGTTTAAGAAGTAGGTTGAAGTGGCGTTTAAAACAGCCTCTCGGAATGTTGCAAGATCTTCTGTGGGAGTAGTTATATTTTCACCATAATTTGCCGGCAATGGCGCATAGCCAACAACAACCTTAAATCGAAAATATTCTGGATTGTAGCCGCCGGCTCTTAAAATTCTTCCTTCCGCTGATGGGTTGAACATCTCTAAAAATCGGAATTGGTGAAGCCCCCCATTTTCATCGGCTATACCAGTGTGAAGCGTAAACATGTCATCTAAAGACGAAAACCTCAATTTCATCTTTGCCTCAATTACGCGAGATGCTTCAGCGGGGTTGGATCCCGCAAGTTCCCATTCAAAAGATTTAATTCCATTGCCGGGAACGCGACCGCCATGCCGTGCCGTAATATTCTCGACGGAGGATGGATCCATGTGATCATCAAACGGAATCTCTATGTGAGCCTGATTTGTCCCATCTTCGTTCGGATAAAAAACTTTATATACTTTTATGCGAGGCACCAGAGCAGAAACTTCTGCCGGAGTTGCATTCATTAAGTAGCCGACATTCCCCGGCGACACTAACTTTTGGACCATTGCCTGTGGGGATGACGAAGTATCGGAACCCCCCGAATACAGTTTTGCAAAATTTGGATATGGATGACCACTGTTTTTACCACAAAAAAGATCCAAGTAAGTCGTGAAGAAACACTGCTGCTGAAACCTTACGGATTCTTCGCGCTGCTCGTCATCGCCAATAACTTCATCATCTGCCATAATCTATGCTCCTAATCAACCAAGTCGCAACATGTCAAACACCTTATGAAGCGGCATTGGAATTTTAATCACATCTCCAATCTTAACATGCGCCTCTGTCGGCGTTTGGTTAAACCATGCGATGACCCACCAATACTCTGGCTTGCCATAATACTTGTGAGCCAATTTATAAAATCGATCTCCCCGAACCCAAATATGACCATGACGCTCTAATGTGCGAATCTGCTCCACGGTGGGGTGCGACATGTTCGCAGTCATGTATTGCATAATGTGTTTAACATTCCTTTCACGAAATACCTCACTATACATTCTGCTTTTATTTTTTCTGATCTCACGACCACCGTTTCTTTTAGCCATCAGGTTCCCTCCATATCAGCGGCATCTGCTGCTTGCCACGGCATTGCTGAAGGGTCACTATTTGCGTTTCCACCTGAAGCCCAGTCCTCGGGACCGGGGGGTGGATCGCCTTGACCTTCTCCATATGGGAAGGGGTCGAACCCTTCCCTTGCACCACCGCCGCTGGAGTATCCAAGGCGGTGAGTGTGTAAAACATTTAGATCACACGACAGTTCCAAAATTTTGGGATACAGCAACCCATCAGAAGGAACAAACATGCCTTCATCTAAGTTGGGCGAAAACTCAAACCCTGAAACAGTACACAACAGCCCAGCAGACTCGGCAGAAGCACCATCAGCGGATGCTCCCATAGCAGCGTCTTGAATTAGGTTTGTAAACTTAACTTTAAACAGTGGCGCACCGCGCAAACCAGCGGCACCAGCGCCTCCTTCGTCATATGTTGGATACAGCATAGAAAATAATTTTTCACACTTTTGCATATTAAATCGCGCCTCGTCTGTGTGTGCCGAGACAATCGTCCATCCAATATTCAGCGAACGCTTTGTGCCAGAATAAGTTTGGATTTCATCCATTCGACCATACACCGACTCAGACTCCCAAGCGGTTTCATAAGAGTCACTGTAATCGGTAAGCATTGCCCGAAAGGTTACACTCTCGCCCAAAAGAACACTAAAAAACTCAATCGTGAGTTTTGCGTTCTCTGCAACATTTAAACCTAAGTCTCCGTAGATCTGTGCCATTTGCCCACTCCTTATGACCTAACTAGTTAACTGCCAAATATAACATTGTTCTTCTTGTTCATGGCAACCTCGACGGCGCGGGCAAACTCTCTCTCATTGAGGACCATAACAATTTCTTTGTTACTTTCGCTTGATGCCGTCATTGCTTTTGCACTGGACTCAAGAGCACGCAAGAAGGGGTCGAACATTGGCCACCTCATGTCATCTTGAATCTCTTCATAGCGCTGTGCCTGATCAACCAATTGCATTGTATTATCAACAACTTGTGGAGTGACCTTGACCCCGGCGTCTGCAAGTTTTTCCCAAGAATCGGCATAAACACCGAATGTAATCATCTTCTTCGTCGGCATCATCCATAGCGCCCACGCCATCGACCAAATTGCACTCGATAGCATCCAAATTCCAGCCGCCATGCGGAACAATGGAGACTCGGCTATCGTCTGGAACAATTCCATAAGTTGCTCCATCACATCCATACTGTTTCGCAACTGCTCAAGCGCTTGATGGAAAACTAAGGTGGCTTCGCCCACTCTCTCCATAGAAAATACAAACATATTGAATGCCCACGAACTCTTTGCAATCATCAGCAACGCCAAGTTAAGCGGGAACATGGCATAAGCAATTTTGCGAAGACCCTTCGCAGTCTTCTTCATGTTGGTCATGTTTGATAGCGCGGTAAAGATAACGCCTAACGCGGCACCTGTTTCGGGAGGGATTTTAGCAAATGCATCTGCAAGCATATTAATAACTCTTCCGAGAGAGCGAACACCCTTACTAAAGCCGGGAACCAGCGCTGCGAGTCCGAAAGCGATGAGCCCTGCTCCAAGAACCATCAGAGCCGGTCCTAACATTAGCAACCCAAGGGCGATTGCGGGCATTGATGACGCAATCGGTCCTAACAGCACCAGCAGGTTTACAAGTTGAGTCAGGGCACTCCCGCCGAGTGTCATGCCGAGGAAGATAAAAATCATCGCAATAAAAAACAAGACTGCTGCTGGAAGTAAGAATAGTGACCCGATAAAGAAGAAGAAAGCCCCGAACATCAACAATGGTCCCGCGAGCGCTATAGCCAGTGCAAACGGAATAAGAAGTCCGGTAACAGTTGCAAGAGAAGAACCTCCTAGCATGTTAATTGCCACAGCGAATATTAAGAATGCGACGGCAGCAATCATCATCGCAACGCCAAGGAAGATCAGCGCCTGCGCCATTATTATCATTGCTGTTGCGGCAACGGGTGCAATCGGAGCCAGAGCAGCGAAGATCATAATCAACCCTGCCACAACAAGACCCAAAAACAATAATGCCAGCGCAGCCAAGAATGCCTGACCGGGGGTTTGCATCAAAAGCCAAATAAGGACAACAAACGACACCACAATCACGATCACGGCAAGAGCAACCATTGCAATCGCAATAGCCAGCGCGATAGCGGCTAACGCCACAAAGATAACAATCGGAAGAGCCGCATACAACACGGCAGTAAGAGCACCGAACGCAGGAGTTGCACCAGCAGAGGCTACACCTGCGGCTGTCGTTCCAGCAGCAGAGCCACCCATCGCTACACCAAAGAAGGTCGCCACACCGGCGGCAATTCCCTTAATAGTCGTTATGACCCCCATGATCATTGCATATGCTTTTGACACCACGGTCAATGTAATAAAAATACCTACAAGAATACCGAACGCGGTAACGAGGAAATCCGCAACTGGACCCATGCTCAAAAAGCCATCCAACAGAAAGTGGATTCCCGAAACTAGCGGCTCGACTGCTACTGCCAACATTCCCATGATTGCATGCATTTTATCCATCATGGTTGCCGTTGCCGCTGTCGCTTCTGCAAGTTGTTCTTCGCTAACTGCTGCTTCCTCCGCTGCTGCTTGTGCTTCTTGCACCCCGCTAGCACCGGTAGCAAATAATTTTTGTGCCTCTGCCATGTCGGTGATGCCAGCGGCATTAGCAAGAGCCTTTTGTTCGAACCTATCCATTGAATCCCAAGACTTGCCTGATGCAGCAACTCCGTCGAGGATCATCTGAATTCTTTCGTCTTCCGAGGCGTTCAACAGATCCATTGAGTTGAGAAGATCGCCGCCGAGGACAGCGTTCAGTTGCCCTGCGGCTTGTGCCGCACCTTCGAACGTATCCATGCCCTCGGTTATTGCAATCAAAGACTGGACTTCCAATCCGGTAGCCTTTGCTGTTGCTGCAAGTTTCTTAAACACAGCCGGCGCATCTTTACCATATTTTGCCAAGGTCGGCATTGCCGCTTCAAAACCAGCCGCCATTTCAGCAGGGGCAATTCCTAGACCAATTGCTGTTCTAGCCAAATCGCTGTTGACAGCCATCGCTTCGTTTGCCGTCATTCCCATGCCAGTCACAAACTGGTTATTAAGATTTGCGGTTGTCTGGGTTGAAACACCAAGACGATCCAATGCCGCTGCTTGACCGGCGACCGCTGCTTGGGCTTCGGCTGGCAATCCAGAAAATGCTGCCATGCCACTTTGCAAAGATGCAACCGCTGCACCGGCTTCTGCCATGTTTACACCGAACTGTCTGGTATCTGCCTGAACGTCCATCATGACGCCCCGCATTGAGTGACCTTGACCCGTTGCAGCAGCAAGAGAGGCACCTGCTTGATCGACCTCCAGAACCATCATCATCGTGGACTGGACAATCTTTGTGCCGATGCTGTAAAGAATGTCGGCTGGGTTTAGCGCTTCTTTAATGCCATCTGTAACAGCACCCCAGCCACCTTCTGTGGCGAAAACCTGACCTAAATAAGAGTCCTGCCAACTTGAAAGCCCAAGAGCGCCTTGCAGCGTTTTTTTCGATGCGGCGGTGATCCGATCTTGAGCATCCATCTGCTCATTTTGCTTGTCAAGAATCTCTTCCTGCTTTTGAAGAGTCTTTTCTAATTCTGCATTATAAGTGCCTGCTGCCTGTGCAGCCGCACGAATGTTGGCAATCTCAGTTGCTCGCAGATCATTTTGGGCACGTTGTTTATCACGCCCGTCATCCATAAGATCAACAAGGATCTGCTCATTAGCAACGGATTCCTGTTGAGCAGAGATCGTGTCCCGAATGGCTTGGGCTTTTGCCTTTGCTTTATCAGTACCTTCCTGCTCTAATTGATTAATCCGCTCAAGAATTGCTTCATATTCTTCTGCAAGTGCTGGATCTGGTCCATTTCCCTCTGACATGGATGGCGGGCTCCCTTAAAACTAATCTTTAAATGGCCACTTCAGACCCGTAGTCCTTTCGAACTTACTAATTGACTTATTTAATTTAAACTTGTTCTTGTATGTCCTTGGATCGTTAAGACCATATTTTGCGGCTGACTTCATGTACTTCTTCTCGCCGCTGAGTGCTCTAGCGAAAGACGAAACTTCACGCTTACTACCCTTTACACGAACAGGAATTGCCGAACCGCCGAACATCGCTTTCATAATAGATTCGATGCCAAAGCCAAGCATGCGTAGCCAACTTTCGCTGACCTCGCCTCTTCGGGCAACGCCCAAATCAATCTCAATTGGTGCAATATCATTAGTGTCCTGCATGTGGTCTTCTCCTTGAAATATAAAAACGCTTACTCATAAGTAGTGCCGAAATCCAAAAGCCGTCACTCGCATTTCACCATCAGAGGCTCAATCGGGCGATTTATTCGTCTTCGTTTTTCTTGATAATTTCTTTGCAGACCAGTTCAGAGCGCTTGATACTTCTCATTTTTAAAACTTCTTCAATCAGCGTTTCTCGATCTGTCTCTTCTTTAATTTTTTTAACGGATTCATCCGTGGCATTCCGCAGATATGCCAATATCTTCCAGTTGAGTTTATCCTCATTATTCATTGTAGTTTCCCTCCTACAAAACCTATTCTACAATTTTACAGCGCCAGCCATCCTGCGATCCCGAGTATGGATATACCCCCTAATAATGCGGTAATCGCAGTGAACATAAATAGTTTTTCTGACAGTGAAAGCCTCGGTTTAAAATCTTTTTTCAACATTTCGCGAACTAAAGCATCAAACTCTTCATCAGTACCTTCATGAATTGCACTGGCAACTCTTTTCTCATCCATAATCTTTTGAAGTTCAATGATGTTGTTCTCTTCCATGTTTTAGGCTCCCGTATCCCCTGTGTCTGCGGAGTCGTCGTCATCTCCATCTTCGACGGGCTCATAATGATATGCAATCTCCACCAAGACATTGGCACCGGGAATTACCGTAAACTCCACGGAGTTGGTGGCTGGATCGAATACCCAATCCCAGTTCAGCACGCCGTTGTGAAATACCCGAATTGTGTCTTCATGAGAGGGGATGTGTGTAAGATCCCAGTACTCATGAGGCTCAACGGAGTTTGACGCATCGGTTACACCGGGTGCCCAATCTTCGTCGCAAATGTCAACAATGACACCTCCAAAGTAATTTGTAGCCTCGATGTATCGGTCACCAATATTAATTATGCTTGGCGGGGAGGCACACACGGAGTCTGCCTGCTCTACGTTCACCACGCTGGCAACAAACGCAGACCCACCACGAAGAGCGCCAAACCAGTTGGTGAAGTCTACCACATCGATCATGTAGTCATCGCTTTGCTCCTCTTCATCAGAAACAAAGACAACCAACAGCGCAGCGTCGGGACGCAACCAAGTGCTAGCATAAGAGTTGTTTTGAATATACTCATATACTGCATCGAACCCTTCTTCACGATGACCAGTGCCCATTGCATTGTACATATCAATGGCGTCAGCAATATCATCGCCGGGTACCAGCGGGAACTGTGATTCGCCAAGAGCCGCAACGGGGTCGTTGCTCATCATGGCGAGCCGCCAGCCTGATTCTGGCAAGGCATTCATCATCGCCTCGATGCCCAACAACAAATCAGGCTCGTATTGATACATTGATCCAGATGTGTCGATTACCCATAAAATATCGACGCCATCTACACTTGCTGGCTGGACAAAGTGATCCACCCAAATTTCACCATAATCAGTCTCGCCGGGGATCTCGACATATTCAGTCTCACCCGGTACTTCTACATAAACTGTTTCGGTTTCAGCATACCTTGCTGTAATTGCATAATCAGAACAGCCTACGACACTCCCTGCAAGCAGGAGCATCGCGACTGCAAGCCTCGCGAATTTGCCCATTCCATAACTTCCTCCAGAGACATTGCCCTTGCCTCATTTGTAACTATGAGGAAAAAACACAAATCTCTTAGGAAGTATGAAATAAATATTTTATTCGGCTTCGTCTTTTGCGAGCAGTTCGTCCACCCAGCCTTCAACAAGTTCCTGACTCCACCCGTGGACTCCAGCATGAATGACCATTTCTCGGTCAATAGCAAGAATTGTCGGATAGCCTGATACTGGGTAACCATCTTCTGCCGAGTAGTCAACAACACTGGAATCGCCCTGCAAAACTGGAGATACGCTGGGGATTCCATAAATGACCGCCCAATCTTGCACATCGTGCAGTTCAACTGAACCGCCGGCATGGTCTTGAAGTAAGACCGTAATCCACACCACGCCATCTTCGTTATACTTTGTGACGTGTGAGGCGACCTGTGATGCCGCCGCTTGGCACGGTCCACACCATACCACCGAAAAGTCTAAAATAATAATTTTTCCGTAGTAGTCGTCATACAAGGACACCATTTCATCTGCCTGATCTTTAAAAGAAAAATCACAAGCATGATCTCCAATCTTGCCGCCGCAATCATCCCATGTTATAGGGTTCGGCTCTTCATCTACAACTTCGGTGTCAACCACCAACTCCGCACCATTTTTACATCCACTGGTACAACCTGCGGTCAACAATGCCATCATTAATATAAGAAAGTTTTTCATGTTCTTTCCCTCCAAAAGTAATTATCAGGCTATTAAATAAAAAACCGGAGATGTAAAAACATCTCCGGTCGAATCCAAGGTTGCCGTCGCTTATCTGGAAGTTATGGTTTGGGCAAACCGCTCGGCATACTTGGCTTACTTGGCTTCGATGGGGAGGACCGGTTTCCGCGACCCTTGTTCATTGCATCTTCTTCTGTCTTAAGTTGTTTTGTCAATCTCTCAACAAACCACCTTCTTAAACCGACTGGAAGACTGTATGCTTCTGTGAAACTCCACCCACCGTAATATTTCATATAGAAAAACTGTTCGTAAACATTTTCTATGTACTTAGGACTTAGGCCAAAAAAAGTCCGTCGTAAACGGCACCTCCATCTCCACCTCCGCATCGCAGTGTACGCAAGCGAAGTTCTGCTTAAGATCTACGTTAGGCATGAGCGCTTGGTACAGCGTCCGCAGATAACGGGAGTCTGAAGCAGGAAGGTTATCGACGGCTTTGTTGATTGTGCTAGCATCTGTGTGTCCCTCAACGGAGACAATCATTCGTCGCAACTGAATAGACAAAGTTGCTTCTGGCATCTTTGACTTCTTCCGCTGCTTAACTGAGTTTTGGATTGCTTGCTCGTCTGCACCGGTCATGGCACGAACCTCAAGCGACCAACCAGACTTTGGAAGCGTAATGACATAATTATTTGTTGTGTCGTTAATGCTTACCCTCTCTAGAATGTCTGGATCCTCGCACACATCCAAATCCAAAGCCGCTTGGATTGGCGCGTCATTCAAGTCGAATGTATACTGCGACTTTTCACCACATGAAGGGCACTGGACCCCGGTTGTATAATCGGCACCGTAGGCATCGATTCTGGCAGCAACCAAAAGCGCGTTCTTATCGCCAACCAGCATGTCACCCGGTGTTACCCGACGGTCACAAATAATACTGGAAAGCATACGCTCAATCGCGATACCATTCTTAAGCAAAGAACGAGAAGTTAGAATATCTTCTTCCTTTGCTGTCATATGGCGAATTTCCAAAGTGGTTTGTCCTGCGAGCGGATGCTCGGCAGGGTATAGCAAACCCCTTGATGGTAATTCCACATGTTCTGTTGGAGTTACAAATGTAAGTCCACCACCACCATCTCCACCGCCACCGGGTGGCTTGCGAGCGGTAAGGGGTGGATCTGAATCGGGGCGTTGCGTACCGCCCATGCGATCCTGATTTCTTCTACCCATTAATCACCTCTTTTCTGTTGACAGGTATTTGTCTCTTTAACAATATATCACCATTGTATTGGTATGTTAAACTTTTTTTTAGGATGAACTGCCCGGTGTGAAGAATGCATTGGTTCCCTGCGTACCGGGTCGGTTAGTCTCAAGGTAAGCCCAATCATAACGGAGTTCGATTTCCACGTCGGTCATCTCATCACCATCGTAATCAAGTTCACCATACTTAACATCCTTAATCCATGCGTTCCAAAGCGTCCATGTTTCCACGGCTTCACCGTTTCCATCAATCTGTTGGATTTGAATTTGTCCAAGAGCGGTCGTAGCCTTTGCCTTAGACATGGTGTCCAGTGCGTCTGCGCTAAGAGCGGGAGAGTAGCCGGAACTGCGGATAATTTGAGTTACAGTTGCGGCGGCATCGGGATCAACTGGGTCTGCCAGAGTCAAAGAAATTGTATTCCACTCAACTCTACCGGGATACCAGTAGGTGTGGTTAATATATTTATGTGATGTTTCAGATACCGTGTATGAAGGCTTTGCCACCTTCTTAAGTGTCCATGAAGGAATATGATCGTTAACCAAGATCCAGCGGTACTGTCTCTTTGGATCTTTCATGCCTTCAGCAGCGTCAGACCAGAATGCCATTGTTTGTGTTCTCCCTTACAAGCGTTTCGCTATATCATTAAGTAGTGAGGCGCAATACTTTACGCCCCCATATTTTTATTAATCGTCAAATGACGCTCCACTATCCGTAATCACGAAGTCAATCGCAATAAACTCAATTGCACGGGCAGGCTTCAGAAGAATCTTAGCGTACATAATGTTTCTATCAATCAACTCTGGTGTAGTAGTGGTTTCGTCAAGGATGACTCGGAACTCAGTAAGACCGAACCGAGACTGGACACTTGCCAAGAATGGCTTCACCCGAGAGGTGAATCGTGACCATGTAGTCTGGACGTTCTGGTCGAAGAGGACCGTTGCAGCCATACGAGATACCTGCTTCTTGATGAAAATCATCAAGCGACGTACATTGATGCGGTCGAGAGCAGACTGTGTGACCTGAAGGGTCTTCTGTCCGAACACTACAATGCCTTCTGCTGGGAACTGTGCGATGGGGTTAATATTTGCCTCATACAGCAGATCCCGTTCCTTAGAGTTCAAGCGGTGTCGCACGTTCAAGACGGGGATACCGGCAGCACCTTCTGTCAGACCACCACGGGTGAATCCAGCAGGGGCGAACCAAACTTCAGTCTTGCGCTGCGAACTTGACATAGTACCGAGAGCCACGATTGAAGGTGGAGCCCACAGAAGTGAGTTCTGATCTTGGTCGCGAATCTGGACCCAAGGGAAGTAAGCACAACCGTAACTTGAATTCAAGCCGCGATCTTGTAGGCTACTCACCGCCGAGGACACACTTGGCAAACGGTTGGCTTCGGAATCTGTGCCTTCTGTTGAAGGAACATAGTCATTCTGAAGGTCGATAATTGCAAGAGCATCAGCGCGGTTCTCGCATGCATTAATCATGTGCTCCGTCAAGCCGGGGTTTGTGATACCGGGCATTGCCATCAAGTTGCACTCGACAACTTCAGGGTCTGCAACGGAATCCACAGCACGCTTGATTGAGTTGTAAGCATAGTGCGTAAGGCTGCTCTGACCGCTCAGTCCAGTATTGCGGAATGGCTCTTGCTCCATAATGTCAAGTCCATCGCAACCACCCCAGACTGGCATTGTGAACCGGTCGAAGCCGGATGACAACACTTGGTTGTAAGTTCCACTCACAGCGGTTAATGAGTGTCCACCCGAGCGGTTTCCATTTGCCCATGAGGCATGTGTTGTGGAGCCGGCGACCAGTCGCACATCGTCAAGAGAGAAGAACTCTCCATACTCTGTTTGATTTTCTGTAACTGTCCATGCGCCTGTTCCAACCTCATTGGTGGTTGACCAAGGACGCCCAAGGTCTTCGTAACTCACATCGTGGCGAGCAGAGCCTGTCTTGGAAGTCATAAGACCCCAATAAGCATCCTTTGGATTGGAAACATCGCCCTGACTGGAACTCACGCGCAACTGATACTTCGGGAAGTGAAGGTCGATATGTGCGCCGGGAATATTTCCAGCCCAAATGTCGCCCTGACGAGCCTTCCATGTGGCTGTGTCGGCAGAGGCGCTAATAAGCACGTCTGTCGCGGAACCTCTTGCCGTACCCGTAGCGATACCCCAGTAGTATGAGTATTCATCGCCATATGCGAACGGCTGGGTAACCTGACTGCTTGTGCCGACGGTGTGAATATCACCAGAGGCGGCAGCGACGGCAGCAGGGGTTGAAGTCAGTGAGGTTGGATCGCCAACTGTGGCGCTCTTCCAGCGAGCCTTTCCATAGTATCCGAAAGGAAGGAGAGATGGATCGGTAACACCGGTATCCACATCTTCGTTCATTTCCATACGGAAGAATCGAGACTGGTTGTTGAAGCGACCATAAGTCTTGAATCGACCCTCTGAGTAATCCCAAGTAGAGTACATATCGCCAACCTTGCGAGCAACATAGTTCTCGGAGTTGGGGTTGAGGTTACAACTTGAGAAACGCTCAACGATCCGTGGAGCATTGTCCTTGTCGTTGGCACGACGCACAACAATACTGAAGGAGCCGTAAGGTTCAAACTCATTTGTTGATGCCTTAATGTCTTCGATAGAAATCTTAAGGTTTTGCTGTTCCCACTCGCCACTGTAAAGTCCGTGGAACTTCATCAACTTAGTGACAGGATACTCACCGTCGGAATCAGGAACGAACAGCGAACCTGAGCCAAGGTGTTGCGAGACAACCCAACCACTCTGGGCTGGACGTGCGCTAACACGGTTGTCAGACTGATCTGCACCAGAGGATGCCATTTGCTTCAGTGGCACCAGAGCCGCCATTTGTGAACCGGCAGCAGTGGTAGCAGACAAACTATGTCCAAGATACTGATCAAAAGTCTCTCCGAGCCAGAATGTCTTTACTTGCGCCGAATTCGTAATTGTATCGTTGCACAGCGTTGGGTTCGTGTTGAGAACCTTTCGGGCATACTTCTTAGATGCCGGTGCCATGTTGAAAGAAATTGTATCTTGCACAACATCGGACTTGTTACGAACACGCAACTTAAATTCATAATCTGAACCATCGGATTGAATCCACATTCCTGCTCCGTCGCGGGCAACACCAGCCAAGTCGTTTCCGACCAGTGTCAGAGCGCCCTCGTCAGCGTAAATAACTGCGGCAAGGTGGGCATCGCCCAAGTCTTGAGCAGAGCCAGATGCGGCAACAGGACCAGTAGCAAGACCATCAGAGGAAAAGTCCACGACAGTCATGCTGTTAATATCTTCACTAATACTGCTCGCTACGCCAGCAGCGCCGGGAATGAACTTGTTGGTAACCGTGACTACAGCGTCAGCAGCAGAGGCACCAAGCATGTAAGCCGAAGAGTCACTGGCGGCAGCAGAGCCACTTACGATTTGCTTTGCAATGTGTGTTGCAAGCGCAGCGTTGGTGGCGGCAGAAGCGTCAGCCTCAAACCATACCCAAGTGTTGTCAGGGGTAGCAGCATTAACTGAGAAATCTTGATATGAAGTGGAGATGGCAGCACCGCCGAAAGCAGGAGTGCCACGGGCTGTGAATCCCTTGAACTCCATCTTGAATGCCTTCGATCCTTTAATTTCTACCTTTCCGCTAGCGTCAAGTTGACCGGCTGTTGAACTGCTCTTCTGGTAAATAACAACATAACCCGAGGATGGGCTCATGGTGCCAATAGCGTCAGCCACATCGTGAGCAGCAGAGCCACCTGTTCCACCGGTGAGCGAGTTTCCAAGACCGTTTGTGGTGTGTACAAAAGTAGTACCGACGACAGCGCCAAAGTGACTAGCAGATGCATTAATGTCGGTAACAATGTTAGCCGCGCTCCAAGCACCTGCTCGGAGGTTGATTGTGTCTTCACCGGCACTGCAAGAAAGAATCAAGTTTCCGTCGCCGCCGTATGTTCCACCGGCTTCATAGATTACACCCCAAGCGTTCATGGATGTTCCTTCGCGGAACTTGATAGTATCGGAAGAGCCGTCTGCCTTGTATGAAATTTCAGAGTCAACAGCACCATTTGCTGTGCCGTGATCTAACAGTCGGGCGTATGTGCCGCCCATCGTCAAAGATGCAGTTGCGTTTGTAACGCCGGCAAAATCAGCGACAAACAGACCATATGCAGCAGCGTTTGCATTTACATTGGTTCCAAGCGTACCAGAAACCTTCCAACCAGCACGGGTTGCAGAGGCACTATAATCATCATGATCAGCGCCAAGCAGCCTCACATATGTAAGCGGTCCAGAGTTGCGGAGGTATGCTTGTGCAGCATATGCACCGTATGTTGGACCGAGGCGGTTGCCTTCTCGCCAAACATCGCCACCCTTTCCACCGGGAACGGGCATTCCGAATGTCTCAACGAATTCAGAAAATGAATCGACCTTCGTAGGGACTAAACCGGGTCCGCGCTCTGCGCGACCGATAACCACCGGACCCATTTCTGCTGGGGCTTTCGGTAGTTGTGAGTTATCAATCTCATTCAGGAAAATTCCCGGTGATACAAACTTAAACTTTTTAACTGACATGCTTTTTCTCCTTGGAACCGTTTGGCACTTCTAGGACTACTATTCTAATCCCGTGGTTTTTACTCTATTAAATAGTGCGGAGTTTGTCGAAAGACCATTTCGATTTCTAGAATTTACCCACTACTTAATCGATTTCATCTGGAAACCAGATGGACTCTCTTGGAAACTTAAACTCTACTGCACTCTCTCGTTTCGTAATGAAAGGTTTTTCGCGATTTGGACCCTCTCCGATCAAATGACCAAGAACTTTTATTTCAATTTGAGTTTGAAACTTTCTCTCATCTTCACCCATGTCCGCGACGTTGTTGTCTCCCGAGAAGTCATCGCCAATAAAAGCCTCAAATTTGTGCTCTTCGTGGCTGAGTGTGAAATAATTAACAGCGCCGGTCTTCGTCATGAATGGCTGGGTGATCTCATTCATTTGCTGCACATACTCTGTCCAAACAGAGATCGTATACGTCACATCAACATACACGGGCATGGGAATTGAAATCGTTTCGTACACCACTTTTTCGTTCTGCGGGCTGAGTTTAAAATTGATTTTGCCATGCCGCTTTTTCGATGTGGCGTTGGCGAAATTCTTTGTCTTGTCTTGCTGGATTCTTCTTGAGATGACAATGGAACCACCCTTGTAATCATTAATCTCCGAGATGTGTGCCCAAGCCGGTCCTTTGCGACCGGGATCTTTAACAGCACCTGTTCGTTCAACAGTAATGATAGGCAAAATAAGAGATCCATTCTTGTCTCGGAGGCGGCTATCTTTTTTAACTTGATGAACGCGCTCGCCGGCAACAAAAATAACAGGCACCTTCTTCCAGCCTTCGTTTGTGGTGGTGTGGATGTTTAGGGTGTCGTTAACCCAGTTGAACATGCTGCGATCAATGTTCTCCATTGAACAGGGAGACACTTCAATCTTTTCTTTATATTTGTTATCCGGTATAGGCATTAAACACTCCCTCTCTAGCCTTACGGCACGTTGCGGTGATTTGGAACTTGTGAGGATCCTGACCAAACAAATATCTCGGCTGTCCTAAATCTGCGATTTCATAAAACTCGCCATCGTACTGCAAGAAGTCGCCTTCGCGAATAAATAAATTTTGATCTTCGGTCAGTCGGCGCTTGTGAAAATGTACAGTGATGTTACTAATCTTATCAACACCATAATTCGTATAAGAAGTCGTTGTCTCGTTCTTTTCAACCAAGCAATGAATTCTCACCGGAGGCAAGAATGTTTTTTCAATCGCCTCGCCATACAAATCGTGAAACTCGGACCTTTCAAGGTCAATAGGGTAATATAAAACTGTCTGACCGATGACGCGCTCGATCAACTCATCATTAACTTGCTTAACAAGATTTCTTTCTTTTTCCCCTGCAAATAACGGTGGTGGAGGGGCTTCTGGCTGGGACCATTCGTTGTCTGCCATGTCTTAGCCCTCCTTATCCTGTGAAAATCGGCAATGGGTTTTGCGTCTGCAATCGAGATGATTGCTCCGCAAAGTCTGCGTCACCTTCAATTAGTTTTCCGTATGTCAATTCATCAAGCACGGTAATCAATTCTTCTCTAAGAGAATTTTGCTCGTCTTTACCTGCGGTAATTAAGTCTCCACCATTCATCGACAAGTCGTTGCCGGGAATAGGAATCGAAGAAAATTTGCTACGCACCAAGCCAAGCATCTCCTTAGACAATGCGAGTGCGAATCGACGGATCCACTGCTTTCCAATAGAGTTAATCTTATCAAATGGCAAGTTTTGCATTGGCATCGTGTTCATGTTATTAATGCCGTCGATACCCTTGAAAGGCTTCGTTTCTTGCCAGTTATCTCCCGAGGTTGGAACTGTGAATTCAACCCAAAACTTTGCGGGCGAGCCGCCGGCTGTGGGCGTTGGGAAAAGCCTCAACTGATTGTCACGCAACTCGTAAGAATAGTGTGAAGTGCGAGTATAAATCGCATCTTCATATGCAGTTGCTTGCAACTTGTTGTGCCACACTGGGATCATTTCAAATGTCGATGCATCTGAATATTGCCCATAGTCAGCCAAGTTACCGATAACAGAAAGCCCGCCATAATATGCATAGAAGTTCCACATGGCGCGGGAAGTTTTGTAATACACTTTATTAACAAGAATCTTCTGATCTCCAACAGCCCCCGCAAAATCTAAAGAAGCAGTGTTGGCGGCTGAAGATGAAATCAGTGATTGAAGATCGTAGTCTTGTTGTCCGTCTACCATATCAAAAGATGCAGAGTATGTACGGATATGCCCACCCACGGCAACTTCGCCTGAAGTGCCTTCTGCGATGCGGCGACCGTATGCGAAGTCAAAAATTGGATATTTTAGACCCAAATGCAGATTCTTATCAACCGAACCATCATTAAATGATCCGGTAATCATCCCATTGGAATCAAAACTTCCCGTTGTGGAACCAAGAAGGTTCGACAAAGTATTCTTCGACTGGTGTACATTTAAAATATATGAGTACTCCAATATCGCCTCTTCATATGCCGCATAAATATTATATTCGGTCAACTCAATGTCCAAAACATCGCCGCCTAATTTCTTGTATACATAAGCAACCTGATCGATGCTGCCTGTTTTATACATTCCAATTTGTTCTGCTGACCAAATATCTGTGTCAACATAAACCCCAAACGGAAGAGGGTTATCTGATGAATTTACGTTGCCAATAGTACCCGTGATCGGCAAGATCACAGTACTTGCAGTTTGGCTCGGAGTGAGGGTTGGTTTCGCCATTTAATAATTCTCCACAATACTGCTGTAAATAGTTTGCCGACCATAGAAACACCGACACAAATAAAAAAACCCCGCTCGGATGAGCGGGGTTTTAGTATGTTTAACAGTATTACTACTATTAATCTTTGGGGGGATTAGCCCTCAAGGTCACGGACCACGACCAGACCGTAAAGGTCAGGGCGCACCATCTTCTTCCCGTAACGGGTCATCACGCCCTTGCGGGGAGTGAAGTCGTCAGCGTTGAAGATAGTTGGAGTGACTTGCAGGGGCACATAAGGCGCGTAAACATAGCCGCTTTCCAAGAAAGAACTACCCTTACGACCAACAAGAATCACATTTCGGGGGAAATATGGATCGACGTAAACGTCCCACTTCTTGTTGATTGAGCCAGACTGCTGTGCTCCAACAGTTCCTCGGTCGTCATCAGCGGTGATGCTTGCGCGGAAACCACTGGTGAACTCAAGGATGTTGGCAACCTCTGGTGAACACACCAAGAAGTTAGCCCCACCGCGAAGAGTCTTGCGGTGAATGTCGGCAGACACGTCGTTGATTGTCTCAACAAGAGTCTCGTACCACTCACTCACAGTACCCGTGAAGTCGGGGGGAGCAGTTGCAGAAGTAATATCTGCACCAGTCGAACGGTTCACGAAAAGACCGGGACGACGTGACCAGTAAAGTGTACCAGCAGTGGCACCCATCACCAAGTCGCGAAGGATTTCCTGATCAATCTCAAGACCGATCTGCTCGGACAGAATTGAAGTCAATTCCACCTCGGCATCAAGGTTGTGGTAGGCGTTAAGATCCTGACCCAACTCTGGGCTCCAAGAAGCCTTCAACTTCCGAGTGCGAGCGGTAATTGCGAGGGAGTCAACACGGATGTTGATTTCGCGCATAGCGTTCGAATCGGGACGGAACTGACCGCTGCCATTTCTGGACTCAAGACCCCAAGGGGCAGTACCAGCAAGAGCGCCAAGGCTACTAGAATCAGCAGCAAGACCATCGCTGATGGGGAAACGGATAGTAATTCCGCTAGTCGCAGACAATGCAGAGATATTATCACCAGCCGCATCGTAAGAGCCATCAAGGGAGCCAGATGAAACAGATACGAACTCAAGATACTTCGTACCCACAGCATCAACACCAGATGCGGTGTGAACACCTTCACCTTCAACAACGCGAGTCAAACGACGCACAAGAATACCAAACTTAGCGGCGTTCATGACGGTTTGTCCATCGTTGCCCATTGAAACTGTCAGGGAAGACAAGTCGTTCTCGGCGCGGAGACTCCAGTCGTTACGAGCATCAAACGGTGCAGAGTCGGTGGACTGGGAGTCGATGATCTGTGCCGTAGGAATACGGTGAACAAGAGCCTTATAGCCAGCCAGACCAATAAGGTCAGCATCGTGACGGATAGCCTTCTTCATGAGATCACCAGCAGTAGTGGCTGGGATAGTCGCGAGAGGAACAGCATCAACCAGCAACTTGACTTGGGCTTCGGTAAGACCAGCCTCACCCCGAGCAGCGGAATACCCACTGTTCAAGTTGTAGAAGCCCTTATCGGCTTGATCAAGGTTGACGGTACCGGCAGTGTCAATGCCACTAAGGCGAACACCAGAAGTGATTCCGCGAGCAACGCGATCACCATAAAGGGACCGATTATCGTCAGCCTCAATCACCTTATCTCCACTCGCCTCATCAAGATCATCTGCATGCTTGAAGTCGAGGAAGAAGATCAGTCCAGAAGGCAGGCTCATGGGCTGAACGCTAACAAGTTCATTAGCGATTAGTCCACCGAATACACGGCGAACGATTGGGAATGCAACAGCAGCAAAGCCTGAGACTTCACCGGACTGCATTGAGTTATACTCCCGCAGGAGTTCTTTGGCTTGGTTCTCTAGCAAGAGAGCCATTCCATTCTTGGCATTTTCTGCGTCAAGACCTTCCAGAAGTCCGGTTGCTTCCCACTTGTTAATGAGAGCCTGACCTTCCTTCGCAAGATCGCGAGACACGATGCCTTCAGTTAGTTTATCTAATACTGACATTTTTTCGTTTCTCCTTTTTATTTAACGAATTAAGTTATTTCTTTTTTGTGATACCAGCCAACCGTTGCATACGCTCAAGTGCTGGATCGTGTCTTGTTGATTCGGTCACAACTTTACGTCGAGACATAAAAGGAACCGAAGACCTATTCCGATTTGCCGCTTCGCTCAGTGTATTTTTACCTACAGTGTTACCACTGTTGCTAGCCACTGTGCTTCGAAGGGTTTCGAAAATTGTTTTCGCCTCTTCTACTGAACCAACTTTTGAAATAGCCTCGACAATCTTCTTTTTCTGTCGCTCATTCAAGGAGTCACTATTTAATACCCTGTTGGTATACAGGAGTTTCGCATTAGAAAGGTTAACTTTCAACATGCGTTGCCCCATATCATCAATTGTAGCCGTCAGATCTTTGTTTTCTTGAACGAGCGTTGCACGGTCATTCGCCAACGCATTTACCTTCTCTTCAAGATCCTTAATACGACTCATGAAATCTTTTCTTTCTTGTGCCCTTTTGTCGTCGCGTGCGGAAGCCATTGCTTGTGCTAATTGCTCCTCGTCATCTGCGACATTCGAAGTGGAATAGCCATCGGGCACCGGCTCAACATCCACTGCTAATTCTTCTCTAATTGCATCGAGGAGCGCAGAAATGTCTGCTTCTTCCAATTCGATTTCCAATTCTGTATTTCCATCTTCTTGAAGGAGGTCACCGAGGTCTTCTTCCTCTTCTCCACCAAGTTCATCACCCATTTCATCACCGCCAAGACCTAAGTCGTCTTCGCCGCCTTCCATGTCACCGAGGGCATCTTCTTCGCCGGCTTCTTCAGCCGCATCCATTGCCACTCGCAGTTCTTCGAAATCGAGCGTTACTGGCTCCATGTCTTCTGGACAAGGACAAAGTTTTGCTCCGTCTCCATGTGCAGGGGGAACTGCGTCGAGTCCGCTCGGAACGCCCATTCCCATTTCTGGCTGCTCCAACATGAGCCCCACGGCATCTTTAATATCAGCGGAATACCGCTCGATAAGTGCCTGTTCAGCATTCTTAATTGCTGCTGACTTCAATGCTGTCGCATCGATAATTGCTTGTTCTAACATACTTGACATTTATTCTCCTGCCTCATAAACCCGGTTGATGTATACAGTCTCACCATAAATAGTGCTCTTAAGTTCAAAATTCCCTTGCATAATTAAATTAGTGACCTAGTATTAAAGTGCTGTGTCAGCAATGCCCCTATATGCGGCAATTTTACTTGAAAAATCGTCCTGAATGGGGGTTAATCCTGCGATGATCTCCACGCTAACGCCGGTGTTGCTTGCCAATAAAAATAAAGATGATACGCGCACCTCAAGATGAATGTAATCTGCCTGATTTGCTGGCAGTGTAATCCACGGCTGTTTTTGTGGACTTGTTCCAGTTGAATTCACTCCAGCAGAACTAAACCCTAATTTAACTGTGTGGCTACCGTGCAAATTTTTTACTTTAATCCAACGGGTAACATTGTGGTTTGTCCCATCGGGCTTAAAGTCAACTTGGGTGCCGGGTGCTGAGTTTGTAACTGCAATAGTTTGAAGCCACGGAACGCCGCTGATCTGATATGAGCCGACAGAGCCAACTCCAACTTTATACTGATTTCCAAGAGCCATTTATATTTCTCCAACCTTTATGATGTAACTGAGCCTGTGCCGACGCCACGATACAAACTGATATTTTCTGTGAAGTCGTTTTGAATTGGGGTCAAGCCTGCGATAATTTCGACGTTTGGGGTGCCTGAAGCCGCCTGAAGATATATCGAGGACACGCGAACTTCAAGGTGAAGCCACTCGGTCATGCTGTGGGGGAGCGTAATCCACGGTTGCTCGCCGGCAGTTGAACCGGTGATTCCATTAGCGTGCAGTCCAAGTTTTACTGTTTCTCCCGACCCGCCAGTGTTTCTCAATTTGATAAACCTTGTAACATAGGGATTTGTACCATCGGGTGCAAAAGTCACTTCCTTTATACTGGTGTCTGTCTCAAATGTCTGCACCCAAGGGATGCCACTAATTTGATATGAGCCGACAGAGCCGACCCCAACTTGATACCTATTGCCGAGAGCCATCTATATTATCCCCTTTTAGCGCGTAAATCGAACATCATTAAATAGTGATAATATTTTAAATTGACTGTTTCTGTCCTCAATAAATAAAAAAGCACCGGGTAAGTTTCCCTACCCGGTGCAAGTTTTGTTTTTAGTCTATTGTTCTATCAATCAACAATACTAGGCTACTGCGATAGCAATGTACTGATAGCGTCGGTCGCCCGCCGGTGCGTTAGACAGATCAACAGAGACAGAGTTGTCATTCGAAATCGTGATCGGAACATCAACGATTTGACCTTGGTCATCAACAACCTGCTGAATCAGGATCTGGCTGCCCAGACTGTGAGTAACAGTCTGAGGATTCGATCCACTGCCTGCCTGCAAGCCGGCACCGCCTGATGATGGAGCAGCAGAGGAAAAGCCATCAGCAGAAACTGACAGTCCCTGAGCAACACCAGCAGCGGTGATTGACCAAGTTCCGTTACCCAACTTACCGTCGGAATCCAACGCTAAGTACTTAGATGGGGCTTCTCCGTCGTCTCCGTCGTTAACCTTAACCATCCATCGCGTCTTTTGATCGTCGTTGGTGCCGTCGTGTTCGAACAACATGAACCCACCATTGTAGTAGGAGCCACCTGAAACGCGGGCACGGTAGTTGATGTGGAAAGGCTTATCACCCTGACCATTGGAGTTGTGATCTGATTGCAAGACAAGACCTTGCTGACCGTCTCCCTTTGCAGTACCGGGGGCGAAAAAGACTCCACCACCAAATTTTGCTGCCCAAGCGGCGTTGGTACCAAAAGTGACGTTAGAGCCAGCCAGAGGCTTGGCAACATCAAGAGTCACAACATCACTATGCGTAACACTGGCGTTAGAAGCAGCCAGAGTTGGGGCTTCCAGTTTGTGGAATGCAACCCTTGCGGTGGCAGTAGCGTTCGCGCTTGTACCCGCATCTGTGAGAGTCGCTGAATCAACGTGGAACAAAACACCGTTAGTACCAGCAAGTTCATCGGCTTCCATGTTTCTGTTGTTGGGGTCGATTGACACCAGTTGAGTAGTAATCATAGGAACCTCAAGCATGTTCTCGGAAGCGTCATAAGCGAAGCCGGATTCTGCCGACAGAACCCCATCGGTGCCAGTGTAGACGATCAATCCAGCACTCAACGAATCAGCAGTAAGTGTTTGAGCACGCACGTCGAAGCCACCAAAGTCCACGTCGGCGTCCATGCCGCCGATACCACTTTTCACGATGGCAAGATCTTGACCAGCCGAAGTGGTAAGAGTACCACCGGATACGTTCAGCGTCTTACCAGTGCCAACAGTAACGTCGGATGTTGCGATGGTTGCACCGTCGATGGTTCCACCGTCAATGTCAGCAGTTGTTGCAACCAAAGATGCGGCAGTTGTAACACCAGCGGCTGAAACCGTCAATTTATCTGTACCGTCTTGCAACTCCACGCCAAAAATATCAGCACTCTGAGATGCATGAGCAACGACTTTCAACTGAATTTCGCCAGCAGCATCACCAGTGATGACGGCATTTGCATTAACAGCAAGAGAGTCGTTTGCTGTCAAAGCCGTGAACGTACCAGCAGCAGGAGTTGTTGCACCAACGACACCATTCGCACCGGAGTCATCGAGTTGGAAGACTTGCGCCTCATCAACTTTGAATGTCATCTTACCCATGTGGGCGGTGTTGGATGCGGTCTTTGATTGAAAAACAACTTCGCTCAATTCTTTGCTGCCGTCCGCGTTGAGTGCTCGGACTTCAAGTGCCTCATTAGCACCGGTTCCAAGTTTCAACGTAGCATCGGCATTGTTTTGATCATCCAAAATCGAAACATCGCCAGTGAAAGCACCCGAGGAAGCAGCCAAGGCAGCGAATGTACCATCAACAGCAGAATTGGCACCAATAACAGCGCCGTCAATTGAACCACCGTTAATGTCGGTAGTTGTCAAAACTGAACTGCCAATTGTCATGACACCAGTGCTGTCAGCGATTGTCGCTGAAGCGGTGCCGTCGTTCGCTTTCAAAGCAGCGGCTTGGACGTTTGTTGATGTAAGAGTGGTGATTGTGGTTGAGGCAATCGTTCCACCTTGAATTTTATCACCAGAAATCTGGTCATTGGCAAGCGTCAATGTGCCATCGGACACATTAAGAGTCTTGCCGGTTCCAACAGTAATGTCGGATGTTGCGATGGTTGCACCATCAATATTACCCCCGTCAATATCAGGGGCGTCAATGTTCGCGCTCAATAGTTGAGCGTCTACAATAATTCTTTCAGCCATTTTTATTTCCCTCCATAAGAATAAATGGTAGTGAATACAATCTTGACTCTAAGATGCAATGTAGGTACACCACACCCATGCTTCAAGATGATTCGCCTATAACTACGCAGCACAACTTTGAAAATATCGAGGGCGCTTAAAAAGTTTTCTGAACCACTGTTTAAATTGAATAGGGCACAAAACCTTGTCAATATTTTTTTGAGCGCCCAAAACTATTAAAACAAGGATGCTTGGAACAATTTATTGTGTTTACTTGTTATACTCTAACCACATTTACAGTATATTGGTCGGTGGTTGGGACGGTAGACACATATACTGTCATTGCACTGGTTGACGTAAACTCAATTGGCACATCAATAATTGCATAAGGGCTGCTTGTCTCGCGAACAGTGACAACCAAGTCTCGACTCCCAAGATTGTGGGTTACGGTGAATGTATCTGCCACACCGTCACCTATTGTTGCAGCGTAACTTGTGCCACCGCCGGTGCCGAGGGCTGTCCAAGTGCCAGAACTATTTTTAAATTCTAAATTCCCACCATTGTCTCGGATACCATAACCAGAAGCACCAGTGGTTGATCCCCAATTGAGATATGAACTGGCATCCATCTGCAACCCGGTCAAAGAGCCGAGAGAGGTAATATTTGGCTGGGCTGCTGTCGTTAGCGTACCACCGAGAGACGTTGCGGTGATCGCATTAGTGGCAGCGTCTAATGTAATGGTGCCGCCTTCGCCGGCAAGGGTCAAACTGCCACCAACGAACTCATGCGTATCGTCGTTAGAATCACCAAAGGCGGTGGAGCCAGATTGCTTTACAACAATTTTTTCATTGACCACAAATTTATTAGCAGTAATGTTTCCATTTACTGCCAAATCTTCACGAATCAATTTTGAGCCATCAACCTGAGTTTCAATCCCAGATGCAATGGCTAACCCTGTGCTTCTTTTGCCTGCTGAATAAGCCACTTACAAAATCTCCTGCCGGTTATTCGTAAATAGTTGGCTTATCCCAATCCGTCACCGGACTCGTAAATCACATCTTGTCCGTGACCAGAAAGTTCTGAGATAATACATACTTCAACCGTCTCACCTGACGTTGAGTCGTTTGCGGTATTTACAATTGTAATATAAAACCTTCTGTGTGCAACATTAAAACTAATTGAAGAATTGTTTGATCGGAGGGGCACATAATTGCCACCAGCCATTGGGTTGCCATCAGCCTCGGAAAGAAAATGCACTCGCACTTCTGTGTCTCCCGGCAAAGATAAAGCAACCACTTGTGTGCTGCGTGCTGTCGAGGGGTAGGTAATTACGGGCTGCTCTTGCCCAGCGGGTGTATTTGAAGCGTTCCAGTCGTTATCGCTGGCACAGGTATATGTTTTCGTCAAGCAATACGGAACACCGGGAACAAGATGACCTCCAGCGTTTCGATACGATCCTCTGTACATAAATCGTAGATCTGGCATGTCATCTCCCCTTCAAGCGTCTTTGTCTTGCTCTTTCTCTCTTGCGTGCAATACGGCGTGCATCGCGCTCACGTCGGCGTTGAGCCGCTTCGCGCTTCAGCCTCTTCTTAACGGACGGCTTAACATGACGCCGAGCCGATGCGCTCTTTTCACGAATTAGTTTATCTACTTCTTGTTTCTTTACTGTTCTAATGAAGCGCCGAATTAATCTTTCAGAATTCTCATTACGACGCGCCTTAACTTGTACAATTGCTGCTCTAGCCACGGTATCTCCTGTTATCCATCTGCCATCCTCTTCCAGATACCTGTGTTGCCCATTAGACCAGAAATATCAATGCCGGCATCGTTTGGATCCATGCCCGACAAAGGACCATGACCTCCACTACCGGCATCATTTCCAGCCGCATCTACTGCCCCGCCGCTTGACAGTGGGGCTGTTCCTTCAAAAATATTAACACCGTTATAAGCATCTTTGCCGATGCTGTCTAGCATCTTTCTATGCGCTGCCTTGCTTGCTGCGGCTGCTTGCTTTGCTTTCTGCTCTTCCAGCAAACGCGCATCTGCTTCGGGATCAGACTGCTGTCCTTCATAAAATGTTCCCGGTCCTTGCATTCCAGTCATGCCACGAACCAAGTCAACGCGAGGTGTCCGATCAATCTGCTTTGCACCGGGATGAACCAACGGACTCATTCCAACGGCAACCTCTGACACCACTCGCGTCAAAACACCGTTCTCTTCATACAAAACATCTTTAATTTGAGTACGAATTGTTTCTACTTCTTCCTGAATACACTCTGCGACAATTGGTTTTAAAAGTTTCTTCAGTTGTTCCTTATTCATAATCAATCCACAATATCATTAAGAAGCCGGTTAATCCTATCTGCCTTAGAAAAGATTTCCTGCTCCTTATTTTCTTTAATCATATAAGCCCCAGCCGTCGATGGCTCGGACACAAAATCAAAACAAATTAATTGAAAGTCATCTTCAACAATTGTTTTACCGTTGGCGTCTTCTCTAACAGAGCCCAGACCCCGCGATGAAATACCCAACTTCACACCGGAATCAACAAGTGATCTCAAAATGTTGCCAGAGGGAGTATTAAGAATCTTCACCTTGCCCATAACATTGTCGCCATCCCACCACAGCCCTGTGACCATGTGAGAGGCGTTCTTTAAGTTAACAACAGAGTCTTCAGGGTGATCAAGTTCGCCAAGAGCGCGTGCCTCACTAATAATCTTTGCATAGTTTTTAACTTCGCGTTCAAGCACGGGGCGAGGATAAACTCGACCGTTGCCGTTAACAGCATTGCACCGCTGCATCACTCCGCTCAAATACATCCCGCCGGAGGCGACATGAGCCTTTTCATCTTCAGTCAGAAGATCTTGGCACTGCCCACCCTCGCACAATTCATAATATTCTCTTAATAATACTTTACTCATGTCCTTAGTCCTGAATTGATTCCTTTTTTACCCAAATAACATTTACTGGTGATTCAAAGATCTTGGCGATCTTGTGTTCGACGTGGACAGCAACATATTCGCCACCTCCAGTCCAAGGTAGCCGTGAACCCTCAATCTCCTCCACTGACGTGAACTCGCGAGTGCAGGGGTAGTAAAAATTATAATGACCAATCTGACTGGGCTTTACTTGCGATAAAGCCCTGATTGTTACTTGAGACATTTATTGTTCCTTTCCTGTCTTAAATAGCGGGCGCGACCCGCCCGAGTTTGCTGCCCTTGCAACAACGGCGAACTGGCTGCAAAGCCCACTTAGTTACGAAAAAATCCATAAAACTAAACATTGGAATTGTTAGTGCCATTTTCAACCTCCTTACTTGTGGATGAGTTAACGTATTCAACTTTAAAACCGCAGTCTCCAACAATCATGCTCAAGGCATAAGAGGTTGCAGAACTTAACCAGCCGCAAACCAAAGCGTTAACAAGTGTATAATCAAATGTAAATAGTTCCGTCCATGCATTTATTCCAAACAAAAATAAACCACTCCAGAATCCCAAACACATGGGACAGTGAAATAGTTCTCCAAGTTTGCCCTTTGTTGGTCTAACAGAATCAAAGATTGTTCCATATACAAGAATCTGTGTCAGACCGTGGGACGCTAATACAAACCAAACCAACTCATTCATGCATCACCTCTATGATCGCCAGCCGTGGGTGCCGGGGTACTGACCTCTCGGATTAATACTGCCCTTGCTTGTTGCATGGGGTACTTCGCCCATCTCTGTGGAGTGCTCCTCTTCTGGCTCCAAAAGATGATCTTCAAACTGTTCTTCCCAAGCCTCTTCGGCAACGTAACTTTCTCGGAACTCTTGCATATACTTTCCAATTGTGTATACAATAATATCTACACTGTTTTCAGCGTCGGCTGGGAAGGTTGCTTCCAGCGAGTTAAAGACGTTTCCTGCTCTGATGCTGTCCTCAAATATAACACCATTGCGATTTAGAAAATCGTACATTTCAGACTGGACACCGTAAGTGTCATCTGTTACACCGGATTTTGTCATGGTTAAAATTTTATTTTTGTCTGGCATGACAATAACGTCAAATGATGGATGGTCTTTGATGGCGTAGTTCCCGCCCATCGTCTTTCGGATGACCATCTCCATCTGTGCTTGGGGAGTCGGCTTGACTTCAATATCGACCTGCTCTAGAGCCTCGTCTGCAACTTTGAGTGTGATTGCCATTATGCAACCTCCCTGACAAGTTCTTGAATCTTAAGAAGACGTTTAAGGTTCCCTTCATTGATTGGAGTAGTCTTATACTCTTCAAGAATTGCCAAAACCCTCTTTGCATTGTCAAGCATTGTAGAGTCAGACTTGATCTCTTCGATTGTTAGTGATTCAGTCACGGCATCTCGCAAACGTCCAATCTCTTCGTTGAGGTATTCGTTCAAACTGATGCCTCCATCCGAGAAGGAGAAAATATAGCGCATCAATACTTGCTGCTGCTCTTCATGGAGCGACTGCTTGTATGTCTGATTAAACTTCTCTGTAAAAGTCTTAAACACTAAGTTATCAACGTGCTCAAGTGGCTCAAGTGGCTTTTCTTCTGGTGCAGCCGTAGACATTTTTGCAACAATCTTTTCTTCTAAAATCACACGATCCTTGACAGATGCTGTACCTCCGAAAATCTGTGCGATTGTTGCCAAAGTCTTGTAGTCGGGCACAAAGTTAGAATATACCTCGCCGCCAAGTTCAATATTAATTCTTTTAATCAAGCGCGACTGCTCAACGAACAAGGCAGTTCGGTCCACTTTGGTGTCATGCTCTTTTCTTGTCTCCGACACCATCTTTTCTGCCACTCGGGGCTTCAACTCTTTAGTGTCGGTCAAGACGCCATACAACTGCAACTCTGTATAAAGTTGAGTGCCCTTATGAAAATGCTCTTGTAGGATTCTCATAACTCGCGCTTGACGTGGCGTGTCTTTTGCCACAATAGTTTTGGTTAGTTCGTTGCACAACGCCTCATATAGAAATGCAGTATTTCGCTTTTTGTTGTGCTTGAACTTTTTAAGTTTCTGATTTGGTTTCATTGCGTCTCTCCAAGCCGTCAATCAAGTTTCGTACATCTTGATCGATTTTATTAACTTCGAAAAGAAGTTCTTCTTCTTCACTAGGATAAGTAGTATCCTCGTTCTCATAAATTCCGTTTGCGAGCCCCATTAAGTCAGAAAGACCCTTATTAATGTTCCGACTGGTGGAACTCGTTATTTCTTTAGACCAGACCCCAGCCATTGAACGTGCTCGGGCACCGGCGTCACGACGATCTACATCCACGGGCTGATACCACTTACCTTTAGACAAAGGGGTTGTTGTCATGTCATCGTCTCGCTTACCGGGCGCAGCAAGAAGTGGTCCTTCATCGCCGCCCTCATCCCCGCCGCCTTCATCGCCGCCGAGATCTCCTCCGAGGTCACCGCCAAGGTCGCCACCGCCCATGTCGTCGCCTCCACCCATGTCGTCACCACCTTCGCCGCCTTCACCGCCTTCACCACCGGCTCCGAATCCAAATGAATTCTCAACCTCTTCAGCGACTTTTTCAAGTGCGGCTTCGACCTTCTTATCATAAAACATTTCGCGCTGTAGTCTGACAATCTCTTGATCTGACAAGCCAAAAACATTCTTCTGTACCCAGCGCTTGGAGAAGTATCCCTCGGTTGCGCCGCCAGCGATTTCAAACTTGGTCTTCCAGTGCTCCAGTTCTTGAAGTTCAGCAATCTTTGATGGGTTGTTCAAACCCAATCCAAAATTAATAAGATCTTCGTTGCGATAGCCGAGTGTGTAAAGATGGATAATGCCAATCTTCTCCAACTCGGAGATTATCGCACGCTGCAACCTTTGGATGGTCCTTGCAAAGCGAATATCTTTTTGAGCGAGCGTTGACTTATCTTCATCGGCACCTTCACCCCTTGACAGATAAGACATAGGAACTTTAAGAGCAGCGAACAACTTATCACGCAAATACTTTACGTCATCAATATCACCGGTATAAGTTCCACCGGGCAAAGACTCGATACGAGTCCCGCCACCTGAGCCGCGAACAGGCAAGAAATAATCTTCATCAATGCTCATTGGATTGTAGCGCAAATCAACGCGACCAGTGCTCGGATCAACAACTTGATTCCGCTTCATCTGTGTCATCACTCTCTGCATATATTGCTCAACATCCTGCGGGGCGATGTTGCCAACGTCAACATAAAACACGCGGCGCTCTGGAGAGCGTACAATCCGGTACGCCATCATTGCATCTTCAAGCAGTGTCAACTGTCGCCAAATACGTCGGGCTGGCTCCAAAACAGAAGTTCCATAGGGAGCATATTTGTCATTACCAAGAATACGAAAATGGGCAATCTGCCAGTTTTCAAAAGTCATCCCTGCGGAGTTCCACTGGTATTGAACATAATTTGGGTTCGTCTTATCCTCGCCCTCTAATCGCTCGATCTCTTCTTGGGGCATACCGATAACACTGGTAATGCCTTGAGTCTCGTCAATGTCCAGATATAGGAAAAAATCGCCAAACTTGCACATGGCGCGGGACCAGCCGAACAAATTGTGCTCAATGTTTAGAACCTTATAATATAAAGTGTGCAGGATGCTCTTAATCTCTTCGTTTGGACAGTCGATACGCAACAAGTCGGTTAAAGCGGTGGCTGTTGTCATTTCATCAGCATATACATCCAGCGATGATGCGATTTCAGGCGTATATTCCATCTGATCAAAATCTACATACCTTTCGGCGCGATTCTGATTCGACATAATGTTTGCTTGCAACCCCTCAAACGGATTGTACGCTGATTTTTGAAAAGTTTGACCACTAATTGACTTGAAGCGCCCCGAATACGGGTCGAGCCGCTTTCTATTGGGCGAAATCTCAGTTTGAGTGCGATAATTCGTAATTGGTCCAGAGAATAGCCGCGTCAATCGCCTAAACAGGGCTGATTGGTTATTTTTTGGATTCTTTTTCTGATCTGCCATTGTTTTTTACCCCTTATACAGCCATTCAAATTTTTTCATCTGCTCAAGTTCCTTATTCCACTCTGGCTTGTTCTTAAAACCTTTCATGCCGGGAATTTTAGTGTCCAACTGTGTTGAAGATCTTGTCATGCCGGCAATCATAGCCCGCTTATACTCTACATCACGCTGATTAACCACTAAAGCAGTGTCTCTGACCCAACACGCAATCGCCAAAGACATAATTAAGTCGTCATTGTAGCCGCGCATTGCCTGTGGCTTGCCATTGTGCCAGATAAAAGTGGTTAATTCGTTTAAAAGTCTCCTTGAACGCAATGTAATTAGTTTATTGCGGATAAACTCTTCGAATTTCGCAATGATTAAAGGTCTTGTCTTGCCAGAAGTCGTAAAACCCGGTACAGAGTTAGAGACATTCTCTGCCTCATACGGATCCAAGTATTGATGACTCCCTTTTGTTGAATAATACAGATTACTATAACCCATTTCTATGAGTTTTGTTAAGACCGAATATCCAATATTGTTATTTTCTACAACAAGCATGGCATTTCCATACTCTCGGGCTGCATCGAACAACACTGTGGCAAAGAAGTCGGGCTCGGGCTTGCCTTGATATTCCGCTACCTGCTCAAGATCAGTAAGATCAATAATGTGAAAAACTGAGAAATCTCTTCCGTCACCACGGGCAACGTCCGCAGATAAAATATATGTATGAGTCGGGTCATATTCCTTCCAAATGTAAAAATTTCTATCAAATCCTGTCTTATGCTTGGGATCGATTATTGACTTTTCAATTACTCCAATATCTTCTGGATGAACAACTGTCTCGCCAGACATATTAAAATTGCATTCAAGTTCTTGGGCGATCTCCCGTCGAGACATGTTACGAGTTTCTTTTTCGAACCACTCCATGTCTCGATCAGGGTGCATATCCCACGGCAATGTTGTCAAATAAAAATCATTGTCTTCTTCTTGAGCGTCCGTACAAGTCTGGTGGAACCAGTTTCCCACACCGTTTGGAGTAGACAGGGCGATACATCGACCACCAGTAGACAGCGTGGGGTACAAGCCCATCCACAACTCCTCTAGACCTTCAATGTGTGCTGCCTCGTCCAGTACAAGCAAAGACAACGCCTCCGAACGACCGGCATCAGCGCTGGTTGAGGATGCTTTGATTTGGGATCCATTCGTCAACTCAAACGAGGTGCGGTTGTCAATTTCAATTTGTGCAACCTGTAGCCAATCAGGAACACCCTTCATGATTGCCTTCACCTTCTTAACCAAGTTGGCAGCGGTACTAAATTTTGTTGCCATTACCAAGATATTCTTATCTCGGTGGAATAACATCATCCAAACGACGTATCCGGCAGTAAGGGTCGAGATGCCCAACTGGCGGGCTTTCAAAATGACATTGAAGCGATAGTCGTTGAATGACTGTAGTAGGTCGTCTTGAAAGTCATAAGTCTGAAATGGGATCAGACCTTGCATGGGGTGAGAGATCTTACAATAATTGTTTAGAAAATATGCCGGGTCTTTACCGCACCTGACAATCTCTTTTACCAGTTGTTGTTTGCTTGGAGTATAAGCCATTCATCACTCCGCTGCCGGCGAGAGTGCCCCACTTTCCTCCAGTGAAACCAGCATGTCCATAATAATGTTTGCCTGCTTTGAGACATACGAAGCATACTCAGAAGCAGTAACATGGGACGGGGAGTCTCCCATGTCTTGTGCGGCTTCCAATAGTCCCATTACCGCCTTCTTTGCGGCGTCTGCCTTCTTCTGCGGACTCATGCCCATGCCGGCGTTTTCGCGGAGAAGTTCCTCTTTAATAATTTGCTTCAAGCGGTGTCTTGTAATTTCCATGCCTACTGCTCTCCCTTGCGTGTGACGTTGCTGGGCTTCTTGGCGCTGTCGCGGCTCAATGCCAGCCAATCTTTCATCGCCTTATCGAGCCGATCTTCGCTTGACTCGTTTTGATTTGCAACAACAGCATCGCCATAGTTTCCAACGTCATACATGCAATTGGCTTGAACCCATGATCGGTGGCGGTTTAGGGACTGCACCATAACATCAATTTCGCCAACCTTCTTAAGATTGAGCGCACTCTTTGTTACCTTCTTGTATTCTTTCTTCAAAAAGGATGCGATCTCTTCAATCATGCTTGACACCTCACCTTCGAAGTCTTTGCCGTGAACCTCTTCCAAGGGCACCTCGCTGTGGTACTTGATACATAGTTGGTCGCCATGAAGCGCAACCTTGAATCCGTCCATAACACGACGGTCTGTAATGTCCACATCCTCTTCTCTACGCAAGCCAATCTTTACGGGCTCGCCATTCTCATCTAGCGCACCATCGTGCGTGTTGGCAATTGCTTGAGAGATACCCCTAACAATTTCAAGTACATCAGCCATTTTTATTTTCTCCTAAATTGGGTCGCCACCCGCCTGACCATCTTTCTTCTCGACCATCAACATGTTGTACAAAACATTGATAGCAACAACTGAACTTCGTCATATAAACGTCATCCCGCGATTCAAAAGAATATTTTTCACAAACCGGACAAGTGCGATTAGATTCTTTATTAAGTAGTTTCTTTGTGAGCAAAAAGCCATCTTCTGTGTTGACAGTTTCAGAGCGTTCTTGATACCGCCTATCTCGTTCACTCAAAATTTTAATTTGCTCTAAATAGTCACCCTCTTTCGCGTCGTCCCACCCCTTTTTAGGATTGGTAACGGTGTCTTCGCCCCACTCTTCGGATATGGCTTTTTCGACACGGGCAATATAGTTTAAATCTCTTTTCTGACTCATTTCGCTGCCCCTGAAACTGCATATGTAATGCCGATAGTTGTTGCAGCACCTCCGACGAACCCAAGGACAACCCATAGCGGCGTCAAGTCTCGGCGCTTTACAATTACGTCTTCTAAATTCTGAATATGATTATCGCGAGACGACAATTGGGTTGTGTACAAGTCTCTCTCAATCTGCCAAAGACGCCGCTGTGACTCAAGTTCACTTTCCGAAATGTTCAGTCGATATTGCAGATCATTCCGCAGCAGATCGACCTCCAGTTGATGATCAAATTGAATTTTAATCATGGCATCTGGCGTCAAGAGGATACCGGCAAACGGAGCCGGGGTGCCTTGCGACAGAGACGTAACTCTCAAATCTAAGGGCACCGACGGTGTAGCACTCTCTTCTTCTGCAAACACCGGGGCTGGAAAGATAAGCCCACAGGAGACAATGCCAGCAACAATTGAATTTAAAAACTTATTCCACATGTGTTAGTCCGTATAGTTTAGCAAGTTCTTTTGCCATAGCATCGGGGTCTTCCCGCGCTGCCTCGGCAGCAGACAAAAGTGCCTCGCGGTTCTCGGTTGTAATTTGTTTTTCCTTGATGCCGTGCTCTTCTGCCAACCTCTTCAGTCCTTCTGCATATTCTTTCTGTACTTCCATTTGGCGCTCATGGGAATCTTGCAAAGCCTTAATCTCTGCATCGGACTGTTCCTTTCTCGATGACATGACCTTAAGAATGCCTGCTGTGTTACGGCGTCCTGTAAAAAACCCAACCGCCAACAGCGCAACACCCACAGGTAACCACCAGTTGTGTTTAATCCAAATCCATGCTTTTTTCAAAAAAAGTTTTGTTGCTATCCAACTAACCATGACTACCTGACTTCCAAGCAACTGCTAAATCAATCGCAGCCTGCGAGCCGATGTATACCAAAGAGATTGTTACCCAATCGCTTGATGTTAAATTTCCTGTGAAGAGGAGCGCCCACGTTGCAGTCGCCCAGACCATGAGTTTACGAGAAACAAGTCTTCCGACAATCTTGTCTGCGATGCCCTTCTTGTCAGATTCCCAAAAATCCGATTGATTAACAGTGATTTCATTTTTTTCTTCTTCAGCCATATTGGTGCCCTCCACCAATACATAGTTCCCCTAATGGTTTACATGAGCGTGCCGATCCTTCTTTTCAATAGAAATTTGGTGATCCACGCAGTCCTTTAGCGAATCCAAGTGGGAAATCAAGAGCACCGTTTTGAAATATGTCTTGACAATATCCAGCAAGCGAACAAAGCCTTCCATGTTTTCTTCATCAAGCGCAGTACCCGGCTCATCCAAAATGAAAATATCTCCCTTGGGCATAGACGACACGTTTAACAGTGCCAAGCGGATTGCCATTGCGGCAATAGTCTTCTCGGCTCCAGAACCCATTTCTAGCGGTCGAGGAGCGAAGTGTGGATGCTTAATCAAGATGTTCAAGCGCTTGTCGTCGTTTTCCATAATAACTGAAAAGTCAACAATATTCGCGAGCACCTTTGCAATCTCTTCATTAACAAGTGGCAGTCGCTTCTTGATAATGTCCAACGAAATGCCATTGCTATGCATGCACTTCATAAAGAGATCTTGCGCTGCATACTGGTTCCTCAACTCCTCCATCTCCTGACGCTTTGCTTCCAGAGATTTGATCTGCTGCTCATAGCCGCCATGCAATTTATAAAGTTCCATGACCTTTTCTTCACATGTGTCGAGGTCACATTCCAACTCTACCAAGTCATCTTCAACATCAGATCTCTGAGACATTAGTCTGCCGAGATTTTCGATGGACTCCCTATTCTCTTCGTACTTCTTAATACGGCTCTGATGGAATGCAATCTCACTCTCAGTTCGAACAATAGCGGTCTTTGACTTCTCAACAACAAGTTGCTTTTTTGCAATCTCTGATGTGAGAGTCGAAAGGCGATCAACCACTTGAGCATATTTTTCAAATTGCCAATCTACCTGCTGCGGATCCAACTTCTCAATCTCAGTAGAGGTATCGCCTTGCTGCTGACTGTATTCAGCGAGCAAGCCCTCGACGGCAGTCAACTTCTTTTTTGCCGAGTATGCATCACGAATGAACTTGCAATGCGAAAACTCTTCGCCACAAGGAACCTCGTTCAACAAGCGAACCTTGCGAGTGTATACCTCTTGATTGCGTTCCTCCAGCGCTATGTCTGCCAGAATCTTGTTCAACTCATCCTTCTTTGACTTGATGATCTCACGTCGTTCTTCCAGTGCCTCCAGATCAAATGTTTCCAAGAAGCGATCTATCTTCTTTTGCTTTTCTCGATGTTCAACAATCTCTTGAATAGTCGTGCGAACCTTTTCTTCTAATCTGGTGTGCTGGCTCTTGGCGGCTTGCAGATTTTCGACCTCCTGATCATAATTGATAATGTCCACAGGCACCGACTCAATTTTCTCGGTAAGACCTGCAATCTTCTTTTTCAGAGCAAGAATTTGAACACGCTGGGAGTCACACTTATCTCTAAAGTCTTCTGTTTCAACTTCATTCTTTGTTAGCAGTGTTTGTGTTTCCTGCAACTGTCCGTCAAAATCAATGTCTTCCAACTTTTTAAGATGTGTCTTTGTTTCCGCGTTCAAATCTTTGGCTAGTTTAAACTTTTTATCAAAGATCTCCAAGTCCAAGAACTTCGCCAGAATTTCTTTTCGCTTCGTTGAACCCTCGGCAATGAACGCGAGCGAATCCAACTGGCTTGCCATTGAGGTAAGAAGAAAGTCGTCAAGCGTACCAAAGATTTTTCGAATAGCCTTATCGGTATCGTTTCGGCTCATACCGTTTAACGGCTCTTCTGTCGTCTGGTCGCTGACAGAAAAATTAACCGTGGTCTTCGCTTCTTCAGACTCGACACCTTTCAACTTCTTAATATATTTTTCGGCGCTGCGTTCAATTGTATATGTGTTTTCTCCAATATCAATTTCAACCTTGCCTCGACCTGACTGCTCGTTTTGATTAATAATATTGACGTTCTTGCGGTCGCGCTTCGAAGTAGAGTTGTAGATCGTCCACAGCAGACTATCAATAATTGACGATTTGCCAGAGAAGTTCTTACCGAAGATACCAACAATCCCTGAAGTCTCTTCGAAATTAATAGTGTTGTTTTCCCCGTAATTAAACAAGTTATCAAACTCTAGCGAGCGCAAACGCCAGTTAATATTGCGCTGAACCTCTTCGTCTTCCTCTGCTATTTTATTATATGCGCGGTTGAGTTCAACTACCTGATCCAACAAATCTGGTTCAACCTGATAGTCGCTCAAGTACTCACGAATCAACTCCTCTTGCACAACAGGGTCGCGTAGATTTTTATTAGCAAAGTCACCAGAAACATCAATCGACCCGCGATCACCCGCAGTGCGATTTAAAAATGTAATAGCCTCTGGCTTGAACCTCTTCTGGGCTACATCCACCGCCTTCCTAACTGCGTTCAATGGGGTGCTATGGTTTGCAACCAAGCGAATTCTTGCACCGGGCTCGACGTGTGTCTTTTTTGGAATGCGACCCTTTGCAGTCAATTCAATTGTGACAAACGGACGGGGGTTCTTAAGGATATGGTGCTCGCAAGTAAAGTTATCTTTATCTTCAATATCCCAAATCAAAAAACCCTTATCATTAGACTCGCCGTGGTTCTGCTGTACCGTCGAGCCGCAATACCGAACTCGCCCCTCTTCATCCAAGATCTGGTTGGTCTTATGAATATCGCCCAGCATGACATAATCGTGACCCTCAAAGATTGATATGTCATGATCGCCGTGCTGCATGATAAAGCCAGTGTCAGTGGTCACGCCCGCCACGGAACCGTGGTATAGGGCGATGTTAACCCTTGAGTGGTCGCTCGGCTCAACCCAACCTTCTTCATCGAACACGCTTAATACATTGAGCGTGAAATCATCGTTCAGTTGCGTTTCACCGGAACTCTTGAGCAGATGTAGGTTGTTAAGCCCCAAGGCGTCCACAATGGGTGTCAAGGCGTCCTGACGGCTACTGTTCTTTAGGTTACCGTCGTGGTTGCCCAAGATGATATATGTCGGAGCGATTGCCGCCAAGCCTCTAAAGAAGTTCGAACACATTTCCACAAACTCAGGAGAGATTTGTGTTTTCGTGTGAGCAATGTCGCCACAGTGAATAATGTAATCGACATTTTCTTCTTTTAGAATATCATACAGCCTGTCAAACACCTCTCGGTATTCATAATGATATTTTAAATTTTTAATATGCGTATCCGCAATGTGTGCAAACTTAGTACTCATTATTTCTCCTTAAATCGAAGCAATTGCTTGCGTGAGCATGTTCTCAAACGTCATCGGCACTGCTCTCGTCATTCTTTCTTTATACTGTTGCCGGGTCATTTCACCAACATCTGAATATGGTGAGATATTGACTTTGTACAACTCCACATCGTACTGAGCCAAAGATTTTATTAAACTCATCGCTCTCTTTTCCGCATCCGCATCAAGTGCAATATAAACCGGCGTATCATATTCCACAATCTTGCGAATAAGTTTGGAATCCTCACGCAAAGAAGATCCCAACAGTGGCACTGCGTTTCCTGCTGTGATTGCATCAAACACACCTTCCACAATAGACAAGTCGCTCTCCCAGTCTACATATAATTCATTAAAAACCACGTCACGCCCCGCTGGGGGGTTAAGATATTTTCTCCAGTTACCATTATAACTCCTTGCTGTGAAATAGTTAACCTTTCCTTCCATGTTAAAAGAAGGCACAATTATTCGATCCTCATACTGACCTGTAGGACAATATCCAATCTTCCATCTAAGAATGTCGTCCGTGCCGACGCCGCGATCAAACAAATATTTCTTTGCAGGTAGTGCTCCAAGTGAGGACTTGCGAGATGTTAGAGATACAAACTCGTCTGGCAACGACATAAACTCTTCAGGCTCTTCACGGGTCAAGCCCAGCAGCCCTTCAGCCATCCTCGATTCGAATGAGGATATATCAACGCGCCCAACCAACTTGTTCCATTCTTGCTGCTGCGAAAAGGTACCGTGTCTTCGCACCAAGCGACGAACAGACGTACCTCGGTAATCACAAACCCAGCACTTGAACTTGTCTTTGGATATATTGACTGATAACTTCTTTTTGTGGTGCTTACACTCTGGGCAGTAGAATAGCCACTCTGTGCCGGAGTTGTATGTGTCACCAAGAAACTCTTTTAGGATGTTGAGTTTCTTTCCTTCCATAAACTATAACCCGCTCTTGCAATTACGATGCTGTCTGCCCGGTCATATGCGCCGGGTTTTGGATTTCCATATTTTGTATATTGTATCTCAAAACAACTCTCGTTGTCAAGTAAAAAATTCAAAACTATTTCTTTTGCCTTCTGCCCGCGTGGTACTGTGATGCCACACATCTTTCTTGCAGCGGTCGCAGAAACGTGTTCTGGTTTTATACTCCATATACTATAACACATCCACGAAACAATGCCATTCATTTTTGATAAAGTTGACAAAGTTTTTGCAGATGAGAATCCGCTTCGAAATGACTGGAGCGATTGCTCAACAAAAATCTGTTCGATGGTAAACTTGTTTGCTACAGCCTTGAGGTTGTTTTCAACCACTTCGGCTTTTAAATAAATATCTTTATACTTCCGAGTGTCCCACGCTTCGCAAAGCAGTACGTTGCCTTGATCGTCTAATACGGTTGCGCCGGTAATGGAAGTCGATACATCCAATCCAAGTATCATTTAACCTTCCTAAAAGTCTAACTTCAGTTTAAAAGTATACTCTCTTTCTTCGGTTTTTTTAAGGGGAGTTGCCAACTTTGCGATCCCAATCAGATTTCGATCCTTATCGTAAATACCGACTTTCGAAATCCAAGTCTGCTTTCTGAAACTACCGGACGTATCGGTGTATCGAGTTTTGACCGTGTTGGTGATCTCCAGATTATCTCTTTCGTAATAGTGGTTGGCACCAGACGATGCAGCCTCACTTTTGTCCTGACCATACTTCATGAACGTCGGGTTGTTAGAATGGTTCAATTCATTTTTTGGGGCGTGGGCAAGCATAGTAACAACTGGTACATAATTTGTACCGCTGAAATCTAATGTAAAACTCGATGATGGCACCATCGTGTCCACGTCGTGCGACGAACCGGTGGTTCCCCAGTAGACCCATGCCGGCTTGACTTCCGCTTTTGGATCTGGCCAAGCAGCACAGGAACTATAATAATCTACATGACTGGCATGTAAATCCCAACTGCCGGTCAAGCAAATAACACCCTCGTTGTACAGCACCACGCCGGCAACCTTACCATTGTTAGCCTCGACACTTCCAAACACCTGAACCAACTCGCCGTTCTGCTTGGTGTCTTGTAGTTGTCCAATCAGAGTGCCGCTGACATAAAATTTTAAATCAACCGTGCCCTTCTTAATAGAAGACCCGTAGAAAATAGATGGAACATTCACCAAAGCCATTTGCTGTTCTTCTTTGTTCCAACTCATGCCTATGCCGGAACTGTCCATTGTGTAGCCAAAGTGTGGGCTAAGTTTCTTGTAATAATTAAAAACATTCTTGAGCGCTCGCACTCGACGCCGAGGGAATGCTGAAGCCGTCCCACCGCATTCGGGCGTATCAGTGCCACCAAGAGAAGAAACCGCAGCGATCTGATCAATGCCCACGCTAGCCGACAAAGGATAACTGCTCGTCATTGTTGAGCCGTATGCAAAACTTTGGAATGTCGAAGTCGAGACAGTGCTGAAAGACATGAGTGTTCCTTCCTTTGTGATGAAAGGAAAGATCATACTTTTGACGCCGCCGCCTTCTTCGATGCCGTCACCGTCTGCGTCTACTTTTGAATTCCAAGTGTGCGACGACTCGTCACGATCCACGTTGAGTTCATATAGGTTCACATGACCAGTTGGCACATGCGTGACGTTGGAGCCCGTTGTTGAGCCGTCCTTCCACACTAAGGCACCGGCTTGGGCTCTCTTGTTGTTATGATAAATGCTGCCACTATAAATGACAAACCGCTGCTGCGGATATGTCTTTATCTGATTTTGAAATAAATCGTTATTGGTGAACTTATACAAGGGCATGACACATCGCCTCCCCTCTTTTAATAGTCCAACCTGACGCGCAAAATCATTTCATTTGTGGGGTCTTTACGAAGCGGCTCACTTACCTTAGCGACTGCAAGCAACTCATTGTCAGAAGAGTAAAGACCGACTGTTGTAATGTATGACACCGGTGCGTCCACTGTACTTCGCTTCACGCGGATCTTGCTACCAGATAGGTATGTTGGGTTTGCACTATAGTTGAAGTCGTTATGGTTCACTCGACAGAAATACACTGTGGAGTTTAGTTCCGTTGTGTTGTTAAATGAAACCTCTTGGATTCTGGCGCGGAATTCGTTGCATGCCCCGCTAATGGACACATTACCAAACAACTCATGAATGTCTCCACAGGACGCGCCACTGTCAAAATCACCGTCGCCCATCGTAGGAGCCGTCGCGGTCAATTTTCCATATCTGTTCGAATTATCAGCAGTGCTGGCAGGGTCATGCTTTACAAACGCAGAGCCGGAAATAACAACAATACCAGCCTGATAATAAATCAAGCCGACTGAAGATGTGACAGTTCCGGCAGACGAAAATGCCCCGCCGGAAGCGCACTTGAGAATTCCATATTCTCCAGCGGGCGAGTTGACACGATAATCGTTTTCTGCACCATCATCGTTAATGGTAAGAATGCTGTTCATGCGCCCACTGCCGTCGTTATGATTCGCAGTACCAAGTTTGATTGAGAATGTGCCTTTCTTAATTTCGTCCTTGCCGAGTAGGCGAGCAAAACTAATAAAGAAGCACTGATTTAATTTTGTGCCGCCGGCAATAAGGTCGCCATCTTCATCGAATGGCATGATTGACCCAGTAGAATCGTGCCCCATAAGCACTTGCGCCATTTGATTATAAATATTCTTTTTCTTGTTCTTAAATGTTGTATCTGTACCAGTTGTCCAAACGTCTGAAGAGGTGGATGAAGATGGAAAGCCAACGGTAAGATCAAAAATGTGGTTAGCAGATGAACTCAAATAAGGATAGTCATAAACTGACTGAAACATTCCATGAGGATAGTCCTTGATGTTTGTTTCGTTACCGGGGTGTGTCGCACCAGAAATATACGTTCCTGAAATAATTGTGCCCGTAATCGGAATTGCTTCGTGGAGAAGCGAACGTGTTGAAACAACATCGTCATTCAAAAATGTTTTAAATGTAGTAGCCATGCTTTAAATACCTTCTTTATGTAATCTTCTTAATAAATCTGACCGGTACGTCGATGGTATAGCCAGTTGTTGCGCCCATGATCCGAATGTTTGTGTCGATGTGTCTTTCTGTGTTTCCACCGCTCCCCCAAGCAACAGCAGAACTTCCAAGTTGTTCAAACAAGTAAGTGCTGGTGTTTAACTCTAAAGAGGCGCGAATCTTGAACTGCAAAAATGTACCGCGTGGTCCAGAAATGACCTGTGTCGATACATCTTGAGTTTCTGTATTCTCCATGACGTATTCCGTGTCGGTTCCCAAGGAGAAATAATAACTTGCCACATTATCATCATCAATATATGATACATTTGCGGGAGAGTTGCTGGATACGCTTACAAGGTTGCCAAATCGGTTGTCGATCTCGACAATGTACTGTGTCTCAACCAAATCAGGATCAATGGTAAATGTGGCGGGAATCTCTGTTGTATCCAGACCCTGATCAACTCGGATGTATCCACCACCGCCGGTGTTCTCACCGTTTAAGAGTCCAAGATTGTTAGTGCCCGCACCCGCGTAAATCTGTGCAGCAAGGTCTTCTGTTTCCTTGTCCACTGAGATAAGATGCACGCCAAAAGTGGGGTGTGGTTGCACTGCGGTGCTGAATACTTTGTTCATTTCAATAACGGGTAGATAAAGAAGATTCGTGCGAGCAATTGATACCAACTTGTGCTTCATCGTTGAAGTGTTATTAGTAAATGCTTCCAATACAGGAGTCTGCATAATCTCCAAATCGTAATAGGCGCTACCGCTGGGGTGCTCCTTGTTGTAGAGGCTGTAATCGACCTCATCGTCACTCAGGGCAAACTTGGCAATTTTGAATGAGCCATCGCCCTTCGCCAGTCGCATACGCCCCGTGTCAGTTAATACAGCGTCAAGAATAATGTCGCCAGAGTTGTCTAAGAATCCCATTTAGTTGCCCTCTCTCCCAATAATTAGTCGTTTAAGATAAATAGTCATATTTTTCTACTATTGCTGATCAATGTCAGACTTAAGATGTTTGTGATCAAATTTCACGTCGAAATCGATTTTTTTGCCGGTTGATTTTGAGGTCAAACGAATCCTAAATTTCTTCCCCCAAATCGAGTCATCGGTATTCCCAAGTTTAACACTTGTCGTACCGAGCACGCTATCCGCTTCGGCAATTCCTGAGTCTTCCCTGTTTAACAACGACTGTTGCATTGTTGGTACCAGTTGCATAAATCTTTTCATGCCTTTAGAAACATCGCGTGGAACTCGATCTGCAAGAGGGACGATTTCAACATCGAGAAAAATCGACCCTTTATCATCCATCATTTCTACTTGATAAATAGGTGTTGGATTTGAAATGTGCCCATGATTATCAACAACTCTAAAAGTATAATAGTATTTTCTATTCGGCTCGACTTTTTCTATCCACGATGCCGCTGTAGCATTCTGTGCTGTCTCGGCAGATACATCTGATGAAACCCGAGCAATCCGCTTTCCAGCAAAGTCTGTATATGCAGATGGGTGGAAGTCGCACCGATACATTTCAAAAAATGCTGGGTGATCATCGGCTCCAAAATGAATAGGCTCGTCCGGTAACAAATCCTGCACTTTTCGCGCCTTATCCCAGAGAGCCTGATCGGTTGGCTCAATAGTGATTGGTTGAAGGTGATAGTCACCGACGTTACCGTTCCCTGTTACAAGAATTTTATCGTTGATGCCCTTATAAGGGACAAGTTGAATATCTGGCCAAAGTGGGGGCTTGTCCATGATGCGCCCCGTGTGTTCGTGAATCGGAACCTCTACCAACTGTAAGGATGGCTCATGATAAACCTCAACTGCTACGAACTTACCATTGGTGCCAGCCTCTCCAGTTTCTAATTTAACGTATCGGTACTTTGTGCCGACCACAAACTGATAAGCGTAAATAACATATGTATATTCTTTGTTGTATTTAACCTGCGTATCAATAAACCGCAGCACATCAATACTATTTGAGTTTGGGAGCCAGAAGTTTTGCAGCGGCTTGCCTGTCGCTTTTTTGCCAGCGAACTTAGCAATTCTATAACACGCTGTTTCAGAATAGGCTTCCTTGCCCTCCATGACTTCTTTTAAAGAACGCGAGTGTGACTCCAAGATCTTTTTAAGTTTGCCAGCAAAGATAATCAACATAAGACTCTTGAAAAAACTATACTGTGGGCTGTTTTTCATTTTAGACTCATTGGCGTATGAGCCAAGAAACACCCGGTCGAAACCAGTGTAGCCATCAAAAAAGTCAATAGCGTCGTCTGTCAACTTCATAGATTCTAGGTCTGCAAACTTTTCATACCACTGGGTCAAGTCAAAGGTTCTAAACTTTGTTCGCTGGAACACTGTACGAGTCGTAACTTTCGCTGCCCCTGTGCTATCAAAGTTGATTGGCATGATTGATGTTTGAGTTGCCTCCATCATGCTCTTACGAGGCATGGTATTCTTTGTAACAGCATCAATCATATCTGCCAACATTGCACTGCTCATGCTGGTGTCCTCTAAAACTTGCGCCAACTGTGTTGTCTTGTCTGTTGAGAACTCAATATCGGTATACATTGGAAACATTTCCCGACGCTCATTGTAGTCGTTAAAAATTTTCATGTCACTGATCGGCACAGCAATGTTACTCCACTGCTTAGAAATTCGATTAATCGAACCAGCCTTAATTGCATTGTTGTACTGACGGGCGTACATGTCAAAATACTGACCAATAGCATTGGTCTGAACATCATACTTCATGTTTTTCTTTGCTGCCACGCTCGTCGGTGCTTCCTTTGATTCCTTTTGCTGACGCTTCATTACCTCGGTGTGCTCAGACTTGAGACTGCCGCCGAGAGTAATCAAATCATCATAAACCGGGCTGGGATCTTCGTCGTGATCCATGTCCACCAAAAACGCATACATGTTTGGAAGCGTTGGCTCTTTCACTAAGCGATTAGAAATGGTAGGCTCGTACTTATCAATAAAAAAATTATATTCTGGTATCACGCTAGCATACTGTGTACCCATCGGAGAGTTTAGGCGCTCTAATTCTTTTTTGGGATACGGAAGAGGCATCACAAAAGCATGATCTGAATATGCCTTGTCAATCTTTACGGTCGGCTCGTACTTGACCCCACCATAAGTGCCGCCCTCAAGATAAGCATTCCACCATGAAGGCGCGAACTCACCGTTTACTTTAAACAAGTCTGTGTTTGCCTCGATCAGAACCCACTCTCGGGTGGCTCCGAAAGACGAAGATGAAGTTTTGATTGGGGCAGATTGCATCTTATTAAAGTGTAATTTAAACGGTGCCGGTCCAGTATTCTTCTTGTCCATGCTGAAATACTGTAGATTCTTTGCTGCCGCCTTCTTATCCGGTCCTTCAAACGACCAGAAATTTCCGCTCTGCCCACGAACACAGTCTGCAATATTCGGCTTCCTCTTCAGATTTTTAATATTCTTTTTTGAGAAAACCAAGTCGATGTTTGTTGTGTCAATAATAAATTTCTTTTTGCCTGCTGCGGTAGAACCGTATACAACCGGCTGTGCATATTCATCCGAATAGACAGTGGTATTGTCGAGATACTTTGTGGGGTCCGCTGTAATGGCGTCTACCAGCGCTGAAGCCGAAGCAGGAGTTAAAATGGTGTCATCTGCCATATTAGTAGCCTCCCACGGTTGTCATCGTTCCTGTTCGTGGCGCAGTTGCCCCAGTGCGTGTTGTTTTGATCTGAGTGACTGAATTTGTATTTTTATACTTCTTTCCAACTTTGTTAGATGAGCGGTTGGTTTGAATCAACATATTAAAAATCTTATCCTTGCTGCCGTACTTTGTCGTTGCACTGAGTCGAGACGATTTCGGTGCTCGTCTTGTGGGAGTAATTAGAAAATACTCATTAAAAACTGGTAATTCAATTCCTGAATCTTTTACAATGCCAAGTTTTGGATTTTCATACGGCTTCTGTCGGCAGAGGATTCCACCACCCATTGCATTTTTGTACACCTCGTTAGTAAGCGGCTTCCAAATGGGGCTCTTGATATGCACACCACTCTCGGAGATCTCCAGACCTGCCAAGTACTCAATACGATTAATCATTTGGTAGTTCATCTTAAACGATGCCGAGCCCTTGATGGAGGAGGGCGCATCTGTAGCGCCAGAGGTAAAATAAGTCCTCTTCACCGCTGAACTGGTGCCTGAGCCATCAAGCATCAAAGACTTCAACTGGTTTGGCATGCTAACCAGTGCATCGCGAATTGTGGAATGTGGCTCTTGCCCGTTAGAAATAAGAGTTGACGTAATTATCTCCTTGTCCCTTGACATAAAGTCAACAATGCTATCCGACGTACTAAGATTAAAAATATCAATCGTTCCAACTTCTACTGGTGTACTAGAGTTTGCTGTTTTATTGTCGGACTTCATTGAAGCACCAATTCTTGTTTGCGTGCTTGCCTTTGCAAAGGGGTTTAGACTTGTGAACCCATTGCGAACAAGATTCTTTGAAAGACCAGCCAGCAAGACCGCTGGATTATTATTGGCATCCTCTGCTTGATCTACTTCACATGTAGAATTAATCTTCACATGTGGATCCACAGCAACTACTGACTGGACCTCGCTTTCGCCCGAAACATTCGGCACCTGTTCGCGAGATCTTTTAATATTGTCCGTCAGCGGTCTAATTTCTCGATCTTCAATAGACTCAAAAGTCATTCCAAGTGAGGCATATACACTACTCATATTTGATTTATATATTTGTGCTTCATCAGAAAGGGATGAATTACTGGATGTGGCAGGCGCTGTGTTCGGGCTGTCACTAGAGTTGTGGCGCAAAATCCCAGCCTCAAAAGCAGTGTAATAAGAATCGTCATGTGCCTCGCCAGTATCGCTGGTGGCATTTGCCAACAGGTTTAAGGTGCCGGGGTTGGACAACTTAACAATCGCCGGTGACAAAAATGTAAAACTAGTGTTGCTAATTCTATCGCCATCGGTAATCTGAGATTGAGGTGTTCTGATTGTAATATCAACATCCTCGCTGGTAAAGTATCTTGCTGTTTCCATCCCCACACGCGCCTTGTACTGCGCCCCGCTCAGAGTTAGCAGCCCCGGCTTGGTAGATGGCTCCACCTCTTCAGAGATAGAAAGATAATCATAGCCAGTATTCTTTTCAATATTGCTGTCAAACGACTCTTCGAAAAACCTCTTTTCAACAGTAAAGCATCTGCGGGCGTGGGTGCTCTTCGTCTTAACAGAACTGGGCTTGCAGGCTCTTTTCCCAGTCTTGCCCTGCTCCGTCGTCGCTCCAGAGTCCTGCTCGGTTAACCTGCCGATCTTAGAGCATAACTGGTCTATGAGCCTCATGAGCACTGCTACGCCTTTAGGATTGCCAGTATAAGGGCTAGCCATTGTATAAAGAGCCATACGGATCTTGTCGCCCGAGGAGTGCATAACATTTGTAAGAACACTGAGTGCGTAAAGGTATTCTGTGATCGCCTTAATCCAAGGGGCGTCCCGCATATTCTCTTCAGTGTACTTCTTGTTCATTTGATTGATAAAATTTTGTGTAAACCTGTTGGACACCACATCAAAGTTTCCGGTGGAGTGATTCTTTTCGGATGCCATCTCGCTAACATGATCGATGTGAGGATCTGATACTTCCACCGTGTGTCGAGACATTCCTAACTTAGAACCCTCATTGTAATATTGCAACAAGTATTTTCGGCATCGCAAAAGAGTTGAGCGCAGACTCTTTAGAAAAACGACAGTGCCATCCTCAACATCCATCTCAATCGAATACTGATAAAAGCCATCAGTGATCGCCGCCATGCCATTGTCTACGCCAGTAAACATTCTAATGTCTCTGTTCTCTACATCATCCATTGCCAACTTTACTTCAGACACTGAACCTGAAGAACGCTTGGCTGCTTTGAATGTTCCTCTTTTTTCTCCCGAAATTGCTATCAACTGTGGCGGCGATTCAGTATCGAAAATCGGCTGACCAGTATATGGCGAGCCCAGCCTATTAAATGTTTCCAACTGTCGTACCCGGTTTCGGAATACTTTTAATGTTTTAATTTTTGAGTTTTTCATTATAGACTCACGCATGTCTGGACTAGCATTGTTTAACAACTTGCCATACATGGAGTTATCGCGAACCAACTCTCTAAAGTCTACTAAGAAAGAGAACCGAGCATTGTTGTCTAAAGATCTTGATAACATAATATCAGAAAAATGAGACACCTTCTTTTTCGGATTAACATCATGAGTGGTAAGAACCTTCATACGATTTTTGGATGAAAACACTTCATTCTCGATTGTTGTCAAATCAATCTGAAGTCGTTCAATGTCTTCGACATTTCTAAAGTCTTGGATTTTGTCGTTTGAAACTTCATCTAATGTCAGGCGCACCGAGGTGCTTGTTTTCGAAGAACCTGACCACCATTGTCCGTTATCATCTTGATTTACTGCACCTGTCCAGATTGCACCACTTGAATCGTAATAAACATAAGCAGTGGATACAATTTCATAATCATTAATTGCCACATCAGAGACAACCTTTCCATTCATCGCATAAAGATTTTCTTCATCAATTTGTAAATTGTAGTCATCTCGGAGAGCCACCATGTCGATGTATGAAACAGCAAAGTAAGCCAAGTGTGCCGGCTCCGACTGCGATACATCAAATCGAGTGCGATAAGTAAACTCTGTTATTGAGTTGCCATCATTGTCTGTTGTGCTCAAGGTCTGCGTCAAGTTAGAGTTGTCGCCCTCTACGTCAGTCGCAACCGACAACTCAACTGCTGTGGTGTGACGTTGATAATAATCATATGCCGCTGTGGCGTCATCAATTCCAAGTTCCTGCATCAACAAAGCAATATCCTCATCATCGTCTGAGGGGTTGACACCCGTGTTTGAAAGTTGAATAGCATTGGCATTAGATGAAAGAACTGTGGTGACTGCCGGGTCATCACTCTGAATCACCTTTAGTTTAAGATACTTTGAAAAATTCTGATCTTCAAACCATGTTGAGATCATACTGTCGTCAAGAGACTCCAGCAGTGACAACTCCAAAGTAACAATTAGTTGATTGTTTTTCTCGGATGTGTCCTTTGCTGCATAATTGTGACCTTTGAAATTGGTCACGTTTCGCCCATAGCGATTCTTGTCATAAGCGTGCTCACGCGGATGATCGACGTGTGGGTTTGTCTCTTTCAGCGGGGAACCCGACGACTCTAAAAGAATTTCTGTAATATAAACATCTGGGATTATCTCTCCAAGAATGTTTTCTTGATTAATATCAGCAGCCATTAGCACTCATCTCCAAAGGGTCCGTCGTCTTCGCTGACAGGACTGGTGTAAGTTGAGCCACCATCCGCTGCATTCGCGGGACCACAGCCGGGTGGACAATTAATTTCCTCGTTTGCGAACAGACTGTCACGGCGATTTTCTGGGACGTTCTCACAGAAGACCATCGGATCTATTTCTTTGTCAACAAAGATATTGAAAAAATATTCAACATAACTGGAGTCGATAGCGGGAAACAACTCCATTGTCCCACCTTCTGGTTCATCAAGCAAGATATTATTTTTTATCATAGTTGGGCGCTGGATGAAGGAGAGCGGTGTCAATTTTTCTTTTGTATGCTGCTTTTCACCACTCAATCCCGGCGTGTGAATTGTGCCGGATACATCAACATCCTCTACGATAAAAACCTCAATATCATAATTCTTTTTAAGCGACACAGAGTTTATCTCATCAATCTCCAAAAGAAGATAATCATTATCAATGTGGATATACGAACCATCTGGATATAATTCATTCGCCAAATTCAAGTCGTTTGCCGAGCCAGCATCAGATGGATTGCCCGGTTTAATTGCCTCGTCCTCACCTTCAGTATCGGGCGCGGCTTCTTGTTTTACAAGTGTTTTGAATAAAACGTCACTGGGTGTAAGCCGAGGAATTTTTAATGTTGGGTGAGCACCAACAACATATTGTAAGGAGCCGGATAACTTGCCCTTTAAAAAGGTAACATTCCAAGCAGGCATTTTATCGGCATGCAAGTCTGTTGATCCGAGAGGAGCCGCAAGGGCATAGTGTTTTTCATGAGTTGACTGAAACTTCTCGCTTTTAAAACTTAATTTTCCTGACCGCACTTGTTCGTTCAATTCTTTAATTTCTGTCCCTCGACCGGAATAGATATACTGAGTTTTGAGGGATGGTGTGTCGTCCTCAATGCGGTCTTTAGTTTCGTTCTGCGGCTCGGTGCCGCCGCCGTATTCGTGATCATACAATATGTTGTCATCAAAAAACGCATAATATACTGGTTCAAACTCACCTTGCGACAAAAGCAATTTGCCGTATTGTGTCAGTTGAACATCAAGCACGTCTTCTTTTTTATTGAAAAACTCCATTAACTGTCATCTCCAAATATTTTGCCGGGTCTGCTTGTAGAAACGGTCGCAGTAGGTGCGGAGGTTCTTGCAACCACAGAGGTGGATGTTTGAGCAGCGACCAGTGCAGATTCTGGATCGTCAATCCGACGTAATGTCGGATCAACAGACACATCTTCTGCTGGAGGCATAAACTCAATCACTCCTTCAACATTAACCTTTTCGACCAGTGAGCAGAAATCATATGGCCAGTTGTAACTATACTCTGGGGCTTTTTTACCGACGGCAAAGTCAAACTTGAATCGATGGTCATCTGCTGAATCTGCGGTGATAGAGTAGTAATTTTGTTCTGCACGCTTCTTGACCTTAAATGTTAACCACCTGACGTTTGGAGGTAGATTCTTTCCTTCATAGAATTCAATCTTATTCATTTCATGAGAAATGACTGCCTCATCGCGTTCAGCGCGGGTGCCAATTTTTGGAGTAAGCCCTTGCCAAATATCTGATAAGTCTTTGTTGTCGAAAGTGTGATTGAACTCAAAGACGTACATAACGAATGGGAACTCTCCAGACTTCAACGGGAACCGAACAAAATCATATTGTGGGGGAATGTTGTAAACCTTCATTCGCTTAATCATGTCAGAAACCGATGTGTCCCAAACATCCTCTTCCGAGCCATACTCACCTTGCGGGATCGCGGGCTTACCGGCTTCGACGTTTGTCTTGGTGAGGTTGAACAGTTTTTTCGATATTTTAAAGAAGTTTCGCCCTGCAACCGTCACGGTCTTTGCGCCATAGTTGCTCGGCTCGTCCACAAAGGGGATCATAACAATCGCTTCAGATATATCTTTTTCATCAGCAACTTCACCAATACGGGAGAATCCCGGTGTAAAACCACAAACATCAATCAAAGAACCAACTGGACGGGAGCCAACTTGAACAGTTGATAGGTATGCTATAGAGTCGCTTGGTAGTTCCTGAGTAAACCATGTTGAGGAGGCAAAATATTGACCGAGGGGTGCATAATCATATGCTCGATAAACTTCTTCGCGTGGTCCGTAAATAACCACTGCATTTAAGTTACCGGCATCATATACGGGACCATCAATGTCCAAAGAAGATAGTGTTGCATCAAAATCATCGTACCCAGAGATCGTGGTAAACATCTGGGCGGCGACTTGCTCAGTCGTCTGGGTCGAAATTGTTCTAATCCTGATTCCGGTCATACCAGTTGGGTTTGGATCATTACTGTTTGAGGTGCCGTCATCAAACCAAACATAGTAAGGATTGTTTGATTTTCCGTAAATAACAAAATATCCCTGATCAACCCCTGCGCCTCCAAGGTATGCGTTGTTGGAATAATAAGAACCAGACTCGGGGATAACCAGCGTGACTTGACGCCGACCGTCTTGCAGCGACTGTCGGTCTTTGAGTTCATAACTTTCTGCCAAAGACATAAACACCCCGTCCTTGCTTGTTGGTTTCTCTCCATATCCCGTCCACATACCAATTCCAGCGCCAGCCTTGCCAGAAGTATTAATTTCATTCTCGGACCCAAACGCCGGGATCGCATTCCGCACACTTCCTGTTGCTTTTGTAACAAAGTTTGTATTATCTTCGTTATTAAAGTCGAGAATAGGACATTCGAATCTCGGCTGAATAACCCATGTATCAAAAGTACTTGAATTAGAATCCTGTGCGGTCTGTGGCAAGAACTCCGTCTGAGTTACATCTGACAAGTTCTCTCGGTTGGGAGTTTGAACCACATCGTATGTTACTTCGCGAAGTCGGGTTTTTCCAAGCATGTTAATAGACGATGACATTGGCATCCGAGCCTGCCAAGCAGGGGATTTTTTATAATAATTAAATACATTACCATTCGTCCCGCCTGCTGAAAGAATGTCTCCAATCGCATACATCAAACCTTCACCATTCTCGCCGTACTTTGATCGGATGAATGGCATGGCTCGCGGGACGCCTTGCTGGACATACAGTTTGGCTTCGGAAACAATATCTCCCACGCCGTCGGAATTAACATTAACAGAGCGGAAGAGTTCTGCCGCTTCGGGGTTTAAGTCTTCAATTTCAACTCCTGCCAGAATCTCATCCAAAGTATATTTCTTTGTCTCTGTTGCTACGAATGAAAGTCGTGCTGTTGCTCGTCCGTAAAAATACGGAGGCGTGTATGGTGCCTGTGCAGGATCTTGAATTTTAGCCAAGTCATTGTCGCCTTCATAGAGCGCAGAAGAGGTGACCAGCATTCCAGCAGCGTGATCGTCTTGAACAGAGTCTTCACCACCACCTGTTAGTACTTCATACATACGGTGCATGTCGGGATCATCGTAAAACTCACTAGGATCAATTGTAATAACCTCGCCATTTGTTTTATATCTAAACGGAGGACCAAAATAACGACCCTTTGTTGAGCGCGGCACACTTACCGCCAGTTCTTCATCCTGTCTAAGTTCTTCACGACCAGCAGTTCGACCCGACTCTTCACTGCCATAAGGACTGACCATCATATCAAAATTTTCTGATTTGTGCAAATTAACATCCATGTAATACACAGTACCCGAAACCATGCTTTTAAATCTATTTTCTGGCTGTGAGGCGAATGTGACCATGCCCTTGTTTTTGAGGAAGAATTTTGGAGTCTCTGCAAGGAAGTTGTGCATAGCCAACTCGTAAAGATTGTCTTTCTCTCCATTCCATTCAAAGTATGGATATACCCAAGGAGTTCCGCTGGCTAACTTCATATCTGTATTTGTGTTCCATAAATAACTTGGAAGGTGCGGGTAGCCCAACTCATCACCTCGATAATATGTTGGTGCTGTCATATAAATACGAGCAGAGGACCATTGGGTTGAAGAATCTTTTCGCGGCAAAAGACTAAGATCAACAAGCGCTTCAAATGGAAGCCGCATGTCCGGTGTGCGATCAATAAGGTAGCCACAACTTTGTGAAAGCCAAATCTTTCCGTCCTGAGAATCGTCACTGAACGGGGGGTTGGGATCTGTACGCCGGATAGCCATCGGTTGGGCTTGACGTGTGTCATTTTTGGCAGCGGTGTTCAATCTTACAAGTTTGAACCCTTGCATTTTTTTCCTACCCTGATACATGAACACTTCGTCGTACACGTCTTTTAGTGAATTGTCTGTCTGGCGCTCTAGGAATTGCCTATTCTCATCATTGTTGGAGGTGTCTTCAACAACATTTCTCTGCACCTCGCCATAGAAGTTCGGCTTTGTGTACTCATCCATCAGTGCTTCCATTGGATTTAAAGCAAGATTATCCGTACCAGTGAAAAGTGGCCAGTCTACTGCAATTCCAGCCTTAACAGTGTTGTATAAAATACCGGGTGCCATGAAGGGCTGCAAACAGGCTTGTCGAATCTGGTCTGTCTCAAGTCCGTCGGCGGCTGTAATATTATCAAACATTGCATCAGCAAATAGTTTCCCAATTTGCACGGACCTTTGATTTGGGTAGAATCCGTTATATGGCAGCAACTTCTTAACTGCATTCACCTTGAGAGTAAATCTAGGCGACGATGCTCCATTAAGATTTTGATGATCCTGTGCGATCTTGTCCATATGAACAATTGTATCGGTGTGTGCATATGTATCGAAGAATTTATCATTGAACTCCAAAGAGGAGCCAACTTGCTTGGATGTGGGAGGTACGCCCATGCGGTACCACGCCACCAAGTTTGGTGTGTGCCCGTAGCGATCCCAATCATCAGCCTCATCTTCCGCGTTCATGATAAGTTCGTTTGCATTCCATGAAGTACATGTGCCAGACGAACTCACTGTTGATTCATAAGAGGAGTTCCGCTTGTATACCTCAGTCTTATTGACGACGTGGGGGTTTGTTATTACAAACGGATGACAGGTTGTGCCCTTGATTGCCGCCCTCACGCCTGATGTTTCTCCGTATTCATTCGCGGCAAGTTCGGCATCATAAAACAGTGCATTAACATTCACGGGCTTGCCGTGGTTATAGACTCTGGTAACATCAGTGGAACTCAACATACCCCGCGCAATTACAAACTCATCCATCTGACCGTAGAATGGTGCTCCTGCGCCCGGTTTTTTCGTAAGATAACTGGTGCCAATTTTAACATCACTGATGTAAGTCCATTCTGGGGATGTGGTGGTATTAGCCTTTGCAAAAGAAGAATTTCTCAACGGAGTTGCGGCGTCAGGGAAGGCTGAAATATTAGCATATCCAGAGGCTTTGGATTCATAAAAAGATACTGGTACATCATCTTCGGTGCCAGTGTTTACATGGGGCTCGTCGTCAGTCTTGTTGTTGACAGCGGGTAGATAAGTCGAATCGGAATCGTAAGCGTGAGGCTGGGCGAGTCCGTCAACATCGTTCCAAGTTGCAACTCCAAGTTTTGTATGATCAAGACCATTGTTATCTGATAAGCCAGCCGCGTTGCTACCGCCCTTAAAACTATAATATGCCGTACCTACATTGTGTGTACCCACATTGTCCCACAGACCCAAGTTTGCTCGCTGAAGCATTCCGTATACAGGGCTTCCATTAACCCACACGCGAATGCAGGAATTGCCAGCGTTTTCAAGAGCGAGGTCGCCATCAGTACCGGCATACTTCAAATTGCTTCCCGCGCCGCCCTTGTCGATTGCCACTGGGGGGATGTATTGAACTGCAATATGTGTCCAAATTCCCGGTTCGATGACTGTCGGATTGTTCAACTCTGGGTCGTTCCAAAACCTCACAATGTTTTTCTGATCTTCACCGGGCTGATTTGAATCACCTGTTAGCGTACCAAGAGATTCAAAGAAACTATCAACCTGCCCTTGTGGGTTAATATCATGAGTAGCGCCATCCGCTGCTGTTAAATGATAATTTCCAACATCTGCATTATTACAACGAGTATCAAACCAGTGAAGTTGTTTCCTTGTTTGTACTTCGGTCCCTCCAACAAATTCTGGCACTTTACCAGTGCCGCCGGCACAGTGCTCCGAACTTCGGCGCAACCACATACCTTGCCAATAGTTCGCGATAGTGGCGTTGACTGGATCATACGAGTCGCCTTCAATCTTGTCTTGATGCCGGTTTCCTTCCTGTTCATACAGGCTGCTCGCCCCGCCAAACGATTCCTCATCCGACATAGGGCTGATAACACTTGTCGCGTTGGGCATTTCGTCATCGCTATAAGAACCAGAGAAGCCGGCATAACCATATGATCCAACATACCTGTTTTGCATGTCTTCATCATCGACATTTTCTGGAAGTTTCACCCAGAATGATGTAAAGAACGGAGTTCCTTGTCTAGCAGTTTTTCCAAGGGCAGTGGTCGTAGCGTCCGTTGGACCGGGACCACCGGCTGCTTTGGTGAGTTGCCCCCACGGTGCATCAACAAAGCCCTTCGTAACCATTGAATAAGTGTCCGACGAGGTATTCACGCCAGTGCCGCCCAGTGTATATTCAGTAAAATAATTACCGCCTGTTGTCGAGAGATCAACAGTGCTATCAAGATGTGCCCAAAGCCTGTCGTTTGTGTCATGAATTTCTGCAACAAAATCAGCAGCCGCAGTTGTTCCAAGCGCCGATGCTGAAGCATATGTTGATGTATGCATTTCGCCGCTATCGTCTACGTTGAACGCCAGCGCGGCATTAGGGCTGGAGTCAACACTCGTCTGCAAACTGGATGTAACAGTATTTAAAAATTCATCATTCAAATATGAATTTCTTGCAAGAGTAATAATTCCATGATTAGTTTTTGCTGCAACAAAGCCGCCATTCACAATGGCTTTATTCGGCTCGCCAGTGTAAGATGTTTCAAAAGTTGTGCCCTCGTCGTGGCTATATGTCGTAGTAAGTTTTGCTTCTGACTTTCCACTGCCAGTGATGCCGCCACCCGGCAATTCCAAGAAGTCTTTATTATCAACTCTAAAGTCGCCACCATTTATCGTAACGTAATGTGACATATGTGAGGAAATATTAAACTCAGGAACTACTGTATATTTCTTGGTAGCGGAACGAATGTCTGCGTCATAATCCTCATAATCATTATACCAAGGATAGCGACCAATTGCGCCAGAAACTTTCGGAGTGTGCCACGGCAAACCTGCTTCTTCCGCAACGTCTGACTGGCACTGGTGAATGTATTGCAGTTGTGCGCGGGGGGCAGGCTTGGTCCATACCACTTGCGTTGATCCGTTCATCAATCTTGATTTGGCAGTGGAGAAGGACGAGACGGCTTCAATAAACGACGAAGTGGGGCGCACCATTCTCATCATTCTCTCAAGACCCATGTAAGCAAGATCGCCCTTGTATTCTTTGCGGTAAACTAGTGGAAACGTCTGTTGGTCATCGGTGGTTTCTGTATTATTAATTTCAGACAACACTTGGGCTGCATATGTGATTCCGTTATCAAAGTCGTCCATACACCAAATAGAATCAAACTGGTAGCGGTAATGGTTACTTCTTTGAATTTTGGAAGCGTTATCATTAACATGCTGGGCATTTTCAAAGCAGCCATTATAACTGCTTGCCATGTCTGCAACAACGTCTTCCCAACTCTCATAACTTGCACGATTGGAACCCATCCCAGCCCAGCCAGCCTTTATTGCCATCCAGTTCCACTGAAGGTTGTATCTTGCTGTCGCCTGCTTGCCATAAACAGCATTAACACTGCCCGTGCTGCGGATGCGGATGCCGTCTTTAAGTTGCTCGCCAAAATGGTTTCCTGTTACAGATGTACTGACTTCATTGCTGCATGAAATATCCCGCCAGAATGAACGAATAATTCCAGAGTTTCTATCGTACCCGTTTGACCCGGTGCCGGCAACCTCTGCATATTCTGTTCTACTGCGAACCTTATTTAAAGTGACGTGCCTGTGTTTTGGATAAATATATTCTGAGTATTTGAGTGATACAAAGTCGATTTGTGAATCTACAGAATCACCAGCATACAAAGAGTACAATTGATCGTACATTTGATCTGTAGAGCACTTAACCTTTCCGATTCGGTTTGTCAAGTGTGGATTTGCATAACACTCAAGATTATTACTGTAAGGGTGCTTTAATCTCGATCCAAGATCGCTGCCGTCCATATTAAGTCGATGGGTCATCGGCAAGTTCCATGCAACGCTCGGCTCAATGTAGTTTACAAACGTATCAGATCTTGAATCTCTAAATACAACTTCTCGTCCTGCGGAAGAAGTAAAGTTTCTAATTACTGGTCGATCCATGACCGAAATTGTGTTGGACTTTCTGTGAGCCCGCCAAACTGGGTTTTGACCAGACCTAACCTGCTTCCAAGAACCCCAACCCCAAGGACCATGACGGTGATTGATGAGCGCATTGGTAGATGCAGCCATGCCCAAGGCATATCCATCGTGTGCCACCATTGCACGCTCGCCATCGACAGATGGAAGCCCGGTAACAAACTGCTGATTAATATAATTCCAATTTCCATAAACGTCTGTTGTTGATGGAGTGCTGGTAGTTTTCCAATCAAACTTCGAAGACGTATATCCAACAGTATTGCTTGCAGTGTTGATTGGTTCGTAAATGATTGTATTTAAGTTAACAAAATCAACTGGAATGTATGGGTTCACCACAGTGTCTTTGTCAGCACCGTGGGATTTGCCATATCCTTGTTTAGCAAAAAAGTAGCCGTGAGGGATAGGGATACTTGCGAAATCGCCAGCGCCGCTTGTGACCACACCAATGTCACTTGCAGTTGGGAATTGCAATTGATGATTGTACTCGGGAGAACCATAGTTGTGGGTTCTGCTCATGCCAATCGATAAGTTATCAAACCTTGTAACATAGCCCCTTCGAAGGTGTGCTTGAGAGCCGTCGAATTTGCGGGCGGTACCAGAACCTGCAACACTGTATTTTGTCGTTTTTATAGTAGAGTGTGTGTCCGTAAAGGTCACTTCATCCAGTTCGGTGTCGGAAATTTTCCCTGTCCCGTGGTTAGCAGCCCAAATAGGTTTAATTAAAATTGAAGCAGAGACACCTGAAGGATCTACATCAAACAACGAAGCGGTGTAAAAATGCCCTGCTCTTGAGCCAGTATCTTTGTTGTTAATTGCTGCCACAAGGCTTGTTGCTCCTTCGACACCGTTGGCTCCCTTGCTCCAAATCCCACCCCCCTCTACCATTGCGGGAATCGTATCATGAGGCGTCTCCAAGGTTAGTGACTTGCCATTCATGTTAGAGGTATAAGTGCCACCTGTTTTACCCCCCGAGTTTACAACAATAACAACAGTTGCTGCGCCGGTAACAAGATCTTCTTTATAAGAATTGTGAACCCACGAATATTGATAATCAGATCGTGGAATTTGATGCTGGACATACCAGTTGTCATATTGTGTGCTACCGCTGGGCTTATAAAGTGTTTGATTGAAATTGCTCAAATAACCGTGCGCGTCCACTGTATGGGCAGCATTTCTATTAACCTTGTGCCAGTTACCCGCTCCAGAGGTTTCAGCGAGCATTCCACCGGGATAACCGCCGGCAAACCACTCTTCGCGTCCTCCTCCGATAAGGGTGTGTTCTGCCTGCCACATCTTAAGGTGATTGCGAACATCCAAGTTGCGATAATTTAAATTGTTATATGGCGACAACTCTCCAGACTCAAGATCTGTTGACCCCAACCCTAGAGTATCAGGAGCGCCGGGAGCGCTGAACCGAGAAGTAATAACATGTTCACTGCGACCTCGCACTGGCAAAGTATAATCAAATACGCCGCTAACCGCTGGAGATACGGTGACTGGTACCAACTTCTCATGGAGCGAACCACTCTTGACAAGCCAGCGGTTTTGCTCGCCTCGACCAAAGGTTTGCAGAATCTCATAATCTCTTGCATAGTTTCCAAGATTAACTGATCCTGTGGTCGATTTAATATTTCTTAAGTTGACTGGGCGTTTCGCCGTCTCATCACGAAGGCGATTCGCAGCCGGGTAGAACACACCGTATGCCACGGCTGCATCCATGAACGCTTGAGGGTGAGCAATACTAGAGCCGAGCCCTGTGAAGCGCCACAGTTCGGGGCGGTCGGTTGCCCTTTGACCAATGGTAAATGGCTCGATAGCGCCTGCGGCAAGCCCTGATGCGGCGTGCATTGTATTCTTCACGCAGTTGGTCATAAACCCTGCGGCAGTGACCACATCTCGATTCCCCGCAGCGCCTGCTACGTTTTGTGTCAGCGTGACAACTCCACCGGCACTGGTTGCGACAATTTTGCCAGCATGACCGTTTGAACTGTTGACCAGTGTTATGAAATTAGTAGCAGTTGTTGTTGCACTGCCCGCCGCATCAAATTCTTGATCCGAAGCAGTGGCATCACCAGCCCCAGTATTTATTACTTTGTAAGTAACTGAAGTTCCATCTGTCGAAATCAGAGTTATTGTTCCGTTGTTTGCCGAAGCATAATTTGTTGGATGGAATTCAAATGAAGTCGATGCTTTCGCCTCTGTTGACAACTTAACATCCACATGTCGGTGTTGGTTTCCTCCAACATGAGCATGGGTAAACGGACCCTGCATTGCAGTTTCTTTCTGAGGTCCATATGAATCGTCGTGAATGTTGGCTTTGTATTCAGTGCCTGTATTAACATCTTCATATATCGACCAAGGAGACTGGAATGAACTCTTGAACTGCCCACCGGCTCCGGTGTGTCCGGCAACTGCGTTGTCAACGACAGTCATCGCGTCATCTTTAGGCTTCTTGTCGAGCGGGAATCGCGAAGCGAGATTATCAGTGCTCAGAGCCTCTGCATTCAACTCGTCGTAAAAATCCAACGACCCTGTTTGGATACCAGCCGGCAAACCACGAATAAAGTCATTAGAGTTTCTTTTATTTACAGGGAAGTTGGTGCCACCATGAATTGTTTGGGGTGCCTGCACGGCGAACCTGTAAGGTCTACCAAGTCGTTGAATCGCATAAGTCGATCCTTGGTAAACAGTGTTTGTGCGACCTTTATAAAGTCGGGGATTTTTATTACCCCAATATCCATCAATATCTTTTATTTTAACTGACTGAACCGTAGTTCTGACGGCATCACTGCCCAGCCCACCAGCGAAAGCAGCAGAGATTGTTGCTGCGGATAGGTTGTGCGTGATCGCAGTATTGCCATGAGCACCACCAGAGTCTTGCGTTAAAAGAACATCGCCAGTGCCGCCGGGATCTGATGCTGTAATCGAAACATCCTTTTGGGCATTAATAACTGCAATCCATCGGTCTGCGAAAGCCTCCAAACTTGCCAACCCACTCTGCCCAACAATGATATATCCAAGCCCATTCTTCGTACCATCAGCAGTGGTAACGCCACCGGTTACTTGAAATGTTGTTGATTTTCCAGATCCATCAGTTAATACAAGAGTCTCCCCGTCGTTACAGTAACTTGCAAAAGAAATTGTTGCAGTAGCCTGAGTTTCTGCACTTAATTGCCGCATGTCACGGGCGGCTTGTTCTGCCCACCACAAACTATTCTGGCTTTCTTCTCCATCGCCAGCACCATTGCCGAAGCCATAAGGAATACTGAAACCGCTTAAATTATTGACAATTGCCGTGTTTCCGTTAACCCCCATTAGGTCTTGTGTCAACGTGATAGAAGTGCTGGTTCCCGATGCAGTGATTGCGGCATCCGTCTGTGCGTTAATTACTGCTCTAATTCTGGTGGCGAAGTCCGAAAAACTGCTAACACCTGATTGTCCAATAATCACATTACCACTGGCGTTCTTTGTCCCATCGGCTGTTGTCACGCCACCCGTAATTTCAAATGTGACTGAATCTCCGTCTGTATCAATCAGTGTGATTGTCTCTCCATTGTTAGCATATGAGCCGACAACCAGAACAGCAGTCGCAGCGGCGGTTGGCAATGTCGCATGACCATGCTTCCAGTCATATCCCAACTCATGCACGCCACGGGCTGTTGCCTGCGGAGGTTCTTGTTTCATTTCAAGCGTCGGATATTTTGTCCAATACTTGTTACGTTCAAGAACGTGAGGTTCGACCATCGTCCGCATGCCTTCGGAGAAGTTAGCAGAAGCAGGAATCAATTCCTGAATCATGTAGCCCAGTGAAGCATCGAGCCACTTGTAGAACTCAACATAACGATCTACTTTGGGAGTGTTGCCAATTGTATCAAAGAATGATTGGCGTAGTTTGCCAAGCATCTTATAGTCCATTCGATACCGATTGACTGGATCTCCGATTAAGTTGTTGAAGTCTTTGATTGTTGCGAACACATTTAAAATCTCTTCAGAGATCGTCGCATACATACTCTTTTCAACAGCAAAGAAATGATTAATTGGTTCCGATTCTTTTGTATAATTTAAATCATCAGACTGTCCAGTTAAAATCTTAACTGTGTCTGCGGACTGTAAGTTTTCTGGCAACTGTTGATATGCCGACAAGACATAATTTGTATCAACAACTTGCTTGGAGTCAGGATACCATTTGTCACCAACGCCGGGGTAGTCCACATCGACAACTGTGCTGATCCATCCATAGTCAGAGTAGTCTGACGACCCACTCGTAAGATCGTACACATAGAACGTAGAATCAGATAGAATGCCCGAGCCGTCATCTGGGCTGGAGCCTGTAACATTTGAGAAGTCCCAATGGAGAGCAAGCGTGTCCTTCTGAGGGACGTGAATTCCTTTACCACTTGGTGACAGACTGCTTTGAGCAAAATAAGCAGGCTTCATTGGGTTCATTCGACCAGCATTGCTGGCATCGCGGGCGTGCGCCTTAATTGTATCGTTGTCAATATAATCCAGCCAATATCTGACGCCTGACATTTTTACATCGCAACTATCAATTATTTTGACATTACTGTCCTTGTAAAGCGCTCCCATGTAAACACGCTTGTTTGCGTGAAGGAATGCTTGCGCCGGAGTTTGAGTAACGGGGGCTGAGATGGTGAACTCATTCTCCACCACGTCGAGCAACATGTTAACACCATATAGTTCAATGATGTACCCTGTTGTGCCCAACGTAGAGCCATCAACAAAGTCTGTTAGATCGTTACCGGGCTCTGGATACATACGAACAGCAAAGTTCCACTTGCCGCCGTCATAGACGTTCGGATACACACTAGACGTGACACTGACGCCGAGAGCAGGAGAGTAAATTTCGAAATAAACATCACTTCCTTCAGGCTCGGTTTTATGGGCGTAAACAAAAACATTTGCAGATGGAGAAGAACTCCACTTATACGAATCAGCATTCACGCACTCATGGAAGCCGAAAAGCGACACTCGCTCAAACCCGACCTCGCTGTATTGAGGGTGGTCCCTATCCATCTTCTTTGCAAAGATTGCCTCGGCTTCCAATGTGAATGGAACATAATTATGGTTTGGAGCAGTTACAGCAGGAATACAACTTCCTGACTGGTAAACTGTACCGTCGTAGCGATCAGCATGATTGAAGTCAATGTACTTCTTGCGAACAGTCGAGTAGCGGAATGCGTTTCCTAACTCATATGTCACATTATCCGCATAAAGATTAATCTTAATTAACTCTTCGTCCACACCAAAGCAGCGCAAGAGATTGCGGAAAGAACGAACCGTTCCCTTTGTCTTGTAAATGTGGACCATGTTGTTGTAGATGTTATGATAAATTAAATTCTTAATCTCATACAACTTGCGGTCATAAACTCGCTCTTCATCTTTTCCAAGCAACTCTTCCATCGCGGTTGCTTCAGTAAATAAGTCGGGAACATCGATACCCACAGATCGAACCAAACGATTTGCAAACGCAAGGGGGTGCTGTGGAGTGAGGCTACCACCCGAGAAAGTTGGATTTGGATCATCATCGTCTTCGCCGTCGGCAAAGTCTGCATTGAGTTTGTCGATCTCTCCATAGCCAACATTTTTAAGTTTCGTAAGTTCTTCAATTTGGACGTGCAGGTTGTCAAAGTAACTTGCCATGATCTGCGTTAGATCAAGAAGCGTATGGCGTTCTTTTTCCTCATCCATCTCGGTAATCCAAGAAGGAATCGAGTTATAAATGCCAGCATTATTGTAATGATCGTATGACGTACCCGACAAAGACATTTCAGCATAAAGTGCTTCAACGCTTGGATGGTAAGCATACATCACCGGATCTTTTGATTCTGAGTTTTCTACAATATCAGTTCGCGAGTCGAATGCGGATCCTGTGCTTCGCATCGTCGCTGCATAATTTGTAATAGAGCCGTTAGAGACTCGACCAGAATAATCCAGAACAACAGAGTCTGTTGAACTATACCCAGAGATACCTTCATTAAACTTATAGTATACGCCGAGGTTTGAATTATACTCATCGGAGTCATTACCGCCGGCAATATTCGTGAACCAGTTGCGTCCGATCTGCTGGTGCGTCCTTGCAGATTTCCAGAATCGCACTTCATCAAGTTGTACGGGTGCGGCACCAACCCCAGCCATAGTCGCGCCTGCGCCTCGGGATTGTGCATTTGGACCGGTAATAAAAGAACCAATGGTCGCTTGCAAATTCTTTTCAATATCAAGCGTTCGGTCATACGAAACAGACTGGGTTTGATAAAGTTGCCCATTGACAAAAAACTTAATCGCGTCTTTTGTAAAAGTAAATGCATAGTGATTCCAGTCTTCGCTCTTCCATGACGAAACCGAACCCGAAAGACCAGTTGATGTAGTTAGATAATCACCAATACGAGTTGCGGTAGACAACTCCACTCCCTTAGTGCTCTCACCCCCCGAATAATAACCTGTGGCGAATTTCCAATCGTCTCCCGCTGCTTTATCGCGGCACATTCCAACAGTTAACCTTACAAGGTCTGCTCCTGCCGTTTCACCGTTCCATAAGTCAAAGAGCCCAATGTAGTGCTGGTTTGTAATAGCATCCAAGTCGCTTTTCTTAAACTTCGCCCAAAACTCAACAGTGTTTCCTGTTGCACGGAATGACAAGTTTGAAACAAGATCCACTGAGCCTGAATCAAACAAGTTGGCTGCGCCTGTATATCCCTTGATGGCATGAGCAGAAGTTGAAGGACTCTTTGCGGATTCTCGATCAACAAAGTTTGTGGGATACATCTGCTTCAAAGATGCCGCGTCTGGATCTGTGTTAGGACCACCTTTAGCAAGAACATACTGAGGCTGGCTGGTTAATACAATATCACCCGTCGCATGAGAGTAGGTGGTGTCTACTGTTAAACTACCAGAGTTAAAGTGAATATAGCCTGTTTCGCGAGGATACCTATTTTCTAGAATCCACTTATCAAGGCTGGATGCTGAAACATGCCAGAGGGTCTTTTCCGTTTGCGACCCGTCATATGGATACGTTTCATAAATAAATTTAATTGAGTCTTCGTAGTATTTCTTTGCAGACCCGTAGCGTGCAAAATGTGAAGCGCTGGAGTAGTCCACCCGTGGGGTGTACTGGGTTGCCTGCTGCACATGAGCATCAATATAATCTTTAGACTCTACATCAACGGACTCAACTTCTTCTTTGTTTTCGTTAACGAGAGATTTATTTGATCCGACTCCGAATAAATCTTTAATGCCCATACGACTAAACTACCTTAAACTTGAAAACTTCTGGCTGTTCTCGATACTCTCCATTTAAATAGAACATAAATTTAATTCCATATGAATATCCAGCCTCTAAAAGCGACATGTCAAAATCAAAATAGTTTCCGTCCTTGTCATAAGATAGTTTAGTGTGGCTAGTACTGCCAGTGCCGTAATCAAGCACAGTAAATTCGTCACTCAACCTTTCTATCTTATAATAAGCATTTGGAAGTATATTGTTCTCCACAGCCTTGCTTGCTACAGTATAAATAGTTGGCGACCAATCTTTTAATCGCGTATATAAGCGGAATCGGGCATCTTCGTTCCGTGTGTATTTTTGTTTTAAATTTGTAAGCGAAATAACATAGTTCGGGGCTACCGAAGTATCCGGTGCCGAGTGGGTGTTGACACTGATCGATTCTGTGTGGAATGTCGCTCCACCAACCTCATGCCACTTGACATAAGCAGTGGTAGCGGCATTATCCCAAATCAGGCTCGCTTTATAAATTCCAGTCTCAGGGTTGGTTGCTGTTTGTGCATCAACCTGAGTGCTAAGACCAGAGTCGGAATACACTCGGCAAGTCACAGTGGGGTTGCCGGGAATATTGATTAGTGTACCGTCCTGATAGTTGTATAGAAAAAGAGTGTTAGCATTATCACTACGAAGGCTGCTTGATGCATAGAAATTCGAACGATCATCCGCTTTCGATGAATCCCATCTTGCTTCGATACAGGGGCGCTTAAACCAATACTCAGAACCACGTCCAGAAAATTTCTTGGTGTAAAATGACCGTGGCTCTTCTTCGTGACTTTGTGACAGTTTAATCAGGAAGCCATAATCAGCAGCGCCGCCTATCCAATCGGAAACTTTGGAAGTAACGTCAACAAGTAAGTCTTCTGTGCCTTCTGTAAAAGTAAATGTTCCAATCTTAGAACCACCCACATGACCGCCGGCGGTCGTCCATGCTGTGTAGTCATTTGATCCTGTCAAAGTGTTTCCTGATTTAATCACCACGCCAGTGTCATCGGAGCCTGACCCGCTGACTGTGATCGTAATGTCATCACCAGAGGCTGCGGAGGCGGTCAGCGACACAACCTTGCCACTGACGGCGACATTAACAAGACTGGTAATATCACTATTTGCTTCCAGTGCAGAACTCAAAGCAGTTGCCGTGGCATCGGCGTTCGCTCCAACATTTGCTTGAACAAAGTAACCGCCAACTCCGACATGAATCGTTGCGGGCGTAGATGTATCCGTAGGGTTAGTACTAACCGTAATACTACCGCTGGCATATTGAGATGGAGTGCTTGTGCGATTGATCCATGAGGCTGCGCCAATGTCGCCATACTCCTCCATATCAAGACCCGTGCCCTCTTCCCAAGCCTGACCAAGCGCCCACACATCCATAGTGTAATTTGTTGGCAGCGTGCCTCCATGAGTTACGTTAAAAAGTCGCAAATAATATTTTGCATCGGCTGGAACAGTTCCTGCTGATCTATCGCTTACAATAAGCGATGAAGTGAACTGCACAAGAGTTCTTGCATATTCACGTTCAGCCTTAACAGCCTTGCCGCCGCCGCCAAAATCTGTGACCGTGGATGCTTGATCATAAATTGAAAAGACTTCTAAAGCATCGGAGGCTCCCATGTTGGAGCCCGTGCCGCGAAGCGTAAGACCGCTCTTATATGCATTTGTAATTGTCGTATCAGCAGTTGCTGCGTATCTTTTAATAGCCACTACGTTACCACTCCCTTGAAGTCTACTGATGGGAATTTAATTTCAAAAACAACATTTTGTGGAATCATAATATAGCGCCCATCAGCAGAGGTCTGATCATTAATATCAAATCTAATATCAGAATATGAGCCACCGTACTTCTGAACAATCTTAACATCTGATACATCTACTACAGCATCCAAACGGTTTAATGCGGCAAACACCTCAGTAATAAACAATGGCTCACCGAAGTCGCGCTTCCTAGAAAAAAGAAGACTAAGTGCTCTTATACATGCAGTTTGCACATCATATTTTGCAACATCTATGCGCCCAACTACTTTGAAATTGACACCAAAGTTAACGATCTTTCCATCGATAATATCAACGGTATCGTTGACCATCTTGTTTTCATTCAGCCACACTTTTAAATTCTCTTTAATGGTAGCGTTGGTGGGAATAAGTTGACCAGCGGCACCCTCTGAAATCACATAAATATTTAGATTTCTTTTTAGCGAATCATGATCACGCACCACCTTGCATCTTTTAATTGCACCAAACTCTGGTGGCATATTATACACCATCGACTCGTAATCCTTTTGAGTGACGGCGCGGTTTTGGGTGGCAAACACATCCTTGATTCTCATTTTAAGTTCTGTACTAGAGGGCACCGAAACATCTCCAACAATTGGTGCCTCATTGTCAACTTCTAAAGTTTTACGAACGGCTCTGATTTGGTTTTGGTCCAGCGATGCAGCGTCTCGGAAATAAAATCTAGAGTTAGCAACTCTTGTCAGAGTATTTGTACCTGTGTTAACCATGTCGGCAGAATTCTTTCTATATGTCACGGTCAGCACAGTATTTGATGGCGCAATACCAAACTTGTCGCTCTCAATCAACCTCGTTGGATCAAAGGAGGTATCACTAATATAATCCTTGCCGTATCGCTCTAAAACAACACTAGCAGGATCAGCAATATAATCTTCTGATACTTTAACATCTGAACTGGCTCCAAAAGTAATAAGTGTCTGCCTTCTTTGTTTTTCAACAATAAATCGACGTGGCACATGGAACGGCTTAAGCAGTGCAGGGGCGTAATCACGATCCTCGTTGGGGTTAGTGATTGGTCGGTAAATAACGTCCTGAGACAAATAGGGCACTTCGAAGTATTCGTGACCCTCGTTGTCGATAACAGAAATAATTTCTGCCACATCCATAACTCCAAGATTAATTTGTCTAAACTTTTTATAATCTCTGATGGTAATTCTTTTCTGACGAACCTCTCCCGATACCACCGTTCCATACGCCTTGACGGCAAAAGCAGTTGGAGTACCGGTGCCCGAATCGACACGCCCGACTCGCACTTCGTTGTTTGGCTGATCAAAGTGTACATCTTCTGTCAAGGTAAAAGTCAAACCGCCACTTGTTCTAAATGTACTGCCCCTTTGAAGCACTGGCATATATCTCATATCAGGAGCCACGCCTGTGGTCTGAGCGGGAATCAAAATATAAAAGGTGGCTGTCCCGTATGATGATGGGACACCTCGGAACCGGTAGCCGGCTTGGCGTCCGAGTTTTAAAACATTATTGTATTCAACGGCAGTGTCAAGAAAAGTTTCATTTGCTTGATAGTCAACATAAAACGATAAAACGTCGCCAACATAAGCAACTGTATCTAGCATCAATGAGCCAAAACTTGCCTCGTTAAAGTCCTTATAGGAATCTGGATAATATCTCTTCGCATATTGAACCAGTTCGCTCTTGATAGATTCAAAATCCCGTGCGGTATATTTAATTGGGACTGTTTTCTTGTCTGTTGCCATTAGTGCTCGCCTCCAACCAATAATTAGTCATTCGAAACAGATACTGCCAAAGTATCCTTATATGATATTGGCGTAATTGTGTATACTATTTTAACCTTTAAAAAGTTTGGAGCCAGACCAGCATCATATCCTTCTGTTTCAGAACTTTCAAATCCAATATCATGTAGTTCGACAAATGGCATGTATTTCTTCATTTGCCTTTTAATCGTCGCAGCAATTGTCCCGTATGTTGATTGAATATTTGGCTCAAATAGAAACCGTCGCATACCCACACCGAATAGCGGATCCATGATCCGTTCGCCGGGATTCGTAAGAAGAATCATTTTCATGTTTTGCAAAACCATTTCAGGATATGTCTTGTTTAAAGCATGTCCATCTTGCTCATCTGTTGTGAACGGTAGTTTTGGGGATAGTCCTTTTGCCATATCATTAACACTCCGGTAAGCAGCCGCCGTCGTCACTCATTCCCTTTTCTTCAGCCTTGTTGGGCAATTCGAATCCAAGATCCATACCGCCGCCGGCGCTTGCGCTAAGATCGAGGTTACCTAATCCTAACGCCAAATAGATCAAACCAAGTGGCGTAATTGGTGGACCGGGCATCCCCAAGAATATATTCATAGGTAGCATGCCGAATGAAATAATTGGCACAGGAATTGCAACACCAAGCAAACATCCGAGAGAAAATAGTTTTACTGCAATAGAAATATTCGGATCCATAAACTCGACAACAAACTTAAACACAAGTAGCGGTGTCATCAACATCATCTTGAAGACGAAACCAAGCCCTAAGCCCTTCAAGCAAAGTCCAAACCCAAAGTTCAAACCAAAACACTTTGCCAACTTACTTGCAAGTTTGCCCGAGGCATTACTGAGCCCTCCAGAGCCTCCGACGCAAAGCATATTATCATCTTCATATGTGTAATCTCCACCATTCAAAAGAATCCAGAAAAGCCTATGAAGTTCATCACGGGTGTTTTCGAAACTCAACGGAACGCCATCATAATTAGACACGGCGGTGATAGTATAAAGCGTCAACATTGACATGTATCGGTTAAGAGGGAAAGTGTATCCAAACATCACGTCAAACCACTCGTCTTCTTGAATTTGCTGATGCAAATCATAAGTTGGATGGCTTGTTTCAAAGTAACTTCCATCACTAACATCGCCAAGGAGCATAGACAAATCAAGATCTTGCTCAACAGAAACCAGTGGAACTGGGGTGATCAAGCGAACAATTTCAGTATCTTCTAAAGTATTTGTACCCAGCGCGGATGTGTCAAGGGTCGCTTTTTGTGCGGGGAAAGTTTCATACACCGCGAACGCTGCGTTTTCTCTGGCTGCGGAATGATGCTCTTCGCTGAAAGTCTCGACCAAGGCTCCAAAATTATATGTGGCATTTTGTGCCCCGAGAGTGTTTGAAATGACAGGGAAACTCTGCGAAGACAACACAGATGAATAATCAGACGAAGGCACCAGTGTCCCACTCGGATCTGTTTCCAGTGACGAACTCACATAAGGCACCTCAACCATTTGTTGGTCGCTCATAGGAGGAATATATGTAAGACGATAACCATATTTTATTTCTGAATACAGTTCGTTTAGCCTTGCTTCCTCGCGTGGATTTTCTGCACGCTCCTCTTCAGTCCTCAAGTCGGTTTCAATAATTTGAGCCATAAACTGTGAAAAGTTTTCAGGGTTTACAACGCCGGTTGTATTTGCAAATTCTGTTGTGCTTCCCACCTCTTCGCCGTATCGTCTGGCAGTGTCCAACCACTCCTGCTTCAGACCACCCTTTTCCACAACCCTGACATATCTTTCAAGAATAAAGTTGCCGTTTGTAAGATCAAACGAAACGCCGTCTTTTGATGTGATTAGAGACTCGTTATCTAAAATGGCATCGCCTGTCTCATATTCGTCACTCGCAGAGCGCGTGCCATCGTCGTCAACATTTACACCGAGAACTTCATAATTATCAGCGGTTACCACATCATCATTCAACTCCGAGAATCGAACATCATATTGACTAGATGGAGTGTTAAATACCGGCACATAAGTACTGAGCCATTTATTCTTAACACTTGTTACATTACCAGTCGTGCCAAGCAGATCTTGAAGATCCTTTGCAACATCAGTGACCTGCTCTTTGATCAAGTAAGGCATGGACCAGCCGGTGGGATGAGAAAATTCATTAAATTCTCCCGAAGTTATTTTGATTTGCCGCTCTGCCTCTTCTTCTTCAAAGTAACCTTCAGCGACCATGTTATGGTAAGTCAGATCAGCCTGCTCCATAAATCGAAGATAATAATTCTGGCTATACGCACGAATGTCGGTTTCCATCAACTTGGCAAACATATCTAATGATGCGGCGTCAAGAACGGCTTCCACATCAAACGTGGAAAATGCAAACACCCCTCTCAAGAAATAGTCAATAAGATTTGCTCTAATCGTTGTTCGAATGCACGCATCCATTGCAGCCCTTTCGATAGAACTCATCTTGTCGCTGCCCTTTCCATCCGTTGCTGGGGGGTCGTCATCACAAAGACCAGCCAACGCATCATCCATAACTTTTTTCTTTAAGCAGTCAAGATTGAGCAAATGTGGATCGACACCACAAGCACGCTGGGCATCAGTTGGATCTGGGTTCAACTCGACCAATTCAACCTTCGGAGTCCATGACCAAATTTTATTATCTCCGCTGCCAACAGTTGATTCAATAACATCAAAGAAGGCTGACGCTGCGACTTCCCTACTGACATGTGAGAAAAGATCTTTTGAAATTTGGGAAAAGAGCGTTGTCTTGAAGTACGATGACATAGAGTCATACTTTTCAATCATTGCGGGATTGGAACCAACTGTGCTGGTCCACATGTGCTTAACATACTCTCCGAATACTTCTTGCTGCGGTGAATAAATAACTGTCGAAAAATCACTACGAACTTTGTCCTGAATTACTTTTTTCCTATCGTAATCCATCTCTACCGAATTCTCTATATGAAGAATTGGCATCCCGTTCATCTTGACGGAAATTATATATTCATCATCCAAATAGGTAGATGGATCGGGCGGTGTCACTGCTTCTGCGACTTCCGCAGCCGAAGCATCGCTTTCCAAAAGGGGCTCTCTGACACCTTCAATCGTACCTACGATGACTTCGGACTCATCCTCTTCTGTGACTATGGGCTTTGCAACCGGCATATGATATTCAATAGACCAGTTGGGAAGTGCATTTTGAAATTGGGAAAAGATTGAAGTGTCAATGTCCAGATCGCCAAAATCAATATCATCTAATTCTTGCAGCCCCTGCATGGCGTTAACAGCATTCGGATCCGGTGGCAAGATCATTTCATAATAATAACTTCCAGAAGTGTCGTACTTCATCGTGAAAGCGTCATTGCCTTCCAAGCCCTCAAGACTATCCTTCACATGTGGAGCACACCGCTTCTTTTGAGTGTCAACATCTGTGTATTTGTTAATGTAGTCATCATGGTCCAAGTCAAACGGATCAGCCTTCTTTTTCAAAAAAGCAACTTCAGGAATTCCCTGCGCCATCATTCTTTTAACTTCAGGATGAGGAACCCAATGGTTGGTCATGTCTCCGTCTTCGTCTTTCAACTTTCTTTCGACAAGAGTAGGTACCTGTTGCTTTACAGTGGTATTCTCAATCATAGGAGATGCCCACTCTTGAGCGTCTAAATTAAATGCCATGTATGTTGGCTCAAACATAGTATCGATAGTCTTACGCATCATGTAAGTCACCGACTCAGGCAACTCATCCACCAAGCCGGGAGTAATCGTTCCGTCTGGGTTCTTTACACAAAACACTGGGGGTGCTGTAAACTCTCCGTCTTCCAACTCTTCTAGAAGGTTTTGAATTTGCTCTGCTTGTTTTTTCTTTCTATCCTTAACCTTGTCAAGCATTTCTTCGATCTGATCATCGGTAATGTCATCGCCCTTGTCACGCAACAAGTCTTCCCGCAGTCTTCGCAGCGAACCGTCAATGTCACAAAGGGGTCGATCCGAAGGTAGGTAAAGTTTTGGCGCACCAATAGAGCCTTCAGCCAACTTGTCGCACAGACTACTGTCTGCCAAGCCGCCAATCGCCCTAAACGCCGCTACAATCTTTGTAGTGGAATTAAGTTTTGAGAACTCTTGTCTGTAATTTACAATTAAAGATTTTACAAGTTCAACAACATACGGAGGCGGGTTGCCATTCAAAAGCGCACAAAGTTCGCCGGGTGTCAACAAGGCAGAAACGTCATCTAAGAAGCCACCAATTTGAGCGGCTGGAGTCTCCTCTGTCTGACCGCCGGCTTCATCTTGTGCTGCCTGATCATCCACTTCGTCAGGCGTCAAGCCCATTGCATCAAGAAGGTCTGCCACGTCATCTGCATTCGCGCCATTGTCTGCCAGCAGATCTCCAATGTTTTCACCACCAAAATCATCTGTAGTGTTGTTGTCTGCATCCTTACAATCAGCAACCAAGCCGTTGAGCAAACCCTTGACCATTTCTACAAACATCTGGGTGATCATTTCTTTGATCATCTCAACCAGCATATCTTTGAAGCCTGCCATAATGTCGGCAATCGGCATTTCATCCGGCAATGACAACTTAGGGATCTTAAAGTTCTTTGGAAGTTCTGGCTCCCACAAAGCATCGACAGATTCGAATAAATCTTCAATACCACCGGCAAGGTCGCTTAAGTTATCCATCATATCACCAATTGCAGATAAGTCAATCTCAACCGATGGAAGTGAAATTTGCTGACATGCTAACAATCTTAGCAATAGATCAGCAATTGGAATTCTTGCCAAAATTGCCCTAAAGGCATCGTCAAGATCATGAATCTGAGCAACGGTTGCTGCTAAGTCTTGAAGTACAGGATCTCCAGTGTAATCTTTCCTATTTTTCACACCAGCCACAATTGCAGATTTAAGACCAAGATTATTCATAATCTCTGAATCTTCTTTCAACTTGACGGTGTTAGATTTTTTACCGTTTTTTGTTTTCGTCTCCGCTTCAAAGGCATCGGCAACATCAACAGAGCCGGCACACTTATTAGCCTTATCTGATGGATAGACCGTAGGCGGTTCTGGCTTGATGAACACATTTAAAAACTCCATCCACGGAACATTGCTGTACTCAACATTAGAAATTACTTCTGAAAAGAATAGAAGCGCCATTGTGGTTGGATCATCAAACGGATCGGATTTGACTAATTGTTTAAATCCACGGGTGGGTAAGTTTCTTAAATAAGACGGGGCGCTTTCTGTGTACTGAATCCAAACTAAATTGAAATCTTTATCCCACCCCAACTCTACAAGATCTTCCGACTCTTCTCGGAACCGCCGGTCATTTTCCAGCATGTGAGTTTTTAGTTTCCCCACACATGCTCTAATACGATCACCCTGCTCTGTCAAGTTAATACATGGCTCGACCGCATAGCCACTCTTATTCATGTCTTTCTGATATTGCTGAAGTTTTTTAGCGGCTTTCTTGACAATAGCCCTCATTTGGTTAGAATAAAAAGGCTGATAATAGATTACCTCGGATGCAGCAAAAGAACTACCGCTCTTTTCATATTCCTTATCAGGACTGTAGCCCATCGTCACCTTGCCTCGGGCTGCTACCGAATCAAGACCCCCAACATATTTCTCTGGGACGGTCACCAAGACTCTAAGGTGACTCTTTGGTCGCGGATCAATATACCAGTCTTCTGCGCGGGCAAAACAAAAATGGGACAACAATTCTTCAATATAATCTGTGCTGTGCTTTTTATCAAGGTAACTTAATATCTCTTCAACACCCGTGTAAAGTGCCTCTTCCATTCTGTTAGTAAGTTCAGATCCGCCTGTTGTAGTGTATTGTGTCTCTACTGGGATGCACCACTTTGCCGTTTGTTTATCAAAATAAACCTTATTGGGCGTCTGCCCATCCCAATTAATAAGCCATGCCGATGAGTCGGGAAGAGATTTTTTTGATGGAATCATCTCCAAAGAAGCGGGCGTTCCATCTAGCGGTTCCAAAAATTTATATTTAACATATACAGCCTCAGTGTATGCCGAGGTCGGGACGATCACTTGCGCCCATTCACATTTATATCCAACGCCTTCGTCCACCACGATAACTTGAGCATCGTCGTCAAGCATTTCTAATAGTTTGCCTTTACGACCCGGATCCCTCTTTGCATAATCTGATGTACGGAGCAAGGAATAGTTATCTCGCAGCGCCAACCCCTTGCCCTCGGTGACCACTCGGTGCGTTGCAGTGGAGGGCATTGGTGGAACCATAGAAGTCATTTCATATTCTGAATCTTGCTCGGAAATCGTTGAGATTTCGGAAACTTCATTTTTCGATGCACTTGCTCTTTGGCTGTGCAACTCAGTAAGAGCCTGTGCAATGTGTGTATTCAGATCATTATCCCACGTTTTCGCCGCCGTTCGATTAGACGGGCGCGAACCACTTTTTTCTTCAAACTCAACAACCGCTGAATCATAAATCGCCTGCGCTTCGGGGTCGCGGGAAAGATTTATTGTTGTTCCATTAACTTTGATTGTCTTCATAATAGCATCCTACTAGTTCACATTATTGTACGCGCTGTTGATATACTTACCGCCGGAGACAACAAGATATGTGTTTTCCATCATAACCAAGTTTGTTTTATGCATCATAAGACCGAGTTTAACTTGAGTCAACATGTCGATAGCCGCCTTAATCCCACCAGCCACAACAGGAGGTGAAGGAGAAGTGGGCATGCCATAAAACGGAGAAAAATGAAAATGAGAAGCCAACTGAGAATTAAAAGTCATTTGAATCATACACAAAGAATCAACAATACCATTTAGTTTATCCATGTGGTGTACAATTCTCTGGAGTGCCATTTCCAAGTTATTACCGAGAACCATCGGCTGCAAATTCTCATCATCGTTACCTGCAATAATATCCACTCCACTTACGCCTTTAACGTCTGCTCCTTGTGAGTTCGTTAGGTCGGTCTTTGTAACGAGTTTTATTCCCTCTCTCGCAATGACACGAATCTGATCTGCCTTTAAAGCAACCGCAGATTTTGTGTCAGCAGTCCCGACAGCGCCGGGAGCCAAAGCAAAGTTTTTATCAACATCGGTTTTTTGGCTAATGTAGATGCGTGCGGCATCTGTTTTAAAACTTGGATCGACATATACCGGCTCGTCATCTTCAAATTCAGTTGGCTGGTAAGCCATACGCCCAACAACCATGTCGATGGAAGCACACTGAGTGTATCCCTTACCGCCGTATCCACTTAGACGAGATGCGTGCCTATCTCGACCAAGCACAACCCAAGAGTTAGCCATTTTATAAACCTTCTCTGTGTCGCATGAAATAAAGTTAGGTACCGGCTCTTTGATGGGGTCGCCACCAATGCCCATGTTTCTAAGTCTTGTTGTTTCACTGGACGCTGCCAGTTTGTCTGCTGCCTTTTGATTTCCATTCTCTAAATCAACGGCTTTTTTTAGATCACCCATGTGTCTTCCTTAATTTTTAAAATATCCACCTGTCCAAGTGCGCTGCCCTTCTGCCCACGGGGGCTCGCCGCCTTGATCATACATCGTCAACAATACATCACCAAAAGTTGTCTGACCGGGCACAAGCCCATTGTGGGATTCAAAGTGCCACCACTCAGAGTGTGCCTTACTGTGACTATAGAAGATGGCTCGACCGCCAATATTGTGCATACCATATGCAGATGCTAAATTTGTAAAATGAACAAAGTTGCCAGAAACCGTCTTTGTTCCCGGTGGGGCGACCCTATATGTTCCACTTGAAACGTCGATAGCGTCCAAAGTCAGCGATTCAACCACATGTGTATTGCCCATTGCGTCTTGAGCGCTGGTACCTGCCGGCATATCTGACCGAGCGTAAACATAAAACTTTCTTCCATCTTCTTGGAACACGCACACATATTCGTCAGTTTCAGGATCTCCATCTGGATATAGACCAGCATGGGTCCAAATGTCAACCGCAAGTCCTGTATAGTGGAAAGACGTAGCGCTACGTCCCGGTCCCACAGAAGCATCCAAAGGACGGATGGCTCCAACGGACGCAAACACGCAGCCCAGTTCATTTAAAACTCTTTTTATATCCGAAAACGCTGGAGCAACATCCTCGCGGACCTTAACCGCCCCGTAGCCCTTACCAGCGGCAAAACCATATCGACACTGATCCATCTCTACACGAACCAACTTCATCTTAGGATCAGATACAATCAAGTTACCGTTTTCATCAAAATAGCCACCACCACAAACAGAGGCTGCGGAGGGTGCGGATGGATTGGCGGCAGTTTCCGTGCCGTCAGTGGGTGTCGAACCTTCTCCTGAAGCGCTGGAGGTTTCAGAGGCGGCACCTTCCGTAGTTGCTGCGGTTTCAGTTGCCCCTTCTTCCGTTGGCTCTTCAGACGCCGATGCGCCGGACTCCGTGTCTTCCGTTGTTTCAGACGCTTCCCCGCCTTCCTCGATAACATAGCCCTGCGAGCCTTCAACTTGTGTGGCTTCAGCCTCGCCAACCGATGCCTTTTCAATTGGGCTTAATTCTCCTGTGAATAGTGACGGTGCTTCGTCTTGTGCTAACTCTTCATTCCATTCATCATCGGGTCGTCCACCCGAAAACCAAGACCCGCCCCAAATTTCTCTCATATGTTCTGGCTGGAATGCGTAAATTTGATTACCACTATTGCGGGAATACCAATTCTGCCAAGTTTCCGATCCAACGCCGCCATAATATTCCTTATGGGATTCTGCAATTCTTAACTCTCCCGATGGTCCTGCATAAGCAATTGCGACATGAGTTATTCCATTAATTAAGCCATCTGTGGATCTCTCGCTTTCCTTGTACTCTTCCCAAGTAGCAGGCTCGCGGAGGAACAGCGCACCCCCATCGTCATCAACCCCGCCGGGATACTCTGTACCATTTCCAGTGCCGACAAACAAAACATCACCGGGCATAATTGGATCATGATAGTCTTGCCAACTCTTGTTAAAATCAGCGCTCCCATGAACAGTGTTCCATTTTCCAATACGAGCGCTTTCATATATCCCATGTGCGAAATCGCCAATCCTGAATGAAATTCCGTGGGACCAGTGCTTCTCTTCTTCTTCTCCCTCGCCGCCGCGACCATCGAAGCCAGTAAACATTTGATTTCCAAACGCTTCGTTGCCCCCCATAATCAACTCAGTGCCAATTAAAACTAAATTAACAAATCCTGAAGCGTCAATTCCAGAACTTGTGAAGTTAAATGACTTGCAGCCTTGAGCATAAGGACGCCCAGCCTGATCTTCAATCATCAGTCTGAGAGCCAACAGAAATTTATCTTTTATCTCCCAACCCTCTTGTTCAGCACCGGCTAACCCAACGGTGCCCGACGAAGCACGACCGCTGCCACCGTCTTGAATATATTTAACGAATGCCTCGTCCATCGAAGAGTCTAAGCCGGGTCGGGGAGAATCCTGATCTGTGGGTCCACCGTTCGCCTCGCCAAGAGGGTCGGCAGCGCAGATTTCTTTTTGGGACGCAGCATCCTCAAGGTATACCGAGTTCCTTAATACTACCGGCACAGTTTCTAAACCGCCGAGAGCGCCGGACATTTGTGTTTGATATGAAGTGTTCGCATCACCCTTTGCTGCTTCAGATTGAAGACCTGCTGTGCCTAAAGCCCCGCCGCAGCCGCCAGAGTATGCCCCGCTTGCGCCTCCTCCAGCACCGTCGGCTGCTCCAGCAGATGTTCCACTGCCGCCGGCTGATGGGAAAAGAGGTCCAAGAAACGTAGGGTCTTCCATCGTTTCTCTGTTTCCAAAATCTACCCACACCGTATCACCGGGGCATGCAGTATCGTCCGTTTCGCTAGACTCCGCAATAAATATGGGATACATGTCGATGACCGGATCAGTCGGCATGGGATTGCCAGAGTGTCCATCGTCGGTTGGCTGGGGCAAATGGGCGTGCAATTCTGGGATGCGGCACCGATATTTACCTAGTGGCTTATCCATCAGCCCAGATGGGAAAAGAGACTTCATCCATCCGGTCAGGACTCCACCGCCTTGTTCTTCAGGTTCCTTCCGAAGCAAAATCGCCTTATACGGTCCCATGCCGGAGGTTGCATCTTTTTTAAATGTTTCCTGCACAGCAGACTTAACCTGACCCCAAAAATTACTGGTGCCGCGATCAATTGTAGGTCCAGTCTGTTTTGAAAAAGCCGGGTTAAGATCACCAAAACTAGGCTCTGAGCGCTCGCCTGCTACAAGCGCTTGTCCGTCTTGATCAGTCGCCATCCTCAGTGCCCTCCTCGGTAGAATTATTAATTAGATCATAAATCTCTTCTTTCTCTGCATCAGAAAGCCCGACTCCGGCTTGTTCTTTCTTATGTACTAATGTGCCAACTTTAACTAATTGTTCATTAGATCTCTGGAGTGTTTCAACATATTTAGCAGCAACCGGACCTACCTGTTCATGGGTGTGGTCGCCCTGTACTTTCATGTATTTCATCAAATCAAGGAGGAGGGCGTTTGTAACCGCTCGGTCCTCCTTAATGTTTTTTACTGCTTGTTCTAATAGTTGATCAAGATTCTTCATCAGCGCTAATACCTTTAATATGTCGGACGTTGCCTTTGTTCCAGTCCGACTTAAAGGAATGATACCGGGTTCGCAACTTATTCAGATTATTAACAACCTGTTTTGTGTTTAGTCCGGTCATCTCCCTTATGTAAAGATAAATAGCCTTTTTGTTGAAAATCTCTATGTCATCTGGGTTGTCTAAGAGGATTCTTATCGCCTTATACACCCTTTCTTCGTTTGGCTTCATTGGCATTTCTGCCCACAAGTCCATCTCTGCGTTCAATGCAAGCCAAAACTCTTGCTCTTCTCTTTGCGGAATATATTTATTTTCTGTAGTTAGAAACTCTTCTTCCGCTGATGGGGAAATGTCTTCAAAATAAACTTCTCGCTGTCTTTTGATTGTGTGCTTCTTAACCTTATGAATGAACCAGTTTTTAGTAATAACACTAAAATAAGAGAACGCCTTTGACCCCTTGCTCTGATCAAACTTGCTCAACACTGTTGTGAGCCACACCTTACACTCTTCCCGCAAATCATCAATGTTTGGCAAGGTTGTAAACTTGTATGTAAAAACAATCTTATCAACCATCTCACTGAAAGCCGGCTGAATCAAGTCTCTGTACAGTGTCTCTCTTTGCTCCATTGTGGTGGTCGGCTTGCAATATTCAACAATTGCATCTTCGTGGGCTTGTGTAAAATAGTGTCGTCCACTACCACCACGGTTAATTCTTCTACGCCGGCGGCGCTTGGGTTTTGGGGGGCTGCTCTCGCTCATTAACATCTTCTACCTTTATGATTTGTTCTTCTTCAGTTAGTAGAGAGAATGATTCAACAAAGTCTGAGCAATATTGATTGACGCCCTTTGTATGAACCAACAAAGCATCAAGAGTCGAGTCACCATAAAAAGTCGGCAATTCATATACCTGTTCTAAGTGCTCGGAATAAGATGAAACTTCGCGTACCAAATCTCGCACGCCCTGCTCGACATAAATAGTTCCCTGCCACATGCGCCGAGCCCACCACACTAACAACACATTAGCGCAGGTGGACAACGCAAAGCCAACAAGAATTCCTACATCAAAGCCCATCACTTAATCTCCTCATTTCGCGATCTCTCTATTTCTTGTTCGATTTCTTCTTTCGCCGTTTTAATAAAATTCTTAATCCGACGACCCGCAGCGGCATCGCTATTACCGCTCAAAACTGTTACGCCAGTTGGCACCTTACGCACCGAACCAGCGCATTCACATTCCGCACAACACTGAGAACAAGTCTCGTACCTCTCCGTCATAGAGTGTGATACATCGAACACTCTTTCACACTCTTCGCACTGGTAGGTATAGCGCGGCAAAATTACGACTCAACCGAGTCGGTATTGCCAATTGGTGTACTAAACTGTGATGGCGGGTTTTCAACCACCAATTCGCCATTCTTTGTACCCCACTTTTTTGTGTCGTCGGACTTGACAAAATCAAACGACTTAAGCACGGGAACAATATCGGACTGCTCCATGATACTCTTCTGTAGGGCAACCATGATTGCCGAAAGAGCCTGATTAGATAACTTCATTGTTTTTCTCCTTGTTTGTATATTCTATCAGAGTTTTTCTCTAATTTTAAAAGAATTTTAATTGCATCGATAATCCAACTGCTTTTAAAACTGCTGTCAGACATAATAAACTCAATGGGCACATCAGACACCTTATATCGATAGATCTCGGATGACTGCCCAAACACTCGGCGTGAAAAGAACTGACGGGACTTTTGACCGTAGAACGGAAACTTTTTAAATTGTCTCAGTTCGGATTCCACTGCGGATGTTCTTCGATCATAAATATAGTATTTGATTTCTGTCTGAAACATTCCACCATATGAAATGAAATTATCAAACTCAAGTTCCTCAAGCACTTCACGCCGATAAGCCTGATAGCCGCTGGTGGCGTCACTAAAGTCCATCTTCAACCAAAAATTTGCCATGATTGTGCCGATGCGGGAAACCAACTTTCGAAACAGGGAACCCTCATATAGAGAATCTTTTGAAAACCGAGTGGCAAACACGGCATCATCACCGGCATCAAGTCGATCTAAAAACTCTTTGAGGTGTTCAGGTTTGTGGGAAAATCCCGAATCCATCTCCACGATATAATCGTATCCCTGTTCTACACAATGCTTGTAGCCGTAAATATATGAACTAACAAGACCTGTAGAATTCTCATGAAACAACACGACCACATCATCTGCAAAGTCAGTTTCTAGTATTTCCTGTGTTCGGTCTTTGCTGTAAGAATCCATAATATAAAACACTTGGAATTTATACTGGTCCAGTCGGCTGCACTCCTGTAATAAACAGGAAGTAAACTCTTTAATAGTTCTTGCTTCGTTTGCAACGGGAATTAAGATTCCAACAGTCTTCATACTTGTACCCCTACGCTCTTCATGAACTTGGAAAAGATCTTTTCATTGTTGATCACTTCCTCTCTTGCATATTGGTAATTGGATACCGCTTGGGCTGCAAGTTCATCAGGGCTTCGCTTCCAAGCCTCATACGCCATTCGAAGTTTGTGTCTTAAGTCACGGTAATCCGTCTCAACCAAACTCATATCAAGAGTTGAGAACATTGGATTATCAATCATGCAAGGCTCCATAGAGGAGTCCACAAGATAAGGGTTCTTGTCATCAAAATAATCTCGGTGTCCACCGAGCGATGGTACAATTGCCGTTCTATTAGAGATGACAGCCTCACCGATAGTCAAGCCAAAACTATCACATCGCGTAGGCAAACAATACACTGACGACTTCTTGAATAACTCTGAAATGTAACTTTTCGCGACGAGCCCGCACACCACGTTAATACGCACGCCGCTCTTGTTTCCATAGTGAGTAATTTTATTTTTGAGTTCAGAGATTTCCTTAATAACCTCTGCCTTCTCACTTCTCGGGTCGGCTCCAACATGTTCGTTTCGGAATGTTTTAATTGTCAACTCAACATCGTCGTGGTGGAAAAATTCATGACACACAGCAGGAATTAAAATGTCCCATCCTTTTCTCGGGTTCCACTGAGACATGGAAAAGATTTCAAATTTATCCCTATTGAGGGTTTCAGCGTCGGTGCTCTCAATATCAAAAATAGGATGTGGAACAAGATGTACATTTTCTTCCGCGAACCCATGATTGAGAAAACACTGCCTTGTGAAATCGCAATACACAATTACATTCCCAACATACTTTTCATAATACTGGAGCCAGTTAGAAGGCAGTGTGTCTGGTTCCCACGCTAACGATGAGTAGATATTGTCTTTACCAACCCTGTCGATAATCGGATCCCAAAATTTTGCATTGGCAAACGCTGTTGGAACCAAGTGGCAAATGACTCTTGTGTTGGAGTCCAGATACGCCATGAAGTCATTAGCATCGCCCTGCAATCGGTACTTATTAATCAGTTCATTTTCTTCATCAGTACATGAGTTTTGTTTTTCAAAGTTCTGAGGGATAACCTTAAAATCAACCTTGTCATCATGCTGCCCCAAAAACATATCAAGACACTTCAAGTAATTGCGTGCAGCATTACCATAGCCAGAACTATCATTAAACTGACCGATGTATATAACCTTAGTCATTGACGCGCCTCTTCTCGCTTTCCAGATCTGACTCGTACATCATCACAGCCAAATCGCGAAAACTTACTTCTGGCTTCCATCCAAGTGCAGTTTGCGCTTTCGTTGGGTCACCCCAAAGTCTGGGCACTTCACATGGTCTATAAAAGCGGGGATCAATGCCAACATGCTCTGCGACATTCAATCCTGCATGTTCAAAAACAAATTCTAGAAACTGTTGGACCGAGTGTGTTGTGCCAGTCGCAATAACATAATCATCAGCCGACTCTTGTTGCAGCATCATCCACATCGCCTTAACGTAATCACCAGCAAACCCCCAGTCGCGCTGTGCCTCAAGATTACCAAGAAGCAGTTGATCCTGAAGACCCAACTTGATGCGTGCTGCTGCCTTTGTAATTTTTCTAGTTACAAAGTTTTCACCGCGTCGTGGCGATTCGTGATTAAAAAGAATTCCTGAACTTGCATGCATCTCGTATGACTTGCGGTACACAGAAACCATATTGTGCGCCATCATCTTAGAGACAGCATATGGAGAAACCGGCGAGAAGCGAGTACCCTCTGATTGAGGGCATACAATATTATCGCCAAACATTTCTGATGTGGAAGCCTGATAAAACCTAATATCAGGATTGATATTTCGAATTGCCTCAAGAATATTTAAGGTGCCAATCGCATTTATTTCCGTAGTGCTGATTGGCGACTTAAAAGACTCTCCCACATGTGATTGTGCTGCAAGATTATAAACCTCAGTCGGAGAGTGTTGGTTGATGACTCTCCACAAAGAAGAACTGTCAGTTACATCGCCAGATTCAATAATGAAGTCTTGATTATGCAGCAAGTGCAGAATGTTTCTCTGCTTATCTTCATTTGAACCCACTGTCCTGCGCTGCAAGCCGATCACTTTATAGTCTTTAGACAATAAAAAATCAGCAAGGTAGGAGCCATCCTGTCCAGTGACTCCTGTAATCAAAGCCACCTTTTGACTGGATGAACTCACTTAAATCACCACTACGGGAGTATCTTCAATCGCTGTCTTATTCTCCTCGATGGCATCAACAACGTGCTGTACAAACTGCTCGTAAACCGTATCGGTTGAATACTTCTCAGTCAAATGAGCCTTCAATTTCAGCGCCATTGATTCATACTTCTTGTAGTTCTTGAACACTTGCCGCATTTGCTGACGGGCACTGCTTTCAGAAGGATAACACCATTGAGAGCCTTGATTAATGACGCCCTCCCAAACATGCTCCGGCTGTACTTCTTTTATTTCATACTTGACAGCAGCAATCATAGTCTTGTTGCGGGTGGTATTCTTCTTCTTTGACCGACTCTTGACTGGCACTGTTGAGAACTCTGCAAACCCGCCCCACTCGGGAGCAACCAGCGGAATGCCAGCAGAAGCAGCCTCAAAGGCTGGTAGACCCCATCCTTCTCCATGAGACAAAGTAGTGTATGCTTTAATCTTGGGGTGGTCATACAAAGATAGAATTTCGTCATTCTGCATGTCGCCATGAAGCAAATAAATTTTACACAACCTTTCTTCGGGGGCTCCCTTCAAAAGAGATTTGAGGCGGCTTTCTGCATGCATACGATCCAATTTTGAATTGTTCTTAAGAGAAGTTCTGATTACCAACCCCACTTCTTCGTTCTGAAATTCGTTAACAAATGCCACAATTGTGTTTTCAAGATTCTTTCGTGGAGCCCACTGGCTGTTCGTGATGAAGTTAAAATCATACTTCAAGTCCAACGGAACATCTACGTTGTTATATTCGCGAACTGGAAATCCAACGCTGACCACATCTGTTTCTGCAAGTTCCACACCGGCATTATAGAACGCATCTCGCGAATGCTTTGACAAGGTGATGACCTTTTCAATTTGCGATGCTACTTGCGCCCACTCTGGTGGCACTGTTGTTGTTTCAACGCCTGCGGTATACCCAATATTAATTGGGGCAATTGGTTGCCACTCATTTGGAAGTTGCACCTGAAGGGATACATCGAACGAGTTGCCTTCTTGCATATAATTTATTGTCTTCATGAGGAGGGCGTCAATCGTGCGGCGCTGCTCATCATCCTCAACAATCCAGCCAGTTGCCCCCCAGCCAGTCGCAACCAGATAAATGTCAAACAAGTCTTCGCGAGACTGTAGGCTCTTCAGCGCAAGTCGCGCCATTTCACCGTACCCACTGCGGGATAATACTGGACCTCTAATAACGATCTTTGTTTTACTCATGCTACTTCCTTCAACTCCCATGATTGATAATTTTTTCTTGTATTCCAAGAGCCATGCTCTTCAATGACGCTTGAAAGGAACTCATCCCACCACTTAGTATAAAACTTTAAGTCATGATTTTTAAGCACAAATTGACGTGCAAGTTGACCCATTTCGTTTCGCTCTTCCACTGACATACGATACATGGTTTCCAGTGCATCTACAACCTCATCAGTGTTGATACGATCCTCATAGATATAGGGAATTGCCTGCGAGCCCACAATACACTTCGAAGATGGCTGGATGCCAATACCGAACCAGTTCTCGCCATCGGTAACCTGTTGTTGAAGACCACCCGTCATGTTAACAATAATCGGTGTACCACAAGCAAGCGACTCAAGTGTGCCAAGACCAAAACCTTCAGCGTCAGCAATATTAACGGTTACATCTGCATAGTTGTAGAAGTATGATAACATCTTTGGGTGCAACTTCGCTGTCGAGATCCGAAACTCCGTGGTAGACAGTCCCAACTCTTGTGCAATGTGTGGCAAGTCCTGACCATGTGGATCGTGAGGATCGGTGTGCATGATTAGCGTTGCCTTTTCGCGTCCGAGTCGTTGAAGCAATTCATTGAAAATATAAACTAACGTACCCGATTGCTTGCGGCGAGCGTTGCGATTATTCCAGAATATAACAAATCGCTCCTCATCATTCAGACCTGATTCTGCTTGAAACGCATCCTTCCACACATCATAAGATACTTCCACTTCTTCATCAGAATCTTGCTCTGATACTGGACAGAAAATCTGTGTGTCAATGCAGTGCGGAATATATTCACATCGCACATCTGGCGACACTGTGCGGACAATATCATCTGTAACCTTTGAAATTGTTGCAATCGCATCGCAAGAATCATACCAAATCTTGTTAAACTTTGGATATGGATAGTTGTCCCAAACATGGTAATACACCATTGGGCAAATTGCACGGATCTCGTTTTCAATAGACCACAACCAGTCATAAAATCGAGGGTCAGTCATAAACCAAATCATATCTGGGCGTTCCGTTCGAAGAGTTGAACGGATCATATCTGGCGTGCCATATCCCTCAATCGGAATGATTGTCCAGTCGTCGCCCCACTCTTCAGTGCGTATAGGCTGTGTGGACTTATGCTTGGCTGCTCCACCCAGTGAAACAAATTCATACTTTCCGGTTGCCAGCAAGGCTTCAATAATATACTTTGTTTGTGTTCCGACGCCCGATGGGGCTAGCGGGTGATCGCCCAAAGTTACGATCTTGATTTTGTCTGTCATTAGTATCTCCGTTTATGGGCATTCATTTGTATGGTGAAAAGGGCACCGCTTACATGAAAGCCGATTTTTAATAAAATTTTGATTGTTGATATTCCACAATGCGGTGGATGCGAGTTTCAAAGCGTTATCAATTTTCCGCTTGCCGCAAGAAACCTCAAATATCTCAACGCGATTCTTCTTTGCTGTTCTCTTGAGCAGCGCAAAGTGAGTTTGAATATCATCGAGGTCAATACCGTGTTTGGAAGAGAAAAAATGCTTATAATAAGCCAACTGATATGTGACCATCTTTTCTGCTTTGCGTCGAGCGTCCCAGCCCCATGAGCACGTTTTCCAGTCAATGACATGGTACTTGCCATCTGGAGTTTTAATCACCACATCGATGAAACCTTTAAAATTATATTCTGCATCCGTGAAAAAAGATATGGGCTCCATAATCTCTTCTTCGACAGAAACCAATTCAAAGTCTCCAAAGTGAGCCCGCAAAGCCGGAACGGCAAGAGGTGCCAATTCTTTTCCCTGAGAGCGCATCGCAGTCACCAACTTCATGTCCAACTCTTGTCGAACGTCCTCTGGCAAGCCTTGTAATTCTTTCAGGAACGCTAATTCAAACGTATGAGAGGGATCCTGCTCATCGCCCTGAAGGACTGTCTCACACACGAAGTGCAAGGCGGTCCCAAAGGCGGTGAAAGCGTTACCCTTGAATGACTTAATCCCGTCCACATATTCAATCTTGTATGCGTGTGGGCAATCATTCCACTTCTTAAGTGCAGAAAATGAAATGTGCGGCACTTACTCCTCCGAGGTGGCAGTACTCTTCTTCGCTGTAGCCTTCTTACGTCGGCGTGAAGCAGCAGGCTTCTTCTTGGCTGGTGCAGCAGCCGCTACAACTTCAACTGACGGCGTGCTTGGATCTACACCCAGTGCGGCTGCGAGGGCAACAGGAACCACTTCCGGTGCTTCAAAGCGAAAAACTCCCGACAGGCTAACGCCAGCCGTATGAAGATCGCTACTCACCACTGGATTATTTGGCATGGGGTGTCCATGCTTTACGCCTTCTGCTCGCAAGACTTCACTTACGTTGTGGCTTCGGATCTCGGTAACGCGACCGGTGGACGGTGACACAGAGACGTGAACCTCAACTGTTCCATTCTCATTTACTTTGATTTCTTTTTGCATTATTAATTTGCTCCTTTGCTCGCTTAATTAGTAAATTGCTCTAATTTTTCATATACTCTTGGGCTGATTTGCTGGACGTATTGTCTGTCGTCCATGTAGTAATGTTCGAAAGCATTAGCCCAATACTCTCTTAAAGATGTTGCACCATACGGGGAAAGAAAAAGCCCCATAGCAAGAGAGTGCAGTTTATCATATCCAACTACGTCGTACAAAAAATTGTCCATCTCTTGAGTGTGCTCGGATTGAATAAAATCTAATAGACTTACATCATACCCTTCTGCTTTCAAAATGTTAAATAATCTCTTACGTTTTCCTAAAAATTCTCTTTCGACCTGACCGTCACCATAAATTTCATAACCATGAGTGTTTTCGGCAGCGTGTGCAAATTCATGAATTAAATCATCCATCATGTCTTCAGCATTGTCTTGCTGATTGGTGACGTAAATAGCGCCATCCAAATAAGCCGCTTGGACTTGTCTAATATTGAGTTCTTCAAATTGTCCTACATACACGGTGTCAACATCTTTAACTAAATGATTTGGTATTCTCATTTCCAAATGCCGAATGATATTGGTCAAATCGACTTCGGCGGGCAACGGGTCTTTAATAAACACATCAATAGTGCCAAACATTTGATACTCTCGGCGCTCGTTTAAACTTTTAGTTGCAGAATTCTTAATGTACTCTTCAAGCCTTTGTCTCATCTGCCTCACTGCCTAAAGTGGGATCGGAATTGTTACCGCTAGCAGATGACCATTTAAAACCGGAATTAACATCCTCAATACCCTGCTGGTATCCACGGATCCAGTTTTCCTCTGCAACTGCCAGAACAAATTCAGGAAACTCCTTTGCTAATGTTTCAACAATCATTTCTACGGTGACGTTTCCGTCGTTTGGGGAATGAGAATCCCCCACATAATTAACCAGCCACTCCTTAATGGGAGAGGTGGGTTCTACTTCTTCTTTTAGTGTTGGATTTGAGTTTTCCATTTTTATCTCCTGTATTAATATAACATCCTACGACAACCTTGTCAAGTATTTTTTATAAAATTTTTGCGGCGAGGGTTGCGACCGAACTTCTTTCTCCGCGACGGAGCGTCACATGACCTGACAATCCGTGCTCCTTCATTCGCTCAACAGCGTATGTCAAGCCGTTGGAAGTCTCGTCAATGTAGACATTATCAATCTGTTCAATGTCACCGGTTAAGACAATTTTTGTGTTCTCGCCTACACGGGTCACAATTGTCTTTAATTCATGGCGAGTAAGGTTCTGTGCCTCATCAATAATAACGAACGCATTGGAAATGGACCTTCCGCGAATGTATGTCAGCGCTTCTATATCAATCATGCCCTTTTCCATATACAACTCTAAAGTCGCCTTGTCACCCATTAGGAACTGCAAGTTGTCCTGCACTGGTGCGAGCCACGGAGCCATCTTCTCTTCTAGAGTACCGGGGAGGAATCCCAAATCACGCCCCATTGGCATGACCGGGCGGGAAACGACCAGCCTTTTATATGTCTGGTCTTCTTCCATAACTTGAGCCAACCCAGCAGCGAGAGCGCACAGAGTCTTACCTGAGCCGGCTTTACCAATCAAAGATACAATAGGAATGTTTGGGTCTAACAATAAATCCATCGCAAACGCTTGTTCTTTATTTCTTGGACGCACTCCCCAAATAGGCTGCTTTATTTCTTGAATTTTCTGCAAAGGTGCGCCTTGCTCAACATGTCTTACAAGTGCGGTCTTTTTTGGATTTGAACTTGATACAAGCATGACGTATTGATTGGGATACAAAATTTCTTCTGTTTCATCCAGCCAAACCGGTTCGCCGTTATAATACTGCTCGATAAACTGATCATCAACCAAGCATTCTGAAAACCCAGTATAAAGGCTGACCACATCTTTTACCACTTGTCCAGTGATATAATCCTCACATGGAATTCCCAAAGCATCACACTTTACTCGCATGTTAATATCGCGGCTCACTACAATCGTTTTTCGATTGGGAGTGTCCTGCGCCTCGGTAAGAGCGGTGGCAATAATCTTGTTATCTGGAGAGTTGTCCCAATCTGCCGGAATTAATTTAGGATCATATCTCTTCGTAAAAATTAAACCAGAGCCCTTTCTAAGTCGCACTCCTTTATTTAGATTACCCTTTGAACGGAGTTCGTCTAATACTCTGATGGTGTGACGCGCATTGGAGCCCACGCCATCTTGTCGTTTTTTGTGTTTATCAATCTCATCAAGCACCTTAAATGGAATAACAACATCATTTGTACCGTATGAGTAAATTGAATTGAAATCCGTGAGGTAAACGCTTGTGTCTAATACATATGTTTTCTTTGCCATGTGTTTCCTACTTTTCCGGCATCTATAAGTAGCAATAATCCTCAAGTTTCTTCTGTTTAAATTTTATTCTTCTAGTTACAAACGGGCAAACAACTTATCTGGAGGGTTTTACTGTGCTGAAGAAAATTTTAACATCAGCCATGTCGGGCATTGCGCTTCTCATGGCAACTGGGTGCGCTCACGTTGGAGCGGCGACTGCGGAACTACCAACGCAATCATTTGTACAAATATATAGATCAACAAACGTCATTTTGTGCGCTGAGAGTGAAGATAATAAGCCTCCAGAGTGTACATCAAATATTCGTGGACCAATCAGAAGCACCGCTTCTGGAGTGCTTGTAAAGAACTGGAGAAACAACTCTTTTCTTTTTACTGCTGGACATTTTTGCGAATCGTTTGAAATGAGCCCATCTGATGTTCCACCTTGGGCTGCGCCCTTTCCTGTTGCAGAAGTTAAATTCGAAGACACGTTCACAATTATTGATATAGACGGCAATGAACACAGCGGCGTTGTCTTGAACTATGATATGTCCATTGATGCATGTTTTATGTCAAGTGATATTATCAGCAAAAGACCTGTAGAAATATCACCGCGTGGTGCAGAACCAACAGAAGAAGTGTGGAACCTTGCCGCTCCTTTGGGAGTTTATTATACAGGAACGGTACCAACCTTTCGCGGATACTATGCTGGAATTGGAGGTCCAAACGGTGGAGGAGTTTATACTGATCTCCCTGTCGCACCGGGCTCCTCTGGCTCTATGATTTTAATTGAGATAAGCGGTAAATACTATCTTACCGGATTGGTACACTCCGTTGACACAAGGCTTCCAGAAATTGCCTATGGTGTCACACACAGCCAACTAATTGAGTTCTATGATATTAGTTGGAAAATGTATACCGACTCGCTCCCTCGCTTAGTAGTAATCCCAAGCGCATTTTAATGGAGCCACTGATAGGACTTGAACCTACAACCTACTGATTACAAATCAGTTACTCTACCAATTGAGTTACAGTGGCAAGTCATTAAAACGGAGGTGCATCACCCACCAGCCGGCTGCTGCTTTGAATCTTACCGCCGCCGACGCCGAAGAGCATTTCGATATTCAACTCTCGGCATACTTCACCTTCGGGCGTGTTGCTTTGGAAGCGATCACCGCCATTGGCAAAATATGTTGGACGCAGACGCCTCAGAGCCTCACAGACCGTCCCGTCTTCATCATCGACCTCATGGACTGCTGATACTCCTGCAAGGGCTTCAATAATCTCTGCTCGCTGTTCCCAAGGCATAAAAACATAACCCTTTTTGCGCCTTAACCAAGCATCGCTATTGATTACTACAATTACATTTCCGACGGTTGCCGCTTCTCTGATCATGCGGACATGTCCAATATGAATTGGATCAAAGCCGCCAGAAACCATCACTGTATCATATGGTGAACCCATGTCTATCTCCTATTAATGGTAGGGTTGGCGGGAATCGAACCCGCACGCCTTGCGGCAACAGATTTTGAGTCTGTCGTGTCTACCAATTCCACCACAACCCCTTATAATACGCATCGGAGCAGGATCGTTCCTCACAGCGGATCCCAAGCCAGTCGCCCTTCAATATTTATACTGTTCGTTTACGACCAAGAACAGCCGACATAACACGTTTGCTATGCCTTTTACTTATTTTGCTCCGACGCTCAAGTTAGTCCTTTATATGACTTAAGTCATAATATTAATGTAACACGCAAATCAGCAGGTGTCAACTAAAAAAATAAATTATGGCACTTCCGGCAGGATTCGAACCTGCGACCCACGGTTTAGAAGACCGTTGTTCTATCCCCTGAACTACGGAAGCAAGGTGTACCCCCAGCACCAATTTCGCGGCATTTAGGAACTCATTGGGCGTTGCGCCCTCTTCCTTAATCCCATGATGATGGTCTGCATCCCCAAGGCGACTTCTCATAATCAAGCCCCACATCATGGAGTGCAACCTCGCACCCGGCAGAACCCCCTGTCCCGCAACTCAGAGGATGTGTAGACTCGATAATCGCCGCTGAACGGGGTACGAGAAAATGGCTGGGAAGGTGGGATTCGAACCCACGACCGAGCGGTTAACAGCCGCGCACTCTACCACTGAGTTACTCCCCAATAAACAAATGGCTGGAGGGGGAGGATTCGAACCTCCAAGGTGCGCTTTCACGAACTCACCACCGTCGAGACAGGACGGCGCGTCTGCCAAATTTCGCCACCCCCCAGCATTATTTCTAACTACTTAAGAATATGAAAAACAAAGATCGAAAACTATGCCTTAAAGTTGAATGGTTAAATTTAGAACTGGACGAAACTAATGAAAAGATGGAAGAGTATCGTCTTGAATTTTTAGAAGACTTCGAAGAAGAGTTACAATTTTTGAATGCCGGCAAGTCAGAAGAAGAGTTGATTAAAGACCCTAAGCAAATCGAACCTAAACAAAGTCATCATGAGTTTTTACAAAAACTATATCGCGCTATAGCAAAAATCACCCATCCTGATTTAAACCCCGATGGTAAATACAGCGAGATCTTTAAAAGAGCCAATCAGGCATATGCCGAAAACAACTGGACAACTATTATATCTATTGCAACAGAACTTCGGATTGAACTTCCAGAATTCCCTGAAGATGTAAGAAAAGAGATCGAAGAAAACATCACACACATCGAAACAGACATTGTTCAAACAAAAACTAAAATTGGATGGATATGGGCTGAGTCTAACAAGGAAGACGTGCTTCGTGAAAAAATATACGACCTTCTAGGAATCAATAAGGCTGCTTTTGAAATATGGAAAAGATCGAAAAATTAATGGTAGGGCGAGTGGGATTCGAACCCACGATCTTGCGCTTATCAGACGCTAAACCGGATATAAGCCGGTTGCCTTAACCGCTTGGCTATCGCCCCACAAAGTGATTATCTGGGGAGTACCCAAGGATCTATACTTCGTGTAGACGAGCCAACAGGAGCGCATATGCACTCTTGGCTTGTAACTGACTCCATTTGTGAGCCATTGTTACTACATGATTCCTCGCAACTAATAATTGTTTCTTGTTCTAATGTGCAATTAGACAACCACATACAGCCGAAAATGGTGAGGCAGATATATAGCACACCCTTGGCAAGCCCATTGGCTACAGCGTTAATTGTATCTTTGTCGTCTTGATGCATGGTTTTTTAAATGGTGGAGGCGGCGGGAATCGAACCCGCGTCCAAAATAAGTCCAATATAAGTCGTTCACAAGTTTAGTCAGTTTCTATCACCCACTGACAAAGATAGACGGTTGTAATCTAATGCTTACCGTCCTGTTGCATTAGATGGTTTGATTTTTACAACTTGTCTGTTGTTTTGCTCAAATTGGATAGAAGGTTTTGAGCGACCTCCCGACTAAGCAGCGAGTGCTACAGCGTCGAAGTGTGTGTTGTTATTTGCAACTATTGTGTTTGAACGATTAAGGTTGTATCTCACCTACTTGCACTTTTTCTCTTTCTTACCCTGTCGAATCCGTATCGCCCCCTTTGAATCTTTTACTAATATAGCCTCTCTTGGAGCCTTTGTCAAGTTCTTTTTCAGAAAAATATTCTTCAATCTTAAATTTTTCTTGAAGTTTGTAGAAGTGGCTGGGAGTGAGTCCTAAGAATCTCATCGCCTCGCCTTTGGTTCTAGTTGCTGAGAAAGTATATTTCAAGACAGCATCTTGCACAATGTCTTTTAAAGAATGCCATAGCGGTAGTCCATACAAAGCACTGCCTGCCGACTTCGAAGCCAACTCCAGTTTTAGACCGATCACTTCCTCCAGTGTCAGACTGTTTAACATGATTTCGAATTGATAGTTCGAACGCTTTTCTTTCCTCAGTTTACGAATAAGTGAGTACTCAGCGTTAACCCCTTTATGAATTCTTCTTTTCTTATTCCAAGGCATTAAGAGCCTCGATCAGATCTGACTTTTTCAATTTATAGTATTGTGAAATTTCTTTCTCTTTAGCAATTGCTTTTAGTTCACTTACCGTCATTGAACTGTAATCAATATCTTCTTTAATCTCTTTCGTTTCTTCTTTTTCAACATTATCAAAGAAACCGTTTGGATAGAATTTCTCTAAAGCCTTTGCAATCTCAAGACGTTTCTTAATAGACATAAGATCTTAACCTCATCACTCATAAGTAGTAGTTAATAAAAGAAGAAGGAGGTACCTAATAAGATACCTCCTTTCTCAGCGTCTGTTAAGTTAGTTAAGTCAGTTTTGACAACTTTTTTACAATTAATAATTTAACTATCAAGTAGAGTCAGATGACACATTCCAAGAAAGTACGAAACCAAGCCCGGTTGAGCCGAGTTCTTCATTATCTGCGAGTGTACTGCCATCATCCTTAAGAGAGCCAGAAAACGGAAGTCGCGCAGCCGATTCATTATCTGTGTTCGCGGGTACAATCCACTCTACAATAATACCATCAGCGCCAGCGGAAGCATAATCCAAAGAAGCCTTCATGTCGATAGTACCGGCAGTCTGTGCAGTACTGGCAGAACCTGTGGCAGCGCTCATGCCCGTGATAGCAGTAAGAGTGGTACCGTTGAGTTGCCAGACGCGCATTGAATCGCCATCAGCAAGAGCACCGTACAACATTAAGTTAATTGCTTTACCAGAAGCCCATGACTCGGGCTTGATTGTGAGATAAGCAGCGGTACCGCCTCGGCTGACTCCATTGAAGTCTTGGTGATACTTTACAGCAGGACCGGCAGGGTCAAACAAAAGACCAGTGTCATCAGTGATAACTGTTCCACCGCCCTTGGTCGTACTGGCACGCTCATCGAGAAAGTGAAGGGCATGTGTTCCAGCAGCAGCGACAGCGGCAACGCCGCCGACAAAGTTTGTTGCGGTAGTTGTGGCAACGCCAGACATATCAACAGCAGTGTTGCCAGAGGAACCAGCAGCCTGCTGGGTTAGAGTCATCCCCCCAGAACTGGTTTCAGTGGGAGTTATTGCAGCATCGGAGGCAGTAATTGCTGCTCTAATCCTATCTCCGACTGCCGCTGCTGAACCAGTCGCACCACTAACCCCGATGATAACATTGGAGCCGTCCTTGGTCCCATCTACAGTTGAAACGCCGGTCTTAAAAACAAATGTCACTGCTGTTCCAGCAGCATCCGTAAGGGTAAAGGTTTCGTCGTTGCCGGGGTTTCCAGTGGTGGTAATTGTTGCAGTTGCAGCCTCGGCAATATCAGTATCGGAAAGCCCAGAAAGCAGCCCATCACCAGCCTCCATCTTTGTGGAAGTCGATTCCCAAGAAGACACTCGACCCTTCAAATCATCAAGCAGGATTTTATCACCATTTGTAAAGGGACGCTTTGGTCCATCGTACATGTGGTCCGACAACATCAGCAGATCTAAAAGATACTCTTGTCCATTCGCAATCTGCGTAGCGGTTAAAGCCTGTTCTGTCTTGGTTGCTTCTGTGCCACCTACAACAGAACTGCTGTAAAATTTCTTATGAAGTCGAGCGAACGCCCCACCTAATTTTCTCTTTCTTGGGTTTCCCATTGTTTTTATTTCCTCCGATATTCAATCTCAAGATTGTAATAATCTACACTACTATATAGTCTCATGTATTTGTATTTGCCTGTGATGTGGTGACTTTCTTTATAGACCAAGATCTTCTAGTTCTTCGTCACCACCAAGGTCTTCTTCGCCACCTTCGACTTCGGCGTCTTCGCCTTCTTCATCGCCGGCTTCCATATCATCTTTTTCTTCTTCATACTCAGGAGTTGTAGGCTCTGGAAGTGTTTGAGACAGTTCGTCTTCAAACTTATCAAAATACAACTTAGCGTTCGTCAGAAGGTAATCATAAAATAAATTTTGATCTTCTTCGTTTGCTAACAGTGAGTATGCGTCAATAATTTGTTGTTCAATTTTATCAAAGGTTGCCTGAGCAAAGTTCCGTCCGGTTTGGTCTTCGCCATCAATTCCGAACTCTTCACCTTCTTCACCTTCCCCACCAGAAATATCAATAAATGCTCCGTCAGCGTCTTCGCCTTCTGAATCGCCACCAGCGGCTAACGCTTCATCGTCCACTGCAAGTTCAATTTCAACTTCATCAAGCGCGACCTCTTCCATTGATAATGGCTCATCCATACCGGGTATATCGCCACCCTCACCGGCTGACTTCGCGGCTTTAGCGGGGGCAATTGCATTCTGCATTGCGTTAACGATGTGAGCGCGGTATGACTCTCTTTGTGTAGGATCAGTAGTTAATTGCTTATAGTCAACTTCAATAACGGGTACGATCTTCTTAAGCAGATCCGCAAGCACATTGATACCAGTAGAAGCGTGAGGAGCCTCTGAGTCAGTTTCCTCAACAAGAATGCTTCGGATTAAGGAACGCAACTTACGCTCTTGAATCAAGCGTGTGTCAACCTTATCTTTCCGACGCGACTTGACAACCTTAATTGCTCTTTTAATTTCTTCTCTGAGTTTCAACTCTTCAATGTATTTCGAACGCGAAATCATAATCTTTCTCCCGCTTGTGATGCACTATAATTAGGTGCCGCTTTCTCTAAAATCAAATTTAATACTTCTTCAATTATACTTTCCGATTCGTCCAATGCGCCCTTATAACTGACTTTTGGATATTCGCGTGCAAGTTCTAGAAGTTCCCGAATCGGCATATCAACTCTAATGACACCAAACATGCCACCCTCTTCCATCATCCGCACAGCCCACCATCTGTGGTGACCGTCAACAAGATAATTGTCACTTGAAATAATTGCAGGCTTGCCAAATGCTAAATACTCTTGAGACTTCGCTTGCATCATGCCATCGACTTTTTCCATATTCAATTCTTTTTGAATTGGTTTAAGATCCGCTACAGAAACCTTGTCTGGCTTTGAGGCGACACCTTGAGACTCCAGCCAAGATCTAAAATCCTGTACATCTCCTGAAGAAATTTGTGGCATCTCTTCTCGCGCCACACCCAACGACTCGGGGAACTCTACAATGCCCGGTCCTTTAAGTTCTTTATAAACTCGGCGCACCTCTTCAGGGGCTTCTTCTTCGTGAGGGTCGTCAATGATTTCGCCGGATGAGCCAGAGGACACATCGTGTGCATCAGCAAATCCAGCCTGTTTATATTTCTTTTGCTTTTTGACAAATGCTTGCCCAGCATACCCCGAAACATTGCCGCTTTGAACATTGTTTATCTCATCCAAAGCCTCGTTGATCAACCGAAATAAATCGGCAGAGCGAAAGGATTCGGCAACTGCCTCCACCTCCGACTCTGGCTGTGGTTCATTAACCAAATCAGGGCGCACGATTTCCCACGCTAAATTAATTGCTTCGGGATTTTTCAATGGAGTGAACTTTGCAAACTGTTCTTTCTTACCGCATGCAATAAAGTCATCCCGCATTTGCGTCCCTGAGACGCCGCCCGCCATCATAGGAGTGTTGACCTGCTCAACGGTGATACCAAGTTGCTTTTTGTCTGCCCATGCTTGTGCATTTTTAAAGCGGTGGTCGGATTCATCTTTCTCGCCTTTGCCCAACATTACTATTGTGCCTTGTTCCATTTGCTCCATGAAGTCATAGGTTGATTTCACAGGACTCTCTGAAGTTGCAATAGAGGCAATGATTTTTCCTCTCAAACCATTTTCAGCGATGTAGAGTTTCCACAGTCTCAGCGATTGTTCTTTTTTAATTTCTAGTCGTGTTTCCCCACAGTGACCTGCTCGCGGCTTTGGCGAGATAAGCACATGAACCATGTCAGCAGCGGGTCGCCCATCCTTACCAGCATCTAAAAACCACTTAGCGCCCAAGAAGTGTCCTGCGTGTGGAGGTTTAAATCCACCGGGAACAATAGCAATAACGCGACCACCAGTGGCTGTTTCATCGTCTCCTTCGGCTTCACCGAGAGCACGGGCTTCCCCGCGTCCGTATTTGAAAAGCCCAAGAATTTGGTTCATGGGTGCAAAGTTTCCTGTGAACTTATATGTGATACCATCCCAGTCAAAAACAAATCCTTCGCTGGCAGTTTCAACATTTTCAACAGCCTTCAACTTTTCCATTTGTTTCTGTAGGATCTTCATGTGGGCTGCATTATCTTCAGCCGCTTCAATTCCCTGAATAGCCTTTGCAACCTCGCCTTGCAATCGCTTAACTTCTTTTTTATTGTCAAGAATAAACGCGCTTTGCAGTCCCTTCAACATTGCCACGGCAAAATCGTGGATAGCGTTTTCTAGTGGTCGAATGATTTCTGATTTAATTTTACCAGTTTCCCCGACTAATTCACGAACAGCAACCTTGCCGTCTTTGTCCAAGCCTTTATAAACATCTGTAAGTTTGACACCTTTGACGCCAAGCATTCTCTTCAGCAGGAGCATTTGGTTTTGGTCTGGAAGATCGGGCAATCGTTGGTCAATGATGGGTCCAAGTTTGGTAACCATGTATTGATCGATGCTCATGCCATCGTTGCCGCCCATCTTGTCAATCGCAGCGATGACCGACTTAAGTGCCTCATCGTTGTCGAGTGCTTTAAGGTTGCGAATGGCGTTCATTTGGACTTGGTAGTCGTCACCCTGAATAGCCGTTTGCATGCGCTCTAGTGCCCCTCTAAGCGCTTCTACGTTGCCGCTAACGTCTTTGTCCGTTACCTGTCCAGTTTCTCTGTCATACTCGGTGTGACCTTGCTGATGGATGACCAATCCCTTCACGTCATAGTTTACAACATTGGGGCTTGCCGGATCCATCACCTCGGCGTTATACCAGATATTTGCATCGGCACCAAAGATTGCAGATTGAGCGTCTGGGTCCAAACTTGCTGCTGCTTTTTCGAATGCCTGAAAAGATTTTACGAAAGCATCGCGAAGATTTGGATTGTCGTGTGAAGCAAACTTGTCTGCTAAACCTTGTGCATCGAGCCCGCCGGCTTTGATGTTGCCTTTGTTTCGTGCAGCCTTCGCTTTGTTTTCAGGAACAGAATAGGAGATCATAATGTTCTGACCGTCCACCTTTTCGGTGCCCTCTAGTTCACCGGCAGATGCCTTGCTCAGAATATTTTTAATATCACCAAATGTGAGATCACCATTATCATATAGGTGATTCATATGTCCCTGTAGGGCACCCATCTTTAACTCTCCTTACTCTCTTCAAGAACCGAGAGTTTTTCTTCAAGCAAGGTCAACTTTTCTTCAGCAATTTGAACTTGCTCTTCTAACATTTTAACACGCTTGCGAACTTCTCGCAAGTGATTTTTTGCCATAATAATTCGGTTGCGCTCGGCTTTAGAGCGACCTTTCAGCGATTCAAGAAGATCTCCAATTGATTGGATGTATCCAGTAACAGTTGGCTTATCAGCCTTCCATTCGCCCAAAATAAACTTCTTTGTCATTCTATCAAAATTCATGATTGTGTCCTCGCCTATAAATAGTAAAAAATATTCTAACTGTTAGATCCTGTTAGAGTTAAACCGTCATATCCCTTGGTAACAACATACGCTGACCCGCTCACTGTGTAACCACCGTTGTCAAACAACTTGATGTATGTAATGTTTGTAGTGCCGTGCGTAGCAACAGGAGTCATTCCATTTGGACCAGCATGATCTTGCGTTAATTTAAAATATCCATCGCCGGCAGAACTGTGATCATCTGCGGTAATTGCAACTTTAGTTTGAGCATTCATTGTTGAAACAACTCTGTCAGCAAGTTGCTCATATCCAGTTGCGCCGCCTGATAGACCTGATAGACCCACTTCGTAGTACCCATCACCATCAATGACGGAGGCATCTGAAGTTGTAACCCCACCTTTGAACTTAAGGGTGATTGAGATGCCCCGAGCATCTTTAAAGGTCACGCGGCTGTTTGCATTGGGAAAACCAGTAAATCTTAGAATCATTGTTGCGTATTCATATGAGGCGTTTCGAAGCGAACCCGGTCCTTTTCGGTAAAGAGAGAATGGCACCTGCTCGATAGCCTTAGTGCCACCAGCATCAGCGTGAGGAACGCCCTTAATGTGTTCTGCTGATAGTTGTTCAATCGTTGCATCACAAATATTGTATCTCTTCTCTTCGTCAATACAAGTTGGGCAATGCACGTTAATGGTTACAGTTGATGTAGATTCGAAACCACACTCAGTTTTTATTTTCCAAGGAATGGTGACACTGCCTGACCAGTTGATAGGCGGGATATAAGTCATAATTCCAAGCGCAGATGAATTCGAACCGCTTCCGTGACATGGGTGTGGATCGGTTCCATCAGCGCCATAGCCGGTGTTTGAAGGTCGCGGCGAGCCTCCGGTCGGATAGTATACCCCATCAGCACAAGGCTCGGCGGTGGTGGCATCGGGACAAGAGAAATACAATTGTCCCAAATCCGAACCGTTAGATGGATCCAAAGTTGGGTTAGAGGTGGTATGGAAACATTGCGCTTCCGCTCCTCCAACTTGCCGTCCGTCGAGAGCAAAGGTAATATAATTTGTAGTGGGATCTGTAGTGCCTGTTGTTGTTAAATTGCAATCCACATAAAATGATTGATCAAATGTGCATGGATACAGGTTACAACATGGAATTGCAACCTCGGCGGCACCACAACCATCAGTGCTAGCAAGATGTTCAAACTGCCATTCAGTCATTCTTGTAGATTGAAGTTGTTTGTCTTCTGCAATTGCATTTGATCCGGTATAATAATTCAACAGCGCTGGGTTTGTTGTCCACAAAAGAGAGCCGCATTTGGTAGTAGCAATAACCATATACTTGTATTTGTGAGATTGACACCCGTACTCACCGCCTGCTTCACAGTTTTTTGCAAGTGACCAGAATGTGCCGGGGGCTACACCATCTGTAATGCTGGCGAGCGAGTGCCCTTCGTCGTCTTCCGCTCCTGTACCTGATGATCCAGTTAGGTGATGCTTGGTTGGAATCTTGCCAACAAAATATGTGGTTCTGCCCATAGGATACGTTGCCCATGAGCCCGTACCTGCGGTGCCGGGGGCTACCTGTACAGACGTACTGTCTTGAAAGGTTGTTGCAGTAGAACCAGTTGTATGAACCAGTTGCCAGTTGCCTCGTCCATATGTATTCCAATCTGCGGCTGTGACCCCTTCTCCATCATCAAATGGACCGGAACTGTGCAAACGCCAAATTTGAAGTTGGTCAATACTGTCTGTCAAGGGTGTTGGTCCCGACGTATCAGATGCCGGCGCAGACCAAGTTAAAGCGACAACAGCGTTGTATTCTACGCTTGTATCTTCTGGACAAGAGTCGGTATCGGATCTGATAGTCGCTGAGAGCGTGCGGCACAATGGTAAAGGATTACAATAAATCGTACCGGCTTCAGAATAAACAGGGCTGGTATTCTCAACATCGTGGGCGTTTTCTACTTTAGCGCCGAGGTTGTTGCAAACAACTTCGTGCTCTAAGGCTTTTAAATCGCCTTGCTCGGGACACTCAGAGCCAGCCCTAATGACCTTCGTTATAACAGGTATCGACATTTATTTACGCTCCTTCAATTAAAATAACACTGTTGTTATCAAACTCGCAGATGGAGCAACACAACATGGTACAATTTTATAATAATAGTTTTTGTTTGCACATCCCGGTTCTGTTGGATTCGGTGCCATTGACCACTTTTGTTTTTCCGGTCCATCAATAAAATTGTCCCTTGGATCATTGTATGTCCATGTGGTAAAGTACCCGCCGGCAAAGCCGGTGCCGCTCGCACCACCCTGCGTGGCATCATACACTGTTTTATCAGTTGTGGTTTGACCGGTTGTTGTGCCATCAGGGGGAGGAGAACCGGGAAGATATTTATTACCACTAGGGGTGACATTATAATATTGACCACAACCCGGCCTCATCCAATATGAGCCAGACAAAGGATCTATTGTATTATACTTATTACCAATATGAACCCACGATGAGTCATCCTCGGGAGTTTGTGTTCGCCAAACCTCAAATCTGTGATAGCATTCACCAACGGTTCTCCAGCCTACATCAATTGTTCCATATTTATCAAGTTCGGTGCAGTCATAACTATCAGTAAATACGTCAGTGACGGGTGCGGGCGGCATAACTACTTTAATAGAACCCGTGGCTCCGCAACACCCCTCTGGATCCCAAACTGTATATTCGTAATATTCGACGCCACAACAAGGATCCGCATTCCGTGCTCCTTCAGCAATGGCGTTAGCAGCACGCGAACCTTCTCCTTCTTTCCGATCAGGGCAATCGCTAAAGTTATCGTCACAGCAGCAGTTATTTTCAAATGTGAAAATGGGAGCACCAGTCACTCCAAAAAGTTGTTTCTCCATCCCAGCCATGCCAGTGATTGCCGGGTTGATAATGTTTGTCCGTGCAGACCACTGCATCCAATTTACATCTGAGACGCCGTTAACATTCGCAAAACTCAAAGCCTGCCAGCGCTTGAAAACTGGACCGGGATCGGTCATCATCAATTGCACACAGTTAGTGTTATTTGGGTTGACTTTTGCTACTATTCTTAATCCCGTGTTAGTTCTATGCTTTAAGTCAACTGTCTCCCTAACATCGACATGATTAATTGCTTGGATTACTTTTGTCACTGTTGCGGCTGTGGTGCTCACACCATTCATAGGGATATATACAAACTTTAAATTTCTTTCAACTTCAGTTTTGGAAGTGTCGAAAATAAATTTTAGATATGTTCCATACTGGTCCTCTAAAATAAAATGATCGTTGTTATTTGGAACCTGAGAGAAGTCAAAATTAACCTGCGGAAATGTAGTACTCGCGCCCCAAACATCAAACCTTTCGGGAGGAGGAATTGGGATTGGCCACTTTTCAAGCATATCCAGAATTCGCTGGTTTACCCAGTCTTTTCTTGTAATGCGATCCCAGTCTGGCTGCTTGGTTTCCCAAGGTTCCCATTTTTCCCACTTGGGTATATCATCATTATTGCCAAATCTGCCGTCCCAAGGAACCTGTTCTCTTCGCATGCCAGACTCTGGATTAAAGTTATCCTGCGTCTCTTGTTGACCGTGAACCGACCAGCACTGCTCATCTTTCTGGCTTTTATATGTGATATTATAATCCATATGATACAAGGGGTAATCAAACATCTTGATCCCAACGCCATACCTATCTGTGACTGAGTATCCATGCAACTGAACATGATCCAGTAGGTTAATACTAAAAGAGGTGGTTTCAGAGCAAGATGCGGTGACTTCAATATCGCTAGCGGTAATATATTTACAACACTCGACGTTCGCGACAACACAATCAGATTTTGTTTGGGCTTCTTGTGGCACATAGGCTTGACCATTATAAACAAACATCATTGCCTGCACCATATAGCCAAACTTCTTCTGAGTACCTTGAGGGCAGCAGCCCATTTCAGCAGATAAATCTTCAACAAACTCGGCAATGAATTGTCCAGAGAAAGTACTGTTGGCGTGGTCAATTCCGCTAGCCTTGAGTATCTTGTTGAATGTACCCTTGCAATCATTGTACCATTCAACATGATTTGGGGCGATAAAATAAGATGCTTCCGTACCATCGGCTGGTGCGTCAATAATATCTGCAACTCGCACATATCCATACTTTTGGATTTCTTCTTCGCTACACGGATTTGCTGTTATACTCAAAGGGGGAATTTTACTAACATCGAAATTTTTCCTTACAGACCAACTGTCGCTACGAAGTCTTACTTTTGTTACAGTCGGATCATTCGCACCATATGATGGGTTATAGGGAACTTGCCCGCCCTGAGCAACAACCCGCTCTTCTTCACAGCAAGTTTGGCGTCCGTCTGGGCACACTGTGACTGGTGTACGATAAACTCTATATCCAAAAAATGATTTCTGATTTTCGCCTGAACCTTGTACGAGGTCGCTGGCATCATCCCACTGCCACTGAAGTGCAATGTGCATAGGGTCGCTGCCGGCACAAGCAAAATTTGAAGCATGGGTTTTATAATCAAGAACACGAAGATTGGTGGTATAATTCCAATCTGTTTTGCACAATAAGTTTTCTGCTGAAGGGTTTGCTATTGCCATTGTTTAATCCTATTTTGGGGTATCCTTGCAAAATGGTACGCCGCACTGATCGCTTGGAGCATGCAGAATGGTGCCAACTGCCGGTCCACCAGTTGCACCCGGTGCGGCGGCTTTGAAAATACCGTTAACTCCTGCGGCTCTATCAATATAATAAGTATACAGCGCGACAAGATCGTATACATCAAAATAATCATTATTTGTCGGAGACGCTATTTTTGCCCAAAAATGTATAGTCTTTGTCTTGCCACCGGTGAACCTTCTAGGGTTTCCACTGCTTGCTAAGGTGTTCTGGAAGGATGCTGCATATGCTATCTCTGTGTTTCCGTTAACACCTTTCTTTGCTCCAATTGCACCCTGTGTAACATTGATAACTCCGTTACCAGCATTTGCAACAGTTAATTTACCAAAGTGTCCACCACCACCCCCGGTGAGATTATTAAGCGTAGAGTTGCTGACATTACCACTAATTGTCTTATTGCCGTTTGTGCCGGCTGCGTCTTGTACAAGCACAACAACTCCAGCGGATGCGCCAACAGACGCCGTGATTGCCACTGCCGTCTGGGTGTTGATTACGGTCTTAATTCTGGTCGCCAATGCTGTAACGTCTGCGAGCCCAGATAATCCGATAATAAAATCACCATTCTGATCTACCGAACCGTCTGCGGTCTGAACACCGCCTTTAAAAACAAATCCCTTTGCAGTATTACCGGCATCAGTAAGAACGAATTTTTCATTGTTGTTTGGAAAGCCACTAAAAACAACTGAGCCCCGTGCCTGCCCTTTTACTGCTGCTGCAAAATTTGCAGCGGTTCCAAGTTTAGTGGCGCATGCATTGAATTCATTATTGCTTCCGACGGCAGTACCATCGTTTTTAATTTTATATGTTACAGCGGTTTGTGTGCCGTTTGCCAGTGTAGAAGTTAAAGTTGCTGTACCGTTATTTGTTTGCTTATGCTTGGTCGCGTGAAAGGTGAACCCTGCTGAAGCGGCAGCGCCGACCGAGGGCTTCTTTTTCTTTGTGATTAGGTCTTGTAACCACACCAGAGATTCACCACTGACATATCCAGTGCCATCATCACCAGTCCAACTATTGCTTGCCTTCTGTTTCTTTGAGCCAAATCCAGCAGTAGAGCCGCACCCAGACGAAGCCATCGGCTTGACACTTTGGTGTCCGGTGGAAACAATTCTTGTTGCAACCACTTTAGGTGTTTGACCAGTTGCATATGGACCCTTTGTTCGCACCCTTAATAGACTTTTAAATTCCGTTGATGGATCAGCCACTGCTGCCATGCCGGGATTAAAGACCGTAATAGTTTGTCGATAAGTGGAGCCTACCAAAAATGGCTCAGACACTAAGGTCATACAACCAGCACGATAAATTGGAGAAGACAAAGGAACTTGAATTGGCTTAATAATACCACCTGTCCTTTTTCCTACTTTAGCAAACCCTTCAACCGTGAACTCTAATGCTGTAATGTAAGAGTCAGCATTAACTTGACCACTCGTTATCTCAGCATCTGTTTTATATTGTAATGTGAAATCGTATGTTGGAGTGCGGCGACTTCTAACGAAAACATTTGATTCAGCCGAATCAACAACCCTTATACCAGAGTTTTTCTGGCAAGGTGTATAAACAAGACTGTCGCATGAGCCCACTATTTGCCCACAGGCTGTACTCCCAGCAGAGCCGATTTCGCCGGCAGAGTTTGCAGTGGTGTAAGCGTTTGACATTCGAACGTCCAAGCCATCTGTGCAAATTACAAAAGAGTGGTGGTTTTGAATTGTTCCACCGTTGAGAGACGCGCTTAATAAAACGTCGCTCCCGCCGCCGTTCGCATATGTATAAAGTTCCCAATCATAAATTGGCTTGGTTACCGTGTTGTCGGAAACCGGCGAACTCATTGTCACGTCATACCAATCTGTTGTCCCGTTCTTACCTCCAGAGGCGATGGTACATGTCCAGTTTTTATTGGAATGTTTGGCAACGCCACCCACTAGTGCGTTGATTGTAATACCGTCATCGGATGGCGCATTGGCACTGGTTGACTTGTAACCAAATCTAAAAGTAATGTTTGAAAATCCTTTGACTCCACACCCAGCAGAATAGCCACCGCGAATAATTGCCTTATTGTCTCCGCTGGCTCCTGATACATCCAAATAATAGCCGGGATTGTTTGCAAGGCTGTTGTTGCCTGTCTCATCAGTGTATTTAATTTGTGCGTAATCACCGTAGGCTGTCGCACATGAATCACCACCAGCCATCTTCTGGATCGGGTAAACAGAGTTTGCGCCACCGATTGGAGGACCAAGCACAAATCGATAATTGTTTGACGAGCCGTTGTGGGTGTTGGTGGCACCGATACCGGTCTGCCCTGACGCCTCAGAAAAGAATCGAATCTTCGTAGGACCAGTGGCAAACTCAATTTCAGCCTCATGTCTTGCTCCCGGCGCTTGGCTTGGCACGTTGTGTGTGTTAGCAGTTGAGTTATCGGTAAACTGTAGAAGCGGAGCGTTTCCTGTAAGTTTAATTACGGGCGCGGGATTTTCACAGTCAGCCAACCTGAACGTAATTTTTGCGAGATGAGTGGGCGCTGCTGCATCAAGATTCGCGTACCAAGCATTGTTCATAGCAATTTTTGGATAGGCTGTTGGTGAGTTACCACAACCATTTATAAGTTGCCAAGCGTCTCCATCGCCTCCAGCCATGTCGTCTCCGGTGAGCACGCTATTCACGCGGATAGCCGACTGTCCACACAAAGTACTTAAATCTAGTTCAATTTTTAAATCTGTTAATTTAGTGGGCTTTGCAGAACCGGGCGCTGTAGAATAAACTGAGGATACTTGATTAACACAAGCATACAGATCTACTGCTGTCTGTTCTACGCAGCCATCGGTTTTGAAAAAGGGTGCCATCCACACAGCGATCCATGTTTCTTGACCATTGACATTTCGAATCCATGAGCATTGATTACAATTAATAGGCATTTAAATTTCCACCGTCATTTACTTTAATGTGCCGTTCACGCTTCTAATTAGTTATTTATTCGTTTATTTCACAAATAGAAACACCCTCTAAACACAGAAAGTGCGAGAGGGTGTTCATATAATTTCTACTGTTAAGTGCGAGAATAGATCACCTACTTGATTTTAAACCATTGACGCATCAGTCTTTCGTTTAGAGCGGTTGCCCTAATTGCATATTGATCATCAACTGTTTCTTCCATCGGGTCCATCCCCATGAAATCTTCGATAGCAGCCATGATCTCTTCAGGAGCATAATTCCCTTCGACACCGGGTTGCGCCATGACCGCTTGCATAATTTCTTGCTCACCAGCACCGGGGTTAGCCTCAAGAACGTCTTCAATGGTGAACTTGAGTTGATTCATATGCTCGTCACCCTCAACACCTGCCATTGGATCGTCTTGCCAATCTTCTTCCAACGCTCCACTGTGAAGCGCGTCAAGGTACTTCTGATCTGGTGCTTTGACTGGTAGCGGATCTTCACCGCGAGCCATCAGAACGGCGTTGTATGCCTCCATATAGGCTTCGTCGCCCTGTCCAATCTTTGATGGGGGGTTGCCATCTTCAGCGTCAATCTTTCCATATTCAGCCATTGAGCCACCTTCGTACATCTTCTTTTTCTTTTTATCGTCGCGCTTGTACTTGCCTTCACTCATCAATGAATATTCGTCTCCGAAATCCTCGTCTGGGATCAGTCTAAGTGACTTCTGCTGAACCAGTGCATCAAGGAAAGCCTTAACTTCTTCATGCATAATGTCTGGATTTTCTTCGACAACGACTGCAATTAGTTCGTCTGCCGAAATTGTGCCGTCCCTCTTCATTGGAGTATTGTCAACGACAGAACTCCACATTCTTTCAGGTTTGTCACCGTCAATGACGTTTTCTTGTATATTATAATCGGCTTTGGCTTGTTCTGAATCGAGATATGCCGCTGCCTCGGCAGGGTCATAGATTTTCGGGGATTTTGACCCAGCCCATAAAGACGCTTTTACCCCATCTGCACCAGCCGCCATACCAACGTATCCTTTTGTTCCATCTTCAAAATAGGCTATTACATCAGTGCCATCGTCTTCCGTTTTGACCAACTTCTTCTGCATTTGTTTCGCCATCGCATCAACAAATTTCTCCCGAGCGTCACCATCACCGAACATGTCTCTGTCGGAGTAACCACCGTCTTCGTCGTCGTAGTCACCGAATCCGTCAATTTCTTGCAATGAGCCTTCTGAAAGAGCAGCAAGGACCATTTTTTCAATAGACTTTCTTAGAGACTCATCCTTCTTCTTGTCTTCAACTTCATCTCCAACATCCTCATCTTCTTTGCCGCTGCGAAGTCCAGCAAGATCAGATGGTTCAATCTTTCCATCATCATCGAGATCTAGTTCTTTCTGAGCCGGGGAAAGATCGCCCTGTGGTTCGTCTTCGTCTCCGTCATCTTCTTGAATCATGGTCGAGCCGATGAAGTTGAGCAACTTTGAAACATTGGCATTATTAAAGCGAGCCTTGTTTGTTTCATTTAGCGCATCATAGACAGTCACCAGTTCTTGAGCCTGTGCCTGAGAAACAGGAATACCATCTACTTTTTCGGTTGCGTTTGCTTCCGAAAGATTGCTTGCAATCCAACGAAGATTATTGATTCGTTCGCCACCGACGGGCTTGGTTGTTTCTTTCAACATCTTGATCACTTCAGGATCAAAAAGGTTGACGCCAGCCTCTTGAAGTCGGCTCACGATTTCTTCTGCAATATATTTGTTGATATTCATTTTGGTATCCTCTTGTCTATTAAATAGATTATTATTCTCAACTAGTAATCCTTTTTTTCCATTTTCTTGAGCCTGTGGTTTTGGCGTCTTTGGGGTTGGATTAATTTTTTGTTCAAACTGGGTTTGACTGTAATACTTGCTACCCCATGTGTCGTCGTCGTCCAACTCTTTCATTATTTGAATTGTTTGAACCTCTCCAGTGGGAGGGTGCTTCTTTGACAACTGAGCAACGAGGTCGTCCCACGCCTGTACTAATTTTTCAGGGTCTGATGGGGGGATTTGACCTTTTAGCCAATAAACGAATGACATGATCTCGCGGGGCTCTTCCGTCCACCACTCTTCCATATTTGGAAAGCCATTCATACCTTCAACAACTTTTGACTCGTTGATAAATCCCCAACTTTTAAGCAAGCGGTGGTTTAATCGCGTGTGCTTGTGACCATATAAATCTTTGCCTTCATAAATCGCACCCGGTTGCATTTGAGATTTAACAGTGTCTTCCCAGTCTCGGAAACACAGATTACCCTGCTCATATGCCTCTCTTTCCATTTCTCTCAGATGCGAGTCGTTTTGAGCATATCCCTGCTCTCCCACATTGGAAGCGCCATCAAACGCGCCACGGCAGTTCTGAGCGTGATGTACCAACTCATGAGACACTGAGCGCATAATGTCTTTGATATGACGACCGGTTGTAAATACGGTGACCTCGCTTGTTTGAGGGTTATAGTATGCTGTCTTGCCAAAAGGCTTCTCTGCGTTTTCAGCATCATTCACAAAGTGGATCTTTGCATCACGATCAAACCCGTAGGTCTTCTTCGCATATGGATAAAAACTTTTAGTTAATTTCTGGAGCAGTTTTGATTTAAGATTCGGCATTCAAGTCTCTCCCTGAAATCATTTTCATTAATTGATAGGCATCATCGCCGTCAAGTTCTGACTGGGCAGCGGCTTGTTCGAATCCCACACTCTTGGTGGTCTTTAAAAAATCTTTTGCTTGGTCGCGGTCGCCACCAAAGAATTCAGCAATCGAAGCAAGGAATTGCTCTTCAACACTGGGTTGACTGTCAATGCCAAAACGCTGCATAGGACCGCCCTGAGAGCCGCTGTGACCGCCTCCAGCGGAGGCAGCGTGTGTTGAGGCTACCCGAGTTTCGTCAATTTTTTCTGGCAGTCCTTTGTGGGAAGTGCTAGCAAAATCTTCAGCGTCCTTTGCTTTCATATTGCGGGCTACATCTTCAACTTCTTTCGAAGCACAATCTTTATATCCACTCTTCTTGCAAGCATGAACCATACCCATGAACTCTTGTTGATTTTTTGATTTAGCCTTTTCTTGTAGGATGGAACGTACCATTACCTCAATCAGTCTTTGCAAACGTGACTCAGAGATTCGAAGTTTTGGCTGCGCTCGCAATTTCATTTTTCAGATAGAATCCGCTTTACTTCAGCAATAATCTTTTTTGTTCTTGCCTCTGCCAACCCCTGCCTAAACTCGTTGGCACCGTCTTGATGCCCCGCTCGGCAAGCGGCGAAGTCAGAAACAGGACCGTCTCTGAGGGCGGTTTTAACATCTACGCCCTTTCTGCCCATTTCAAAGCAGCGTGAATAGGCTTTCTCGTTTGCTTCTTGTTGCTCTGGGCTCACCTCTTCTTCAATGTCTCGTCTGGTGTTTACTTGTTGGGCTTGTGCTTGGGCTTGTAATACTGGAGTAATTGCTTCTGGAATTTCTTGAGCCAACATCATAAGAATATCCATGTGAGAATTACCCTTGCCGTGCAAAGAGCGAATAATTTCTTCTGCTTGCATCGCGCCTTCACGATAGCCTTCGTCAATCTTTGGCGTACCTTCAACTTTCTTAAGATGATCTGCTTTGATAATTGCAGCCTCGCCATTTTCATCGACCACCATGACCGCGCCGTCTGCACGAACCTCGGTGACCTTATATGCCTTGTCGTTGCGAATGTCATTAACTTGATCACCCTTTTCGAACATTGAGGCAGCACCTTCTTGCATGTGTGACCGAACCATATCGCGGATCGTATTCAAAGAAATTTTAATTGTCTTGTTGGCAGGAGCGGGAAGAGCCTCCATTGTAAGCGAAGCAATTTCTTCACGGTCAATATACATGTCCTTGCCTCTGTCATAAAATTCACCCTCCTTGGGGTCATAATAAAGAACTGCACCAGACCTAAACTGGAATGGTCCTTCCAAGCCGGGGAGTGGTCCCATATCACCCTTGAGGTTGGGTACCTTGCCCTTGTCCATGACAGACTTGTGGAACTCTCGATCTTCGTCAGAAAGTTTCCCTTCAGCAAACATCTCATCAGGCAAGCCGCCGACAACATCTTGAATGTCAGCGCCGGCGTAAACTCTACCGGCAGAATCTTGAATTGAATCGCCGGATTCTAATTCTCCATAAAGCCAAGTAAGTAATTCACCCGGCATGTTCTCCACATCAGCCACATGATCGCCGGTAAACTGAATGTCTGGGAGCATATAAATTGTGCCCCCATACTTCTTATCTTCTCTGGATTGGATTTGAGAAACATCAAAGCCGCCCATTGCTTCCTGCATAAACTTGGCTCCAACAGCGATTCCATCTTCAGTCATTTCCCAAGTATCACCAAAAGCGTCACTCAGTTGCCCCTGTAGTTGTGGGTCTGATTCAAGGCGTGCAATAGACTCAGGGCTCAATACAATTTCGAAACCGCCCATGTCATCTTCGTAAACTTCAGCCTCGGGAAAAATGGCAGTTGCTTTTGCAATCATGCTGTCGCCTGAGTCTTCCTGCATCGGATTCTGTGTGTGTTGATACCCTAATACATATGGACCAATTTCTCTGAAATCTTCAGCAGGGTCAATGTCGAACTTGGATGGTTTGCCAATAAAATACTTATCGCCAACAACAAGGACACCGGACAAGACGCGAGCATCGAACGCTTCATCCTTGAGAGCGTTTGCAATCTGCATTAACTGCCCGCCTTGTTCAACGACGGTCAAAGCAATATCTTGTACTTGGTCCATTTCAGGGTCTTGGTTCCAGCCGCCTTGGTTGCGACTTGATTCGGTTTCTCCACCAGCGGCTTGCGTTTCGTGGTCGCCATATTCTTCTAGTTGTTGGCGAATGAAGCCCTTTAGTTGATCGATTGTAACTCTCACTGAGTTAATGCCTCCAACAGAATTTTCATCCAAATAGTCACTCTCGCCTCCGATTGGTGGATCTGTTGGGCGCTTCATGGGTTCTGCTGGTCTTCCAAGAGACTCCTTTGCCGCATCAATAACTTTCCTAATGACTCCACCAGATACATAATCAGGCAAGATAGCCTCCAACGCGCTTTCGGGGTTGCTGCCTGCCTTTTGTTTAAATTGGTCACTATAGCGGCTCAACATTTTAAACTCTGGTTCTGACGCCATCAACTCTGCAATCTTTTCTATCAGTTCAACATCAGGCTTCGGAGCGGGACTACGAGGGACATATTCGCCTCGTTCTTCTTTCATATTATAACCTGAATTAATATCCTTCTCTTGCAGTTGCTGACGCACCAGTGCCCGCAATTGATCTACTGTAACTTTCATTTGTCCTGCTCTCCTTCTTTGTTAGGATCTTGTTTTCCCTGCGATGCAACTTGTTTTGCAAATTTAATTAAAATGTTTTTCACAGCGGTTGGCTTGATACTCGGGTGTTGTGCCGCCAAATTAACAAACTCTTTAAAGAGTCCTTCGAATTCATCGGCGTTACTAATCTTCTTAAACAGGGGTGCCATCTGTGAAGATTCAAGTTTATCGACTGCTTTCTGAACGTCTTTGCCACCCTGCTGCTTTTCTTCCCCGCCTTCAGCGGCTTCTTCTGCTTCATTAAAAGATGAATACCCGCTGGGCATTTCCATGTGCAAGCCAATATATCTGTCTGCTGCTTCTTGTGGGGAGCGACCTTGACCTATAAAGTGGTCCATCATCATCTGAAAGTCCTCACCAATCTCTACTGCGTCTGGGTCTGCTTTAATCAGCGATATAACTTGTTGGTAAAATTGATCACCACCTTCGACCTCTTTAATTGTCTTAGAAATCAAATCAGCAATAAAGGCATTCGAAATCTGATTGTCGGTGGGTTGTGTTGTCTGCAACTGCTTCGCCACCATTTCTCTCAGCAGTTTACTAGTAAGTTTGTTCTTACTTGGCTTTTTTAATTTCATTACTATTCCCTCGTAAACTCAAACTGAGTTTTCTTTTTCCGGTCAGTCTTTTTCTTCTGCGAGGACTGTGAGCCACTCTTCAAAGGTCTGATCTTCGTTTTGTTGACCGCCTTTCGCAGCCTTTTCTAACGCGAACACGCGACGGGTCAACCTAACAATCTGCTCGATGCCGCCAATCTGCTTAAAAGCATTTTCAATTTGGAAAACCCTCTGGGTCAAATTTTGAATCTGCTTAGTATTTGCAGATCCTGCAACTTCTCCCTTGGCTCTCCCTTGTGACTTGACTCGTACTCCGGCGAATTCATCTTCTTCAAGCACTGAATAAACCATATCTAGATAACTCTGCCGCTCACTATAAGCACTCATTAGCGCATCGGCAGCGTCTTCCAGTCCTGACGCTTTCAGTGCGTCTCCCACTGCTCTAGCCTTCTGGGGGTATCCTCCAAGTGCATTGCCAAGTTTCTCAGCGTGCTTGACTATCTCTGGGCTGGCTACATCGGTTGAACGGAATGGCGGCTTCAAAACTGCTGTAGCCGCATCGGACAACCCAACCTTTTCCAGAGCGCCTGCAATACGTTGTGCCTGCGCGGGATTCAATTCGGCACTGAGCGGCTTGATAATCTGGGCAATCTGATCAGACGTGGCTACATCCTCTCTCAGTTTACGAACTTTATTAATCTCATTAATAATGAGCGCTCGCACACGCTGCTCGCCTTTAATTTTATCAACCTCCTCAGAGATGATTTGATTTAGTTTATCTGCCGTAATCTTCATTTTAAATTCCAGCCTGTGGTGCCGGCTCGACGCCCTGCATTTGTGCGAGGAGATCGGTAATCATGTTATCAATCATTTCAAGACGCTCAGACACCGCCGGGTCAGCAACCATGCCGCCAACACGGACGATTTCATCGCCAATTTTTTCAATCTGAGTGATCATTCTGGAGTGATCATCGCCTTCAGCGATTGCATCTCGCTCACTAAGCACTGCTTGGTATTCCTGCTTAATGAATTGCTTTAACTGCTCTTGTGTGATTTTCATTTTTATATTTACTCCTTTCGTTCGTGAATGACAACCATAATTTCTGCGCGAAGTTGCTTGAGTGCCTTCATTTGTTCAACAGCGACCTTACGCAGCCGCTTACCAGCCGATGCGTTTCCACGATCAAACTTATCTGCGTCTGCCATTGCTTCTTCAAGCGCAGCAAGGATTTCTTCTAATTGTTCTCTAATCATTTTTTATTCCTCCGTTGGGGCGAATTGTTTTCTTGCATTGGTGGTCCACCACAACCACCGCCGCCATATTTATCGAACACCGCAGAAAGTTCATGATAATGCTTTCCAGCCGGTGTGTCGGGGTTTCTTTCAGTCCAAGCATCGAGAATTGCCTGAAGATCAGACAATAGTGAATCAACTTCCTCTTCGGCTGTTGCCTCTGGACCTGCGGCAATTGCTACCGCTGGACCATCTGGTATGGGGCTCGGCATAGGCATTCCCATGCCCATTTCATTAATTTGACTACGCACCAAATGCGTAAGGTACTCTTCTGTAATCTTCATCGGCAAACTCTCCGCTGTCCGTTTACTTCATTAAATAGTATGTTTATGGGCTTCTATCCTAAAAACACACAAAGAAAAAGCCACCCCGTCAAGGGTGGCTTCGTTGATAAATAGTTGGAACTGATTAATCGATACTGTAATCGATTATTGCAATGCCTCTTTCTGGCTTTTCTTCGTTTGAACCGGTAACCTCTTCCGTTCGCGGAGGCTCAGGGGGAGGCATATAAAGCGGCACTTGTGCGGTTGTTTCCTCTTCTTTTCTCTTTCTTTCCTCAATGCCGACAATAATGTCAAGCGGGATTTTCCTCCAGTTCATTTCTCAAGCCCTCCAAGTGCTCAATGGTTTCACCAACCAACGCGGCAACGTGGAGAATACCTCGACCACCATGTTCGTTGAACGGCTCAACCTTGGTTTCGAAATCATCAATCAGTACGCGGGGGTTACCCTCCTCATCAGTAGCGTAATCATACTTGTTGTGGGCAAAGATAATGTTCTTTGGACCCTCATTAGTATCTAGTTCGCCAAGGTCATTAAGCCCAAGATTCTTTTCAATCCAACGAGCCTTTCCAGCCAACGACTCCGTGTGACCCCTCTTATCCATTGGCGAGGTTAGAATCACCGGATTGTACTGTCGAATATGAGCCCAGAGTTCCTGACCACCGGGCATCCAAGGCAGGTTAGCCCACCAGTCTTCGTCTCTCTCAAGGAGACGGTACATGAACTCTGTAAGTCGTGGGTTTCTATTCTTCTCACCGGTTGGCGTGAACTTGGCAAGATCACCCCTTGTGATGGGGTAGGCTACCTCGTTTAGAACCTCCGCAGCAAGAGCCACAAGATCTTCGGGCGGCTCCAATAGAGCCTCGTTGATGGTCACCACAGCAGCGGCTTCGAAATCACAAAGCACGCCGTCCATGTCACAGCAGATTTGATAGGGAATATTAGTCATACCTCTCTCACCTCACATTAATAATGTAACATATGTTGCAAGAAAAAGCAAGCACTTTTTTAATTTTTTTTAAGTTATTTTTTGTTTTCCATCGTTGCCAACTGTACTAAATGGTGAGTGCTTGTCCAAGCAACATGCCCCTGCGGCTTAGACCAGTGAACCTTCACTTCGCTGTATGGCTTCGGAACGGATGCACCTGCACTTGCATGCGGCGATACATACTTTTCGATGACAATTCCCACACCGTAATCAGGAATGCCAGCAAGGTATCGAACCAGATCTCCTACTTGCATTAGCCGACCACCTCTCCGTAGCGTGCAAAGTTAGTGGCGCGGATAGTTTGGGTTACACCGCGTTGGAAGTGGATACGAATAAGATAATCTGCACGATTAGCACGTTTACGAGCCTCGATAACAACTCCAGTGTCGTAGACCCATTCAAAGGCAAGTTCGCCACGGGCAGCGCGTTCTCGTCCGCGTTCGGGATGAACAACGGCGCGACGATAGCGAACAACATCTCCAACATTAACCATGATTAAAACCCTTCCACGCCGCAGCGGGCGTAACACTCAAGCAATGATTCGTACTCCACCAGCCACGCCCGACGGAGGATGATACCTCCCGGCTGGAGTTCAAGAGGAGTGATTTGAACGAACTTAGTCATGATTAAAAACCTTTCTTAAAACGGAATCGGATCTTCTACAATCTCAAAATCTTCGCCAACAAAGAGCCAAACATTTTCCTTTGCCGTCACACGAAGCGGAGCACCGCTTGCGATGATCTCTTCCTCACGAAGAGCGATGTAGAAGTAAGTCCCTCGCTGGATAGTGTGGATGCCGTCGGCAACTGGGGTCACAATATCTCGGATAGTACGAATGCGTGTCATATCTAAAATCTCTCTTTCTTAACCAACAGTACCAACAACAACTGGAAGAACAACATAATCATCTGGATCAAGAGCAACAACACCAGCATCAGGATCTGCTAAATCACAAGGAACAAAAAGAGCAGCACCACAAGCACCATCCGCTCCCCAACGATTAGCAGCAACATCATCATCAGTAACAACACGAAGTGCGCCCTCACCAATACGAACAACACCACCAAAATCAACATCACGAACAATACGAATAATTGCCATTTTCTTTTTCCACCGGGCGGGACACTATCGCCCCAACCACAAATATATTGTAGCAGGCGACCGGTGGAAGTCAAGGAAGAAATTAAGTTTTTTTCTTTTTTTCTCGATATAAATCACATAGTCGTCGGATGTTTTCGGGAGATCTCTTCAACAACTCTAGATCTCTTGCGGCGATTCGTTTTACTTCGCCACTGCCTTGCAGCACAACCGTAGCAATCTTTTCCCACGACTCATATTTTAAAACGATAGCGACGGCATTCCAGCCCTTCTTGCCAGCATGCTCATCGTCCTCGTTGATGCACCAAACCCTTACCAGATCACCTTTTTCCATATTCGACTGGAAGAGAAATAATTTTCAAATCAACAGCAGCGACGGACTCAATACATGGCACAGTGCTGATCACCTTAAACACTGGATGGTCCTGCCACAACACCTTGTATCGCTCGCCGCGCAACTCTTCTGGTGCGTCATAGTTGACATACGGCGCAGACACCACAATACCGATTCTTTCAATGTTGCGTGCGATGGCGGTCTTAACTAATGTGCCTTTCTCCATTCTCTTCTTCCTTTTTGTTTTTATAAAACTTTGCCCTTCCACTTCGGAGGGCATCAAATATATTTTGCTCTATTTCGAACTGATCGTCTCCGCGTCCGTCCTTACCGCCACCTATCCAATAGATCTCCCAACACCAACAGACAGACGGCGAAAAGTCTGCCGACACTCTTACTTCGCCCGTTAGATTGAACCGACTCATGAGTATGCCAGCGCTGGGTGGTGTGTCATCTGTTGCTAAAACATGGATCAGATCCCCGGCTTTTAATTTTATATCCTCACCTTTTCCCATGAAGATAAATAGAACAAGTTTTCAGTACGCCCTATATGGATCTTCAAAAGTATAAAATTCGAAGCCGTCCACTTCGTCTTGAAGTTTCTCAAACACCTTTAGAGTACGCTCACAGTCTGCCAATGCAGTGTGTGCTTCGCCGGTCCATTGAACCTTAAAGTGTTCGCATAAATAATCCATACGGGTTTTCTGAAGTACGCCAGCCCACTTTAACTCATCTGCCATTGACTTTGTGTCAACGTAGGGTGGGTATTTAATTTCTTTTAACTTATTTCTTTCACACATTTCATGGATAAAGTTTAAATCGAATATCAGGTTCTGCCCAATAAGAAAGTCTGACTCTGTAATTGCTTTTTGAATTGTGGGGTATGCTTCTTGAAATGGAATCGCCTCTGCCCACTTCTCTTCTGCGTATCCGTTGATCTCCAATGCCTTGGGAGAAGCCAAGTGAATGGCTTCTGGTTTGATTTTCTGATCGTACTTGCGAAGCACATATTCATTTCCATCGGCATCCACAATATAACTAATAAAAGCAATCTCAATAATCTCATGCTTTTTTCGATTAAGCCCTGTTGTTTCAGTATCGATAACCGTAAATATCATAATATACAGCCCCGCCGATGAAAGAGCGAGGCGTTCTCCTTTTAATTTTTATTCGTCAGCAGCCCAGTTGATATAGGACATAAGACATTGTGTCATTTGCGCGTCATACTTGGCGTCATCAACATACAAGCCCAGCCGAGCGGCTAGCCGCCGCCCACGCTTCCATGCTTCAATCTCCTCTGCAACCAGAGACACCCGATAAGCGGCAGAACGCTGGACGCGACCGTCGGTGGTCTGAGCGTACATTGGATGCTCTTGACTAAACTTTTCTGAGGTTCGATCAACCAGCAAGTGACCACACTCATGAAGCAAGGTGTAGAATCTTGACTGTGCATGCTTGCGTGAGTTAAGATAAATCCTCTTCTTCTGGTAGATAATCGCGTCCTCAAGGTCGGTATACTCAATGACGGCGAACCCCTTTGTGGCGACCCAATCTTTAACCGCGTCGATTTGGTCTACCCAGTCCGCATTATCAAGAGGGCAAGTCAAGGCTTCTCCTTTGTTAGAGGCAACAACTCTTCCTACATTCATAATATAACATGCATACATCAGCGCGTCAACTGGTGTAATGTCAAAATTAATTTCGCCGGACAATTTTTGACCTACGACTTCAGTTTATTTTTTTGTTCAGGCGGGTAAACCATTTCCAAAGATTGCATGATCTTATCATAGGCTCCTTGATGAACCTTGATAGCGTCTTCGGTTGATGCGCTTCCGTGCATCCCTTGCCATATGTCTAACACTTCTTTACCGACTTTGGCTTCTTCAATTCTAAGAATAATTTCTTTTGCCGTCATTTTTCTTCTCCTTAAAAAAAGGCTTAGGGAGGATCGCTCTCCTCGCTTGCGATCTTGCCAGTCATCCGTTAATTTTTAATCTGGTGCCTTTCTCTCAATTCCTTTTGCGCTCGGTTATGGGTTCGTTGATGACGATGAACCCCGCATATACCATGTGGCTCCCTAAGCCTATCGATATACAGATCTTTCTAAAACTTGTATATCATTATTTAAGTCGCCTATCTCGTCTCTAAGTAAATCATTTTCATTTTCTAACGATTCAATTCTTTTAAGCAGCAAGTCAATCTTAAGTCGTAAAACTTTAACAGAGTTTGTCTTGCGATAGTCAATAGCCTCAATGCTTTCGGGATCCATCTTTTGCACCTACACTAACTGGTGAATCCCGCCATACGCGCAGACTTCAGATCTTGTTCGGATGGCATAAACTCTTTGTTGATATGCCGACACGAAGCGCATCGAAAAATTGGAATTGGAATAACTCCACCCGGCATCCGCTTTACAATAAACACGGTGTCGAATGTGTTTGCATTACACTTTTCACAGACCACATCTTGTGCCCCGCTCAAATCCATTTTTGGCATCCCGCCCATTTGATTGTTCATCTTTATCTCCTTGTGTAGAAAGTATATCTCTTATATTTGCGAGTGTTAAGAATTTTCTGAAACTACTCGCAACTCAGCCTCAAAAAATGTTTGTTTCTCTCCGTTGACAAAAACAAGATAGGCTACACCGTCACCTCTTTCAAGGTCCATATAGTAGTCCGAATCGCCGGGACTCGCAAACTCCACCTTGTCAAGCACAATGCCAACTGCGTTGTTGAAGTTCTCCGTCTTGTCTAAGTGGCTGGTAATCTTTACTGCGCTGCCTATAGGAATCATTCATCCCGCCTTTTAACCTCTTCGCTGAGAAGTTTGCCGCACTCTGGGCATTCGGCAGGTAGCCTGTTGACCATTCCCCACCTACAGTGTATGCATAGCCATCGATGATCACTCTTTCCACTATTGAGGGTTACTACTTCCACCGGGTCAATATTTTCTTTACTCATATCTCTCGCTTTGCTAATAATTTCAAGGTTCTTGTCGCGGAGGTCACCCAAGCACCATTCGGCATTTTTGGGATTGTATATCACCACACAGTTTGAATCTTTTTGAGATACCTCAATCACTATTCCATATTCATAGATTGGGTCATAAGGGTACACCATGCCAACATCGTCGGCTGCAAAAGATTCATAATCTACAATCCATCTTACCAGATCACCACGCTTTATAGGGTCGCTCACATGTTTAAATATAAGCAGTACTAAGTAGTCGCAACCTTTTTTATAATCTCAGAATCATAGACCCAAGTTTTATCACCCGGCTTTTTAAATGGGATCGACCATCGCTTTCTCAGTACATCAATCTCAGATTGATAAACCATTTCGGCACGCCAGCCTTTGTATCCGTCCCAAGAGCCGGTTGACTCTTGTATTCTCCGCTCAAGCAATCTGACGTGAAATTTAGGAATAGCCTTTCCAGTCATGCTTCTGATGAGAACTACATCGCCTTCTTTATATGTCACTAGAATGGACTCCCGTCGTTTACACGACCGTTGATAATAAAACCTGTCCCTTGTTCAATTGCATCCACCAATCGCACTGAGGAAACAGGGAGCAATGTTGTGAGGATGGTGCTCTCGTACCACAATTTAAAATCTTCGAATGGAATCAGATAATCTAGATCGCCGGCGGTGGTATACAACACTACGTTACCCAGCCAGTTTCTGGAACTGCTGAGTGTACGACTAGAGGCGAGATAGACAATTCTATCTCGCCACTCAAACAGGCTTTGCTGACGGCTCATCACCGTGCTCGGAGAGGAGGAACACCGGGAGGTAGTTCGCCATCAACCAAGCCACCGTGCTTTGCGATGACCAGTGCAACAGTTTGTGATGGCACCCATCCGTAGACGGTTTCTGTTGGTCTACCGGGTTCTTCTGCGAATTCAATCAACAACTCTTCTGTTGCGCTTGGAAAGCCAACCTCTACTGCTGTATATTTTTCTGCGCCGTCCCTGCGAGGAGAGCAGTAGTTTGTAGAACTTGCTTGCACGCTCATGCTAAAGCCGTCAGCGCACACTGCTCGTTTATAAGTTTTACGATCAAACATACTTGTTCATTCCCTTGTTTTGTTGGTTAAAAATCTCGTCTGCAAATTGCTTTGCATCCTTCAGTCCAGAAGAGCGCTCGCCAGATTCAACCATTCGGGCATACCGGCGAAGGAGTTTAATAAATTCAATCTTTCCAAATTTTACCGTATACATCCGGCGTGACTGCTTATCTAGATACTCACCAACAAGATGATCCATAATCTTGCGAGCATCGTTCATGCCGCGCTCATCTTCAGTATCGAAACAGATAACAGTTTTCATTTATCCCCTCGGGCTCAAAAGAGCAAGTTGATCTTCGGTATACCATCGCTCTTTACACTCATCGCCGGCGAGACGGTAGACAGTCCGCATGCGAAAAATACCAGTCTCTGTCGCGCCCCAATCGCCATGCTGCGGGACAATCTCATCCCGCTTATTGACAATAACTCGTTTTGTGCCTGTGCCCCAAATGGCAACAATGTCTCCGACGTTCATTTCACTTATCCCCTGCTGATAATCCGAACATTTGCATCCCGAAAGATTTCTCTTTGACCACTGATGCACAGGTATCGTCTGACGCCGCCAATGAAAGGAGAACGCTCAATCCTATAGACAACGCCTGTTATATCTGTCTTCCACCCACTGGGCGAGTAGACTTGAACCAAGTCACCCACCTCTGCCCATGAGCCATGATTGTTTTGGTCGCTACGGTTCACGCCGCACTAACCAACTCAAGGTCACGCTGTGGGAAGCCATAGTTATAACGCGGAGGATATTCCTCACCCATCCAGTGAACCTTAACGTAACTCCCAGTATCCATCACAAGACCAGTCTTGCCGGCATAGCCATTACGCTGCGCTCGCTTGTTGTCCTTGCCTCGGACAAGAGCACCGACCGGAAACTTTGGTGCTGGGGGCTTCAAAGAGTGAAGCATCTGCGTGCAGTTGTCGCGGAAAGAACCAGCAAAGTAGTCCGTCATCAAATCAGAATGGTCATTGCTTCGACGGATATGCCAGTTGTGGGCATAGGCTTCGTCCTTCGGACCATAGTTACCTTCAGCATCCTCGCCGTAGGCTTGCTGCGTCAGGAAAGAGCCAACGTAGTTTTCGTAAGTGAAGTAATACTTCGCATGATATTTGGTATTCACACCATGCTCGTCCTTCGTAACTTTAACGCCGAGGTATTTCTCAATCTTTTTAATTGCTTTCGAAACTTCCACTTACTCACTCCTTGGGGCTCTCCCCATCAGTACATTCATATTATCGCATAGATTCTAACAGAAGTCAAGCGATAACCGGACAAAAAATGTCCGGCACCCAAATTAATATTGAACTCCGTATGGGGTAATCGGCAACACCGCATCAAAGATGCTTCCTCTTACATAGTTCAGCGCCGGAGCCTTCCAAGTCGCTGCCTTAAGGATGGCACCATCCTGCGCCCGAACAAAACAGTAAACGCTGGTCTGGTTGTCAACCTTCGCGATTTTAATATATTTTCGCCCGCCCATGATTCGAATAGTGGGGGGTTTTAGATTACTCAAGTTAGCGGCAAAATGTGCATCCACCAGTTCTTGAATCCGGTTAACAAAATTAGGCAGTTCTTCCTGCACCATCGCGGGACACCGGGTTTCATCAATAGCCATTCGGGGATCTTGGTTCATCACTAACTCCTTCTTACATATATAATATAGCATGTACACAATGCGCTGTCAAGCAAAAACCGGACAGAAAATGTCCGCTAGTAATTTTTTATTTTTGCCGCGCATGTATTGTACGCTTCCTCGCTATGATCATTGGCTTCAGTCATACAGTCCATGACACTCTCCAAGAACAGTGTGCGAGGGTGAACCCACATTGCCCACCAACCAGCAGCGAGACTAATGCACACAACAGAAAATAAAATCATATCTCTAATTTCGTTTTTCACTTACGATCTCCAACAGTCCTGTGGTCATCCAGTTCGTTCGACCATCAACATTAACTTTCACAGAGTTACCACTAACATCAAGCACAATACACAAGATAGTATCACGCTGATTACCTTTGGCTCGATAGAGTCTCACCAAGTCACCCACATTCATGCACCACCTCTAGTTCAATAACCGGAATAGTCATCTTCCGCTCCTGTCCAAAAAATACAACAGCATGCTCTTCAGGCTCCACAATATCCCAGTTGATCTGCCGCCCGAGTTCGTGAGTTCGCCAACACTTCTTTTGTAGAAAGTCTATTGCGACCCCAACACTGAGGGAACCTTTTCTAAGTCTAACTAAATCACCGACCTTCACCAACTACCTCCACTCCATCAGTGATCCGACCCATCGTGGTGGGTGTTCCGTTAACCGGCGGGTAAATCATTTGCGGATAATCGCTCCGTTCTCTACCTCCCGACACACAACGATCAACTTCAATAACATATCGCTGACAGCCTTCAAACTCGTTGAGCCCGATCACGACGCCCTCCATATAACATGAACGAGGTCCGTCAAGATCCCGCATATAATGAAAGTCAAAAGACCGAACACGATTGCCAATTTCAATTTCCATTTTTATCTCCATAGGGTGAACTGATTACTTGTAAATATGTGTCGTTGATAGTGTGTACATGAGATTTGCCGTGGGCAGTCCACAAGACGCGAAATCTTTGTTGCCCCGGTCGGTCCCAAGCAGGATCGTTTGGCAGAACTTCAAGCACAAGACCAGAGCCCTGCAATGTCCCAAACTTGTGTTTAACTAAGTTACCGACCAGCACTAACCACCTCAAGGTCACAAGGAGAGCATATCACATTTCGTGTATGGTCAAGCGGCTTCACAACCCACTCTAGTCCAAAGACAGAGGAATGGTGGTGTCTAACAATCACAGCCAACTTCTGACCGTAATGTTTTGTTTGAACTTTTACTAAATCACCGACTTGCATCAACCAACTCCAAACCATCTTGGGCGAGCACCATGATGTGACCCGCAATCAAAACTTCCCAACACTTCACAATACGGGCGAAGGGGCGAACAATAAGACCAACATCTCTGACCGACCCGCTGGGTCCGAAACCCTTGAGGACTACCAAGTCACCGACCTGCATTAATCACCTTCCACGACGGCTTCAAACTTATCAGCACGATCAAAGATTTGTGCCAACTGATTAACCACTCGACCGTCGATCACATTATCGACAGGAGTTTGGAACTGGACTTTAAACCCACCCCACTCAGCATTATACATAGTGTGTTCAACAACGATACCAACTCCACCCGTTCGCGGGTGTCGGACCAAGGTTCCTACGGTGATTGCTGGCTGGTTCATTACTAACTCCTTCCGCTCAGTACATATATAATGTAGCATAGGAGCGCAGCACTTGCAAGGTTTAAATGTAAAGAAAATGTCAAGAAAAATTAAATAGGGGTCATTCAGCATCTTCCTCACTATAGAACTCTGACACTAGCCCAATTCTACCGGGATGCTCCCAGTGTATTTTTCCATTGTTCCACAGCACCTTATAAACTCTATCTGTAAACTGCAAGTGCCACGTTGTCTGGTTTTTGATTTCCTCTACTTCTAAAATCAGCCCAACCTCATCTTCGTCCATGTGGGCGATGTTTTCTTTGTAAATAATCCTTACAACCAAGTCGCCTATTTTCACTTTGCTCTGCTTACAATCTTAAGATCTGTTCTATAGAAAAAATTAATCCACCGGTCCCGCCCATGTGTTGGTCCGTTGTTTCCAATCCATTGAACGTGGTATCGATTGTCGTATCGGCTTTTCTCAACCCTCTTAAGCAGCCCCACGACCTTTCCTTCGCGAACTTCCTTAGTCCATGTTTTGAGTGAAATCAATTTACAGCCCCGTGCTGAAAGTGTCACCAGATCTCCCGGTTTCATATTTTCTCCAAGTTATTTATTTTCCCAATCACCGTCGTCAAACAGCGCCTGTACTCTTTTATTTAGTTCTTCAATTTCTTGTCTGCGCTCTCTTGCTTTCTGCCAAGATTGGATCGTTACGCCGACAACCAAAACCGACACAAGCCCGAGCGAGAATAATCCAAATATAACCACGTCCAGTGTTACCATTTCATATCATCCCATACGCCCCACCAGACATATATCATCGCAGCGTTGGCGGCACAAACGAGCAACAGCCCGCCTACAATAACTTCAATGTTCATCGATCACCTCAAACACCACATGGTTTGGATCGCATACAATTTTAAAACCCTTCTCATCAATCAATATAACGTACCCGCGTTGAGCGTCAGTATACTTACCAACCAATACAAGCCCATCGGTCCATGTTGCCCTAACCTTGTCACCGATCTTCATTGATAGCCTCAAGCCTTTGCGCCTGCTCTTTTGTGTAGTGCCATTCACCATTTATATTGTCCCACCGGACCACAACATAATCTTTGCTTATCTTGACAACCTCGCCAAGCGCTTCGTCATACTTCCACATTGGAGCCATGCGGACTCGATCTTTAACTTTCATTTATTATCTCCACTTCATATTTCTTCACATCGATCATGCAGCGAATCCCCCGGCACAGTCCCACATATATGTAATCTATATCTGGATGCCAATCTCGCAAATCCTCTGAATACAGACTACCAGAAAACTTTTCAATCACCAGTGTTGGCGGTGACCAGTCATCGGGGGAACCAAACGCCATGCGGAACTTAACCAGATCTCCGATCTTCACTTGCCCGCCCAAAAAATATCAACATGACCGACGGGCACCTTAAGAACAACCATGCGCCAGCCTTGCCATATAGGCAGCAAGATCTTGCTACGGGTCTGCTCGTCAAGGTTTTGATCTGTGTCTTCCATTTCCAGAATAGCGCGAATAATATTGCCGCCGTCATCGGACCAGAAGTCAACGGTGAAGCGCCCCTCCCAGTGCATTGCAATATGCTTCATAAGGGAACGCTTCGCTTCCTCGCGGGGAGCCTTGTTCTTCTTGTTGAAATAGATATTAGCCATGTCACTTTAATTAGGGTTGAGTGTTGTCAATATTGCTGTTATTGCCGTTTTTCGAAAAAAATTATTTTGCGTTTAAAGCCCTCAAACGCTAATCATGCTTTACTCACAATTTCTAAAAGTGCAAAGTCGTTACCACGCATTAGTTGCATAGCATTGATTCCTTTAATTTTTGGTCCCATCCATCGGACATGGACAGTGTAAGGTTCTTCGTCAATTGCGATAATCATTCCCATTTGCTCCCAAGGCAAAACGCTTTCGCGAATTCGAACGAGGTCACCAACCTTATAGTCAAGAACAGCCATGCGTTATAAATAGTACAGCCGCCGATGCATGAATTGCAATTTAATTTTTTTATTCTTCAACTTCATCGCAATCAATATTGTCAGGACAGTCAGTATAAGAAACATCAAAGTGGTGCAATTGATCTCCGTCAATAAGACGCAGCCGCCCGAACACACTTACAATATACTTGTCTTCATCTTTGTTTGGCTGTTCCATGACCAACCCTACAAGTTGCTTCAAGAAAGGCTCGGGCATATCGCGTGGAATGTCGATCTTCACCATGTCACCAGTTTTAAAATTCATCAGACAATCACCGACAAAATAATAAGACCAAGAAACATTGCCAGTGGGGCAATCCAAAGCATATGCACATCACTCTTGCTCTCGGGGGTCATGCCCCGCAGCAATGCCTTCCAATACTCTTCCATCATGGTAACACCTCCGCAATCCTATCGCGAGCAAAAATAAAATACCCGCCAACATCAGGGTGCTTCAACTTGACACTTTGGTCTTGCACCTCAACAACAGTATACACCACATCGCCATACATTTGCAATGATTTTTCGTGTACCATCATTCGAATCTTATCGCCTACTTTTACTTTCATATGCCACTTCCAATTGGTCTTCGTACCACCACCCAGTCGGGGAGGACTCCGAAGACCACAGTATTTTAAAACTTGCCGGGACCGACCGGTCGTCCGTGTCGAGCACCAAACCAAGACATTCAATACCGCGTGCAATATCATACACACCATAAACCAGATCGCCAATTTTCATTTACGATATTCCGATTGTCTTTGTCGAAAAAAATTTTCTACCACACTTATGCTTATAGCCAGCAATAAGCCGCTACTCATCAGTATGCATCCGAGCCATGCAGTCTCAGATATAAATTCACTTAGTTCCACTTACTATCTCCATACTAGCGTAATGCACTTGATATGGATGCATGCGACCATTAATGACCACGATCCATTGACCCGGCACTTGCTCCCGAACCAGTAAGCCAAGTTTCCCTTTGTATTGAGGATAACTCGCGTCACATAGTTTGACGAGTTCACCCGGCTTCATGATCTCCACCACAGTCATGCTTTATCTTTTGTGCCTTACCACCTTTAAATTTAATCCACAACCCCCACATGATGGGTACCGCCAACCAGTGGAGGCAGAGTATCCAAGCGGCAGGTGCGCCGGCATAGAACGCGGGATGAACATGATTTCCAAGAAATATAAAAAGCAAAGGGAATAGCACATCCTCGATAATCTCCCAACCGATAATGATAACTACCAGCGCCACCCCATTTTCACGCATCGTCTTTTTAATGTTGCTCCACTTGAAGTGTTCCAACTTATGAGACAATCTATGCTTAAGCCATTTAATCATTTGAAGAACCTACAAGTTTGAGATAAGAAAAATGCTCGGTGGTTTGCTTTGTGTCAGCCCACAGTACTCTAAACCGATGCCCTGTCGAGAATCGCGATGGTCCAGATACATCTTCTAATACCAGACCGGGGTTCGCGTAATCTTTGCGATTCATCACCCAAGAGTTCGTGTGGAACATAACTAGATCACCGACATTTATTTCTTCTCTATCGGTCATCAAGACTTGCCTTTGTGATTTGCATTGCCGGCGTTATAGGCAACATGGCGCATCGGTCGATTGCCGATAGTTGTTTGCGAACCGGATAGGTGGCACGACTTGCCCTTGTGAAAGCCCGTGACGGCTTTCCAAGCCTTAGAGTAGGCTTCCCTATCCGCATCGCTTTCAAAGGCGACTATGGACATGCCAGCAGCCTTGCCATCGCCTCCTTGCAGTCCTAGATACTTTACGGCAGTCTCCGTGCCAAGTTCCTCCACGCAATCTGGGCATTCATTAATCTTGCCGCCGGCTTGACGCTTTGCCCACGAATCGGGGTCGAACGGATAATTGCAATGCACACACTCTCTCATACTTCACTCACCTTTGAAATAACTTTTAAATACTGGCAGTCATACCACTCTGGATCGCCCCAGCCAATCCACTGGACCAATGCCAACAAAGCACCGCCGGGGATGCTGTCGTCTTCTACTGGACCAGATAAAAGAATACCATGCGCTATCGGCGCATCTGACGTAAACTTGTCAACAACTAAATCTCCAACATTCATGTGTTGCACTTCCCCTTGTGTTTAACCTTTCGCGTATACCGTGACTTGTCTTTGTGCTTACCCGCGCCACTGCGGAAGTGGGCTGCGACCGCCAACCAGTTACGCGGTTTTGGTTTAGTGACTACTACTTTGTTTTTCATGATCCTGCGACCTTAAACTCTTTAGATTGCTCCCAACAACCAAAGCCGCCCATAATACCGGGAGCGATAGGAACGTCGGGCGCAGCCGGATCTTCCTCAACCAAAAGAACCCATGAACCATCGTCATCGTCCATAGTAGCCGCTACCTCAAATACCAACTCCGCGTCATCTGGATGCGGGCGAACGTACTGAACTAAATCTCCAACTGAAACAAACATACACTACCTCCTATGCACTAGCATTATCGCATTTCTGCAATCTGCTGTCAAGTGTTTTTTTTAAATCTGAAATTATTTTTTGGGGGATTTTTTCCCTCGCTTCTTTTTTACGATCATCCCAACTGGGCTGCTGTTCTCATCGTCCAACCAAATGATTACTTCTTTAGCGCTCTCCACCCGTTCGGTCTTATGGTGCCCGATTTCTTTCGCCGCTTTTTTTAATGCTGCACTCTCGGATGAATGACTGCCGATCAACTCGCCTTGAATATAGTGACCGTCGTATTTATAAACTTTCCACATGATTCCTCAAATCTCAAAAATTTCCCGCAGATCGAAAACTGCCTTAGCCCCAATATGGGGGTCCAGTAGGGGGGTGGGACATAGATTCCGGTAGGGGGCTCCCTCCCTCGGGGGGTAGGGGGTACCCCCCCCTATACCCTTGTATACCCTTATACCCTATATACCCCTATGCACACTCTCTCCACAGCAGATGGTCTTCCACCTCTTCTGCTGCTCCCTCCACCTCATTCAGCAGAGCCTCACATGCTGCTCGCTCTCTCCACTCACCGTGCCAGTGTACCAACACGGCTTCCATCTCT